GTATATTCCACCTTTAGTGAATCCCCAGTAATCTCCGAGGCATTTCACTGTGAAGCAATCGCCATTTGTCATTTTTTCAACTCCTCACGAATCCAGTCACACGCCGCTTTTAACAGATACGCCACCCCAGCAAGTACCCCACCAAGGCAGAGGGATACGCCAAAGATAACCAGTAGAACATAAACATCTGTCATGGTAGGGTTCATAAGCCACCTCTATCGAATACCTTTCAGAATATCTTCAAGTTTGTAGCCTTCGTCAATTGCATGGATAACTTCGTCAGCTGTGTAGCTATAATCTTTACATAAAATACGGGCTACGAACAATTCTCCACGAAGTTGCAGACGGCTAATATCAAACTCACCGAAACCTTGTTTACGAAGTTCTGTCTTACACCATTCTACGGCAACTTTGCAACCAATGAATAGGATTACAATTGCCAGAAGAATGGAGATCAATATGCTGACCATCTCTCTCCCCCTTAGAGTACAGCAATCCCAGCAATAGTTACTAAAACAACCAAAATAACAAACGCTAATACAAGATCGAGATTCTCTTTCATGCAATAATCTCCAATATTTCGTAATGATGAGGTTTGAATACGAATACTTCCGGTGCACCATTACGATAGAAGTAACAGATAATTACGTTGTCTCTTACCATGTGGAATAAGATATCATCTTCAGTCAATCCACAAGTGGAGAGGTCTTCGCGTGAGAGAGCTTTAGCTACAGATTCTTTAGTAGGAGTTTCACCAACAACTTTGTCACCTTCGTGAACCCCGTACTCTGCCAAAGCATCTCCCACGCCGATCAATCTAGCTTTAACCAGCATGGGAGCCTCCTATTACTCTTCCAAAACTTCGTAGCAATCACCACAAACAATCATTGGGTCTGCTTCGAAGCCAGGAATATTTTCAAGAACGATCGCTTGGTCCAAAGTCAGCATAACCAGGAGAATACCAACATCTTCTTCTGCAACACCTAAGCGAAGCAGTTCTTCTTTATCCGGTAGTGTGCATCAAGCACAGCACCTTCCTTGATCATCCCAGACGCTTCCACCATTTCTTTCATGTCGTCAGGAGTCATACCATCTTCAACTTTAGTCAGGCGAATTTTCATTATTCGTCCTCCTCTTCTTCAACAACATCCCAGAAATCGCCAGGAATAGCCAGACCGTTATCTTCATCACCGTTCGGGAAAATGAAAACAACCCCTTCGAGGATCATCATCAGAGTAACCTGCTGTACTGCATCTTCACCTGGATCAGGATCTCCGTGTGAAATGATCTCATTGAGCACATCTGCCGGACTTGGAACAAATGCATCGTAAATTTCACCATCTTTGATGCCAAAAGTTTTTGCTGTTTCTTCGTCTACGCCTTTAAGGACTACTTTAAAATCTGGTTGACGCATTGTGAGTACCTTTTGTAAAAGTGGCACATCCGATGTGCCGAGGATTAGTGAGGTAAATGTTAAAAGAATTCTTTCAAAACTTTAGCTTGAGTGATCATAAAGACACCATAAGCAAGGACTACAGGTGCTGTTACGACAGTTAAGAGATAAGCGACTGCTAACATGCTTTACTCCTCAACTACTTCGTAATTTTCAGGTAAAACAATCAGGTTTTCACCGCTACCTGGGGCATCGAAAGTAGCCATACCTTCCGGCAGATGCAGTTCAACCATAGTGAGCAGAGCTTCACGTTCAGCATCGCCCATGCCTTCGAAAGTTTCGTCACCCAGGGCATCGCGAGCTACATCTTCCGGTGTAGGAATTTTAGCTTCGACGATCATACCTTCAGTCAGGCCGTGGATTGGATCAGCGATTTCAGTGTTCAGTAATTTAATTTTCATTAGAGGGTCCCCTTGTTGGGTAGAATTAATAGCCATAGCCTAAAAAATTAACAACAGCTATCAGGAAAATCATAACTAACAGACAAGCTACTTCGATACGCATTGTATAGGTAATTATTTCTCTTGTTTGTAGTGTTCACGGAGGAGCTGGATTACAAAGTCCAGCCCTCCAATGATACCACAGACAAGGAAAGTATAGATGAGAAACATCAAAATCATGTCGTACATACTACACCTTCCTGTTGTTGGTGTCAAGTGCTTATTTGGGAAATGGGTAAATTATTTTTTACCTTTTCCACCTTTGCCTTTGCCACCTTTTTTGCCACATGCCATAATTGCAATCTCCAGTTAGTTAATTAAAAGTGACCTTGTGCCAGACTAATAAGCGCGTCTGCCATTTGACGAACCGCTTTGGCGTGATCCAAAGGCGAAATCCCGTCTTGAGGATCGAAGCGTAATGCTTCAAGTACTGCTTTCAGCTCATTATCTTCCGCATGGATTTCACCACGTACCGGAAGTACCCCAGGGCACGATTGATCCATACTCTCTTCGATGTAATCTACACCTGCGATAAGACCAAATGCACCGTTGTTGTCGATAACAAGTTCTTGTTTCATCTTGGCACCCTCTTTGTTTTGATGTGGTAACTATAAAAGATTCAAATCGTGTTGTCAACTACTTTTAATCTCAACTTTGCCATATGTCGGCATCTCATCAAGATTATTGTTTTTAAGCATTGTAGCACAGTTTTTATCTGTTGTCCACTGTTTTTTAGCATTGTCCCAATAGTAAGGCGATCTGCTATCAGGATGTTTAATTATAAACACTTCAGGTGCTGTTGTCAAGTCAATTTTCTCAAAATCTACGTGGACCTTGCCATTAAACCCGCCACGTTGGTATCCCCGGTCGAAATTAGCTCTTGCAAACAGATATCCAGCTAACCAGCCAGCAGAGACACCATCCCCAGCGATGACATAACCGATCACATGTTTTCTTTCCTGGTGGTCATCCTCAACATCCCAGGCATCTTCCACCAGAGCAGTTATTTTATATAGATTCACCTCTGTGGGCCTCCTCGTAATTAAGGATCATACGATCCACAAACAGCATTCTTAGAACGTTGAGGTGTTTGTTCTTGCGACTATAATACACGTATGCATCTCCGTTGTCAAATGGAAATTGTATATCTCCATAGACTTTTTCCAGAGCATATTCCAGTTCTTCCTGGAGCTGATAGTACGTCTCTGTATCAAGACCTTGATAAGAGGCATACTCAGCCAGGTTCCCACACAAACCGCGATGATCCTGGAACACAGGATCAGTGTCTTTAGCGCCGCCCCATGCCCAATCTCTATACTCCATATAAAACTGGTACATGAAGTCAGAAGGAATTATTGTCTCGATAACCATAACCCACCCCTACTCATCTATATATATGAGTAGAATACGGGTATCCGGCACCCCAGTTACTTCCCAGTAGCCACCACCTGGATAAACTTTACCAAGCAGTATGCCAATATGGCGACGGATTTTCTCAACCGTCTCTTCCATACGTTGTGCATCTTTGCGTCGGAACACGCGGAATGTGCCGTTTGACAAACGGTATTGATATTCCATTATCTTATCGACCAATTCAGCTACCCGGTTTACTACCGGATCGTCATCGAGGCCATCAAGTAAACGAACATGACGCATAACTCTCTCCTTACCAGCCTTCATAGCGGATAATCGGTTGTGGGGGTTCAGGTGGACGTGGTTTATCGTCCTTTACGGCTTTTTTGGCGGTGCCGCTTTAGGCATATGAGCTTTAGTATGGATCTGGTCAGCAGTGTAATACTGTGCACCCTGCTCTGTTAAAGCTCTGTCTTTCACGTAGCAATCAGCAGCCCAGATAGCTCGTTCTTCAGCGTGCCATTTACGCTGACCGTTTAGCCAGATATCGTGCCACATCGGGATAAAGCCGAGGTGAACTTTCTTCACCTGTGCTCGCCACCATACACCGTCAAAGAAAATCTTAAATTCCACTTCCATCAGTCGTCCTCCACCAGCTGTGCACCCTCTGGGTAAATACCTGTTTCGACCCAAAGCTCACATTGTGCGTACCCTGGGATACGAGACAGCGAGCAAGGTTTAGATGTAGTGTAGAAACGGCGTTCACCGTAGCCGTTTTTCTGAAGGATCCAGAAGCCTGAGTCAGCATCCCCAGGTATTTTCATACCGTCGTCATCAAGCCACGTTATACTCCAGCGGCGATAAGCTATTGTGTGGAATTTACGTTTCTGCCACCAGTTAAAGAGCCACATCTGCAACCTCCTCCAGCTTCACATAGCGCCACGTACGGCTGTAGAGGGCACCAGCGTCATTAAGAGTATCACGGATGTACTCAGGAGTCGTGCCTTCTTTAAAAACGAGAACCCTAACCAAATGCCAGTCTTCGTCAACAGACATACGACCAGATATGATGAAAGTTGTTTCTGTAGGCATCAGAAGATCTCCTCTTCAAAAATACCTCTTTCAATAGCTTTTATCATGAGATCTTGAGTGAAAGCAGAAGCCTTACCCTTACTTATATTTTCAGGTCTGCACACCATTACAATGCCAGGAGTGTCTGAGTGCACGATGTAATACAGGCCGTTCTGCTTGTTGAAGTAATAAGTATCGTATTTTAATTCTTTAGCCATTATCTTCTTCCTCTACCTTTTCTTTTCACTGTTTTCTGAGGTTTCTCTTTTTCATCGTCTGCATTAAACATATGCATAAGGTGCGTTTGAGAATTTCTACCAAGGCCAGGTTTCTTCAGAGGATTGTAATGCTCATCTGTATCAATCTCTATGAAATCAATCTCGCCTTGTTTGTAGGGCAATTCTAGCAGAAGTTTATCGTCCTTGTCAAATGTTTTTACAATAATATTTTTCCCTTCTACAACCTCGTAACGGACCCCTGCTGTATAGAACAAGGTTCCATCACTATGATGGATCCACAGCATCTTCTCCCTCCTTCAACATTTGGTGGTAGACGCCCATAATAGCGTCGTATGCCACGTCAAACCCCTGCTGACGCAACATATCCTCTAAAGGCGACTCCATCGTTGGATTGTAGCGACGAGCCACGATATCTCTATCCAGCTCGTCAAAGATGCGTTTGAAAACCTCAAACTGCTCTTTTGTCATATTCTAACCCCATCTGCTGGCCCAGTACGCCGCTCAGACTTTGTTACAGGACTGCTGGCGCTAGGTGCTTCCATCTTCATCTGGACCTGATCGCCATCTATGAAAAGCCAGAATTCTACCTCTTCACCAGAAGAAATAATAGCATATCCGTGGAAGAAATCTTTGCTCTCAGTCAATTTCTTGTCTATTTTCGCTTCAACACAGACTTCATTATAACCATTCAAATCAAGAGTGTGGCTCATTACCCCACATGCCACAATTTCTTGATTATGATAATCATCATTATTTTGCAAAGATGCAATTGTAAGCCCTAACCCCAGACCACAGATAAGTATGATACCTAGAGCAAGCATACACTTAGCGAACGCAACACTGAACAGAAACTTTTTCATGCAATGAACCTCATAGCTTCAACAAACAGAAGACCTAATGCTGCACCAAATGCAAACCAGCACACCCCCTCTATCAACTCCTTAATGAACTTTTTCATGTTGCCCTCTCTTACACATCCTTGTGTAACATCTATTCAAAGAGTAGCTTCGCGTGGTGGAAAATCAGCATTAGCTGCACAATCACGATGGCAAGAACTACCCAGTTAGCCTTATTCTTAACAATTTTACGAATCTTTTCAGAACGTGACTTAGGGAGAGCTTTCAGGATACGCTCTATTGAACGATTCATATCGTGAATAGACATTTTGAAACTGTCAGAACCTTCGTCCTGCTCTGTCACCACATCAAAGGCGTAATCCCGTGCATTAGGGCCAGACCCACGAGTAACAATAAGTCGGTTCATTGATACAGTGTAGCGTGTGTTCGCTTCAACATCGTAAATATTAAGAACCTCTTTAGCGTAGTCAACTGTTGATGCCAGTTTGATCACACCAGCTTTCGTCTCAATCTTGCCTGTTTCCAGGAGCATCAACCAATGCTTCTTGTCCAGGTTCTCAAGGCAAGATCTGACGTATTTCACAAACATCTCAATCCTCCTTACCGAAAGTCAAGAAGAAATTAAAGTCATCAATCCAATCGAAATTAGAACGAACCATAGGCCATGTTTCATCACCGTGTTCTACATTATGGGCGCGATAATCCATCTCCCATATATCGATCAGTTTGTGCATGTACTCCTTGGCCTGCTCAAGAGACATGTTATCAGGATCAATTTTTGAGAGGTCAATCATCTTCATCGTCCTCTTTGATTTTGTGGTAAAGAATAATTGCACCTGCCAGAACAACAAAGAACAGACACACCCCGGTCAACATCTCAACCAACATCGCCTGACCCATACTCTACCTCGTCAAGTAACTCGACAATCTCATGCAACAGATTCTGGAATAAAAGCTGATCAGCCAATGTCTGTGCATTATTCCGGTGCTTTTTTATAATATGGAGCACCTGCCACAACAACTGGGCATGAATGTCATTTTCCATCACCACCCCCTTTCAGCTTACGCATGTTCTTAGCCCAATCAATTACACCGATCAGTAAGCCCAGGAACAGGAAAGGCCACAGCCCTGCCAGCCCTAAGATATTGTAAACGTCATCACCATTGATCCGACGTTTAGTCTTCATACACAGGATTGCCAGAACAATTATCAGCAACCCTGCTACACCGAAATATAGCTCAACAATGCCCATTGTGTCAACTCCTATTTAAATTCTGCCATACTGCGGATCATCCGATCACGGGCTTTTCTGTGATGAGTACGCATACACTCTTCAAACATTTCAGAGATAAATCTTGAAATGTAATCTCTTTCGGCTTTAGTTAGGAGTTCTTCCTCTTCTATTTCGACAGTTTTGTAAGCATATAGACCACCTTCGTTGTAGCCTTCATAATAATTCACAGCAATTTTAACAGGCAGGTCATGACCTTCAAGAGTGAACGGTGTTACCCTACGCTCTGGGTGGCCTGTTTCCACACCTTCAACAAAATAAAGCGTATTATCATCGAATGCTTTGTCCATGCAAGCCACAAAAGCAGCTACTGCCTCAGAAACACCAGCGATAAAGTAAGCATATTTAGCTTTAGCCATCATGATCTGATGACGTTTTACATCTGCTTCAGTATGCTTTCCTGAAGCATAGTAATAATATGTGTGGATCTTATCCGGTGATACGTAAAAGTCTTCCCAAGTGTACAGTAGCTTGCTCATAGTGGTCACTCCTCAACTATTTCGAACCCTAAACCACCATGCTCTGGGAGCGGCAGAAGGGACATGTAGTAGGTGTATCCGGGGGATATTCTTCCCTCTTTTGCACCTGCCTCTAATAAGTCAACACCACGAATTATAACGACTGTTGGATCGGTTGTCAAGCGTTTACAGGGAACAATTTTGCCAACACAATCACAAAGTGATGGGTAACCGTGGTCAGTAAGGAATTTTACTTTCATTTGAACCTCCTGAAAGGCCTTCCTTGGCAGGCTAAAGAAACTTACTGAACTGTTTTCGGAGCTACCATTGACAACTCTTCAATAGCAAAGAGTTCGTTACCCACGATGATATCTTCTTTTTCACAGTTTTCAGGGTCTTCTGCGTAAATCAGAGCTACTTCATCGTATTTACAACCTATACGATTACCTGCGCTGTCCTCCATCTGCATACGAGGGTGTTCAGTCATGCAGATATAGCCGTCTGTACCGACAGTACCTTCCATAGGTTCCTGGCCTGCTACCAGAATCAGAATTGTTGCACCTTTAGGTACAAAACCCATCACCTGAACAGTGTCACCAACAACACTTTCGCCGAAATGAGTTTTTTCAAACATTGTGTCTTTCACCACTGTGGCGAAATCACCGTTCACTTCTTTCTTACCACTGTCACCTGTTACGATTTCGATTTTCATCGTAGACTCCTGTTATTTCCAAGTGTTCATGTATTGTATTAAATCTAACACATCTCTACCATGATCCAGATCATAAATTTCATCAGCCGGAATCATGGCAATCAATCTTTTGAAGTGCTCATCCTTACGCAGCATCTCACGGCACCACCAACCACTACCTTCAGGTTTTTCACCCCGTGTAATGAACAACTCTGTGTAGTGTTTGTTTTTGCGGAACCAGATGTTAAATTTAACGTAAGCCATACCAGCACCTCCTATGCTGTGAATGATAACACACCTCTCTTACCACGTCAACATCAAAAACACAAATACAGCATCTTTTTCTGGATTCATCCCGATCACATCCACAGATATGCCGCCAGATCTTAGGTCAGCTATCATGTGCGGAATGTAATCCGACAAATGCTCAGGTATTTTCAGCGTAAATGAGCAGCCAAAGAAGCCTGCAACCGCCTTTTCTTTGGCTGTAGCCACAACTGCATCATAAAGCTCGTTCATCTCCTTAGGGAGCGTTACAGGAGCTTTCATGGCTAGGTTGTGTAGCGTGTCTCTGGCGTTCATTGCTCCGGTCCTATCCACATAAAAGGTGGGAGTTTCAGTAGGTCCTGTTTATCCCACACAAAGAAGGCATAAGCCTGACCATCGGTTCTACCGTTCTCCTGGAAGGATGGACGCTTGGCAATGGTGATTATCGTTGTGGGTTGGTGGGTTTGCCACCACTCATAACGCGTCTTTGACTCAAGGAAGTTCAGACGAAGTAACATGATCACCACATCAGCATCGTCCAGACCTTTCTCAATAAACTCTTTAGCTTTAGAGAATGGCGGGTTGGTCACAATACAGTTAACATGCGGGTAATCTGTTTCAAGGTAGTCTACACCTTCCTGAATCTCACCCCAGGCTGAACCTAACGGCATATTGCTGTAGAACGGCCCTGTTGCACTGTTTCTGCATGGCTCCATGAACGTGAAGTTGTCAGGGAAGTCAATCAGTTCGAATAGTGCATCCGCTAGGTATTGTGGGGTGACGTATTCATCATAAGGTTTACGTTCACTATCTGGCTTACGAGCACAGGTCATAAACAAATCTCCAGATCAAAAAAGCCCTCCGAAGAGGGCTTAGTGTTGTGTTAATCAGCCCAGCAATTTATCATGAAGATCTTTGCCAGCTTTGATGATTTTTTTAACCAGACGACCACGGTTGTTGTCTTTAACTTCAATTTCTTCACCAGTTAAAGCACCATGTAACTGAACTAGGATCTCACGGAGTTCTGCAACAGTGAAATCTTTCAACTCTTCTTCACTCAGAGTAGCCACATTCAGTTTGAAGTTGCGACCATCGTCCATCAGGAGGTTTAAATAAACATCTTTCGGATGATCTTCTTCTTTGTCTTTAGCTTTCGCTTCATGGATAGCTTTTACCAGCTCTTCCATAGAATTGCACTGGTGAACTTCTGGAAGACCTTCTTCACCTAACACACCATGATCTTTGTTGAAAGGTAAAGCCTGCTGACCAGCCTGAATACGTGCAATATTTTCTTCATCAAGGATGATTGCACCAGTACGTTCAGCAATCTCTTCTTCGTTCAACCAGACTTGACCACCCCCTTTGATTTTCGCAATCTCTTCTTCAGTTAACACCCCAGTGTACATTTTATCAATCAAGCGATCAAAATGACGTTTAAAGAAAACCATCTGATCGTGGCAATTAGCCATATCGCCGTAAGTACCGCCCTGTGCGTTGTGGAACATGAATTCGCAGTTCGGAGACAAAGTACGTTCTTTTGAACCTAACCACAAAATAGTACCAGCAGAGCAGACCATACCTTCAGCATGAGTAACTACATGGCCCTGAGATTCACGCATTGCCTGGAGATAAGCCATAGCAATATTGACGCAACCCCCCGGGCTATTGATGATAATACGAACAGAATCATCAGGTTGTAGCATACGGATCAGTTGTAGACGAGACAGATGGTCCTGAAGGTCTTCTAAGTCATCGATATAGATGACGTGATCCATAACCGGAGCCGGATAGCTGTATGTTTCCATGATGCCACCAGGCATACCGAACATTTTGTTCTGCATCGGTTCTACTGCTTTTTCGTTGCGTTCAGGCTGACGACGATTGTTATAAAATTTGTTCATAATAGCGGTCCTTATGTGAGGGTAGACTTGTTGTAGCGTTACTGCATCACCACCTTATCTTGCTACAACGTATTTGTAAGTGTTGTCGTTCTCTGGAATTCCTGCAATGTCAACAATGTACCAGATTACACCGTCTATGTCAACCTTTTCTCCAACAAATTTTACTTCACTTGTGAAATACTCCATAGACTCTGTGAACATCTTGTAAGACGAATTTGTCAAGATTGCCACACTTTCTACAGAACCGTCAGGATTCTTAATCCATGCATTACGTGATCCCTTGTTGGCTACGATATAACCTTCACCTTTAGGGACAAGGCAATACACTTTGTTAAGTCTTTCTTGCAATGATAGAAATCTCTTTTCTGCCATACTTCGTTCTCCTCTTTATGGGACTAACTATAACAGAACCGATGATGGTTGTCAACAATTATTTTCAATAAATTCCAAAATCTCATGAGAGTACCAGAACCACTCCGTACAACCATCAAAACCTTCGAAGTGGCAGTTACGATCTGCAAACACTGTGTGAGCTAATTGCTCAAGTTGTAATGTAGCACATCCGGCCTCAAAAGTAAAGACTTTTAAGACATAGATTGGGAAAGGTGTGCTGTTCCTTAAATCCTGCAACCGTCTTTCGAATTTATTAGAAACACCGATTTTTACTACCGTAGGAGCTTCAGGATCATCAGCTACCAAATACAGCACACTCGGCAATTTATTAGAGAAACCCACAGAACAGGCGGGGCATCCGCACCCTTTCCAGTGTGCATCAGGTAATTGCCAAAAATAATCCCCGCAGCTATTACATTTTATGCAAATTTTAACTGTCCACCCTTTGTATTCAACTTTGTTATAATCGTACTCACCTGGCTTATGAGATTTTAAACACCGCTCTAAGCACTCCTCCTGAGTTAATAATTTACCACCACGCATGGCCTCTTTGCTGCAAACATCACACCCCTGTTCTCTATCTAGCAGCTTAGATGGGGATTTTGTGAACCACACTTTGTGCTTATTACAAAAGAATTGCATAGGTGTTGTTCTGTTCACATAGGTTGTCATATCTGGTGTGTACAAATCCCCAAAAGCCTCTACCATTTCTTCTTCAAAAGTACCCCTATAAGCGTCTGTCTGCCGTTTTCCTCTATTTGTCTTAGAACAATGAGTACAACCTTTCTTTCTTGTCAGCAGTTTGTTAGGAGTTATCTCAAAATCTTCGTGGCACTTGTTACAATGGAGCACAATTTTAGTCGAAGCGTTTATATAATGAACTTTGTCGAAACAAAAAGCACATTCTCCGTAGATTTCTACACATTTAGCTATAAAATCTTCCTGAGTATCTCTTATCATCCATATACTGGCTTTATGTTTCCTTTTAGCACATTCTGGACAACCACATTGCTTACGCCTTACAAGTTTCTCATAATTCTGCTCGAACCAGATATCATGCTCTTTGCAACGTATCCACATTTTATGGCTACAGTTTTTGTACACTGCTTGTGATAGGTCTAGGGAGTCTCCCCAGATTTCATAAACCTGCTTCTCAAACTCCTCTTGTGTTAGTTTGGCTGTCATAATCCTTACCTGATCGTTAAAGGGGGCCTAAGCCCCCTATCTGTTGTTACCTTACCAAAGGACTGAAGTCACCGTCCTCTGCGTCCTCAATCGCAGAGACAAGTGCAGCTTTGACAAGGCCAGAACGAACAATGTCGTCAGTATCCAGCATTGTGATAACTTCAGAAAACTCTTGCATTTCTTCGTGGTTTTCAATGAATTTGATCAACCAACCCAAACCAGAGTTTTTAATATCACGTTGGAAGAAGTCACCAACAATTACCAGCTTACTACCCTGGCCCAGACGAGTGATCATGGCAAATAGTTCTGACGGAGTACAGTTTTGAGCTTCGTCACAGATAACGATCACTGGAGATTTGCTACTACCCAGACTGCGACCGCGAAGTGCTTCAAACGGGCAGATTTCAATACGACCATGAGTACCATCTGCCAACAAAGTTTTATAAGCACCTTTACCTAAACGGCTTTCGATAACTTCCAACATCGGCTTAACAAAAGGCTCAAGTTTTTCTTTAATTGAACCAGGGAGGAAGCCTGCCGTAGCACCAAGCGTGACATAACAGCGACTGACAATGATCTTGTCAATCTCATTCTCTCTCAGTTGGTCAGCGGCAAAAGCACTGGCAAGATATGTTTTACCAGTCCCCGCTAAGCCATTGACAACTATGAGAGTTTTTTCACGCAAAGCACGTAAAATAGCTTTCTGTTTTGGGTTCAGAGCAGTCAGAGGTTCAACTTTCTGAATCTCTTCACGTTCCTCTGCGAATTTCTCAACAGCGTGTTTCATGCGTTTTTCTTTACGAGCCTCACGAGCCTCTTGACGACGCATCTTAGTCTCTAAACTTCTGCCCATTTTGGGACTCCTTAGTTGAGGATAATTGGGGAATATTGTTTCAGACCGCTACACTTCAGCACCGCACGGCCTAATCAACGGCTGTTTTCTTGAATCATCCCAGGAGTTCAGTTAAAGATTGATCAAGTCTGGCTGCTACACCTTGTACACGAATGTTAAGTTTCTCTGTGTGGATCAGTTCTTCCAGTTCTTTCACGGAGAACTCTCCAGCCATTGCATCCACCATAATCTCCTGCACTTTGGCCTGAGTTTCAGCTAACAATGCTTTTTCAAGCTGTTTGGCTTTTGCTTCCAGGTCTTTCATCAAGCGAGGATCAGTAGATTTTTGCAGTAACAGGCGAATACCTTCAAGTTCAAACTGAATACTTTCAGCATGGCCTGCCATCATGCGTGGGAATACTAAATCCACGAATTCCTGAGCCAAAGCTCTGCGTTTGTCTACATTGATCGGCATTACTCTTCTTCCTCTTCTTTTGCTTTACGTTTTGCCCTTTCAATCTCTTCATGTTTACGCCGCCGTTTAAGCTCTAGTGCCATCTCTTTCTTCAGAGCTTTTTTCAGCATTTTCTTAGCCATCTCAAGGCCCCTCCTCTGTTTTGTTGAGCTAAGTATAACAAAGTTTACTCAGCTTTGTCAACCAGTATTTGTATCGTTTGCTTACTTTTCAATCAACCTTGTGCCAGATACCATCTTTCTTGACGTAAAGGCACTGATTGTCAGAACCCCGGAAAGGTTTCTTAGTGGGGTTATCTTTTTCGTACTTGCCATCCATAATGTAATCAACACTATCTTTGATGTAATCAGGTACTTCTTCAAACAAATACCCTGTATACACCCAAATAGTTTTTGTGTTGCCAAAGCGTTCACGGATAGCACAAATGATTGAATACATACCATCGATGTTGTAGGGCGCTAAAGGTTCCCCACCGCACAATGTAACACCATGGATATGATCTGGTTCTATAGAGCGAAGTATACGCTCAATATCAACCTCTGTCAACAATTTTCCTTTACTGGGTGACCAAACACTTTGATTTTGGCAATTTTCGCAGTGATGTGGGCAACCCGAGCAAAAGACTGTTGTCCTAATACCGGGGCCATCAATCATACTGCACTCTATGATATTGACAATATTCACTATTTACCCTCTCTTCTCCCGCTCCATCCACATTTCTGCCAGCTTGTAGTAATTATAGGCTTCTTCTCCAGTCTTAGCTTCATCCTGCATTCGCCTACACCATTCCAGAGGGCTTTCTGCAAGCTCCTCTACTTCCCAATTCTCGACGTAGAGTTTGACACCGAACTTGTCTTCGTAGATGTAGCCGTCACCATTTTCTAATGGCTCAGCCCAAAAAACGTCGTTGGTCTTGAGGCCTAAATAATCGTCATCCTCGGCAATATAGACGAGTTTAACCATTCGGATTCTCCTCCTAGCATGCATAATAGTACAGAGCAAAACAAAATGTCAATAAACAAAATAAGCCCATCCTTGAGCTTATAGACTATCCTTACTTACTTACTTAATGGCCTCTATGGGCTACGTTGCTGCCTCTACGATATTAACAACTAAACCCCACCTGTGCAACAAGGACCTGTATAGAGGTACTCTTCTCCGTAAGTCGCTAACAACCACGCTTTGTACCAATATACAGCTTTGGCAGCTTCCAAAGGATCTTCAAAAATACCTAAGTAATTCAAACGGTCGTCTACACGCACATTAGCCACCCATTTTCCAGTCTCTTTATGCAAAGAGACACCCAGGTAGCCAGATGCATTCAGTCTCAAAGAAACGCCTTTTCTTCGTGCATTAGTTGCGTTGGTGACTAACTCATGATTGCTGTCCGAGTTATCCGTCTTGCACAAATTTTTATGATTAACCTGCATACCATCAGGTATATCACCGTGTCGCATAATCCAGATAATACGATGGACTTTTAAACGGGCATTGTTTACAGAAACTATGTAGTAGCCTTTACCATCTCTGGTTTTACAAACACTGCCAGATTTTACTCCTCCTTTTGGAGTCTTCTTCCTCACCAACATGTTATCTTCGTTTATGCAAAAAATTTCGTTAAAGCCTTCTTGCCCTAATTCAAGTTCAACCCTTCTTGCCTTTGAAACCATAGTGTCTCCCTCTTGTAAAATGTGCGTCCCTGCACATATATCCTTAGATTGAGCAATGGTCATTATCAGAGCAACATCCAACGTGTTTCACTCTTTCCATTACTTCAGCCATCTTACCTTTATTGAATGGACGTGAATTTGGTGCGGATAGGTATCCAGAAACTCGCCTGATCACCGAGATGGTTCCTTCCTCGTTATTACCACAGCACGGGCATACAAACCCACGAGGAGTCGCACTAAATTCGCCCTTGAAGCCACATTTGAAACATGCGTCGCAAGGAGTATTTACGCCCATGTAAGGAATGTGTTTATAGCCAAAGTCAACCAGAGCTTCCAAAGCATCAAGGTTGTTTCTCAGGTTAGGAGCCTCTACATATCCAATGAATCCTCCAGAGCTGATCATTGCAAACCCTTCTTCATAGGTCCATTTGTCAAAAGGACTGCTCTTGATCCACACTGGTTGATGGAATGAGTTAGTCAGGTATTCGCGTTCATGCTCCAATACATCTGGGTACATACGATCCAAGCATGTTGCAGCTTTGTAACATAATGATTCACTCGATTGTACCGTCACTTTCGTGATATTTGTTTACGGACTAGACTATATCACAACCCCATCACCTCTGAAGGGGTTCTCCACATTTCGAGGCTGTGTGCGGCCTCTACTCTACTCACTTCTTCGCACCAAGTACGGTTGGTGCTATGCTTTCGATAGTCGTTAGAGACAGTTGGTGCAGTTTGTTTATAAAAATCTAATTTTGTACCTACCTTGCAACATATTCTGGCATACAGCCTCCTCTGTTGCAAGCACCAACTGCCTACGGGATCGGCTCTGCCCCAGCGGGGTTTAGCTTCTTTTACCAGCTTATTGATTTATTCAGCTGTGCCCGTTTAGTGGAGTTATTCGACAATCATTACTGATTGAAGGCCCAAGTGAGGTTTAGGCGTCCCATATAAGCTGAAACCAAGTCTGCTGCGTTCTTTGAACTCAGCACATTTGTCTTTCATGTGTTGAAGGATACCCAGAGCAAGGTTTTTGTCACCTTCTCTGCCAAGGATCTGACATGTTTCATACACCCCGATGTACCCAATACTGATTGAAGCATACCCGTCATAGAACAACTTGTCAATAGTTTCTTCAGGATCTAGACGAGCAAGAACACCCTCACACCACATGATCGGGTTCTGCCCTGCTTTTGTCCCTTTCAGACGGTTGACACGGACCATGTGGGCATCGTAGGCCAGTTCAAGATATTCATCAAGAACAGCGTAGAAGTCCGTACCATCTGTCTTAGCTTTCGCTGCGATCATAGGTAGGTTCAGGCTTACCACACCCAGATTGAAGCGCCCAAGATATTTCTCTTCACCTGTTTGTTGGTCGATATATTTAGAGAGGAAGCTCCGGCAACCCATGCTTGTAACATCACCAGCAGTAGAACCTGTCACTTTTCTATTCAAAGGCACAGAAACAAAGTCTGGGTAAATTCGCTCTGCTGAGCATTCCAAAGCCAGGCGTTTCAGGTCATAATTTGGATCCCCAGGGTTAAGGTTCACACCTTCTTCAAGGAAGAACAGAACTTTAGGGAATACTGGTGTGACATGATCTTTGCCTAAACCCGCTTTGTGAACCTTGAGGTAGTTACGGGTGATCATGCGACCAAATTCCGAGGTGTCAAGACCTAAACTGATGGTCACGAATGGGGTCTGACCGTTGGTTGACGTTAACGTATTGATTTGATACATAAAAGTCTGCATTGCATCGAATACAGCTTTCTCTGTCATATCTTTAGCAACATCTTCTTTTAAGCTGTGTTGTTTGCAAAACTCTACATTCTTTTTGTGAGTTTTTTCAACATAGGGGACTAAATAGTGGTCTACATGACTAAACGTCTGTCCCCCATACTGACTCCCGGATACGGCAGCACTGATTTGCGAAAGAATTGTTGCGGCAACATTAATAGATTGTGGCGATTCTATTGTCGCGTTACCTATGGTGAACCCATGCTCCAGCATGTCTGGATAATTTATCAAACAACAGTTAGTCAGTGGACTAACTATGTAATCCAGATCATGAACATGCATGAACCCATCGGTGTGAGCCTTCGCAATTTTCTCTGGCAGTATCTGTGTGACAGCCATGTGTTTGCTCAGAATACCAGCCAATAAGTCACGATGCGTGTGCACAAGTTTTGTTGGTTTGTTTGCGTTTTCCTTTGTAAACTCGTCACAAGACTGATCAAGGAAACCGTTAACATCTGCCAGCAGTTTACCACCAGCTTCCCTGTTGTTATCACGGGTTTTACGGTACTCAATGTAAGCACGAGCAGCATCAAGATAACCGTAGCGCATCAAAGTGTTTTCTACCATTGTGTGGATTTCAGGTACTGTTATCTCACTTTCATGTTGAGCATAACTCTCCAGCTCAGAAACAATCTCGTCAGCAACAAAATGTGCTGCATGAAATGCTCTCACTGTGTCAGCCCCAGATGCCTCCAGGGCTTTACGTGCAGCTTCCACAATTTTACGAGCATCAAAAGGTTCTGTTGTCAGATCTCTCTTGATTACGTTTAACACAGCAAAACTCCTCTAATTTTTATCATTGATAATCTTTCGGATCACCAATGCCAAACTCTTTTTCGGCGATATCCGCATCGGTGTCCTGCATTTGAGCTTCCATCTCTTGTCTGTCAAGTTCTTCCATTATGTTGATAACTTTTCCTTTAAATTCATCGAAGTAAACATCGTCACGCAGTCGGTTATCATCTGTGAGGCCATTAAACCACAACCATCCAACATATTCTGCACGACTACCAAAACCTCTTTCTTCCCATTTTTTACTCATTTTGCCCTCTATATTATGCTTCAAGTCCAAACAGTTTTTCAAGACGTTTGAAATCGTCAATGTCGAAAGGCTCATCTTCACCTATAGACATTTGTTGTTCTTTGTCCTGGCGTTTTGTATACTTACGGACATTCACGCGATCTTCAACAGGAATATCGTACGGCAGATCTGAAACCAGTAATGCATCTTCTGGTGCTTCTTCTACGTCAAGAATATCCACACCACGATAAATTTCTGGATACAGAAAATCTTTCCGCATTGTGCCAGCAAAGATGTCTGCTTTACGATAATGTGTTGTTTTGTTTTTACAACGGACGTTCTTACCTTTCATCACATCTATGTTCTTGAGGTCAAAACCTACAGCGTAGAGTGCAGCTCGTAGCCCGTTTCTTGTCTTCAGATTAACACCTGGCAACTGTGCCAGAAAATCAAGAGTCACAGAGATAAATACTTTCTTAGGTGTCATCATATCGCTCATTTCTGTCTCTCCTTGAAGCCGTCTTTTGGGCGAGACGAACTTCTATTTTACACTATATCTTGTGGTTGATCAACTACAAATTATCTATCGATGAGGAAGGTTTTGTCTATCGACACTTCCTCACCCTGATATGATACTCGTTCTCTTTTGTCATGTCAATGTCTGCTTTAAACACCAAGTAGCGATTGAGCATTTCTTGACACATATCATGATTGATCCTATTGGCAAAGACCAACTTTCCGTCCTTATCCCGCACTTCCAGCCAATCGCCTTCATGCACTACAGGATCACCACCTTTAGCACACCGACTCATAGCTACTCCAGGATAGTATCCATGAAGTCTTCGATATCATACCAGTCATCTGCCAAGCAGTCAACCGGGTTAGTCAGCTCATAGAACTGTTCGTACGGAGTTTTCATTTTTATCAGGATTGTTTTAGCCGGATCAAACTGATTAAAGAACTCATTACGGTCATCTATCATCACATCACAATTGATGTTACCTTTGAAATGTGTGGCATAGAAACCGTGGCCCTGTGAGTGATCATCAAGGTCCATGAAATCCTGAGTCCAACGCTTCAGGAAGCGAACTTTTGAAGCCTGATGACCTTTGTGGCACATTGAGATAAACGCAATCTGATGACCCTGTTTAACCCATTTCTTAAGAACATCCATTGCATGACCATATGGGCGAAGACGATCATACAAATACGGATCCTCCCAGAAATCTCCTGGCTTCAGCATATGCTTACCCGGCTCAGGGAAGTATTTGCCCAAGTTGTAAAGCAATCTGCCGTTTTTAGGATGCTCTTCTGGCAGAGTGAAATCACCATTCACTCTGTACATCGCTTCCATCCAGTTCCACCATGCACTATCTGAAGGAACAAGTGTAAGATCAACATCAACACCTATCAGCATACTACTACTCCTCAAATTGGGTCCCCTCTTTAACTGCAAAGAAGACTTCTGCTATCGTTTCCGCACATTCTAACGCACGTCCCTCCTTGTTGTCAATATCCATTTCGTAACCCCGCACACTATTTAGAGCTAAGTTCAGGTATGAGCGGGAGTCGATACCCCAACCGTAACCTTCTCTGTGCACACGGACCAGCATAAAATCACCACCTGTGCTGTAAGCATACTCAGAAAGACGCTCAACCTCCTCTATGAAGCCTCCGTCTGAATAGATGATTACTCCTTCACCTTCAGGATAATCTTTTCTCAGAGCATTAACTGCTGCGTCTCCAAAGGCATGTTTACCAAACATAGGTTTAATCAAATCTTCGGAGCAGTGGATCATCCACTGCCGTGGGGAAACATGCTTGCCATCGATCATCAGATAGGGACTAGGCTCTTCTTTGTAATGGCGATCATAGATTGCAGTCCAGAGTTGTGGGGTAATCCCAGCAGCCTTAATTGCGACAGAGAACAACATCTCCTTCACTTCACGATGAACAGCAGGAATACCGCTCTTACCCATAATGCCCACCAACAGATCCGCAAGGTAGTCTTTACCAGACTTCATCGGAGCATTCAAAACAATCACATCCATAATAATCCCCTACTGCTGAACAATTCCAAACCATGATGCCGGAAACATACCGAGGTATCTGTTCATACCATGAGGAAGATATACCAGCATATCGCAACCGACCTGCTCAACCAGGTAGACACAGCCAATCTGCAAAGTTTTATCAGCATCTTCTTTTAGACATTTCGCTTTTAACATTATCCACTCCTGAGGGGCAGAAGCCCCTCCAGCTTTTGTCAGATGATCTGAATCAACGTTTCTTTCATTTCTTCGCGTGTACGGATGTTACGACGATCACGAGCGATTGAACCGCAGTCATCACAGCGATACACTTCGAACTTACTTACCTGGGTGTAAGCATGAACACCATCTTGTTTAGTCAGGTGTACACCCCCACAGCGTGGGCAACGCAGCACAGGTTCTTCGTCCTGATAATACAGCGACATATTTGGATGCTGTTTCGCAAACGGACGTGCAAGCAGGTACAACCCTTCCAGAGATAGGATATCTCCTACATTGTATTCACGCATTTTAGCAAATGCATTCAAGTCCCCGTGTACACAATCTACCCACATCTGGAAAGTATGATCCATCAGTTTCTGCTGCTCAAGTTGGAAATATTTGCAAGCGTATTCCAGTGTGTTAGCGTTTAAGTGGAATGCTTTCTTGATCATCTTCAGCGTATCCACTTCTTTGTACGGTGATACTGGTGGCATGTTATGAAAAGCGAACCGCATATTGCCCCAACCATCATCAAATGGAGCGTTATGGGCTATAGCTATATCGCAAGTATCCATATAATACCACAAATCTTCGATCAAATCATGATCGTTGTGGATATCTTGTTGCCACATAGGGTAGTCTGGCAAACCGCAGTCTACAACAGTGGGGCTGTCAAGCCATTTACCTGCAAACGTCAGCATGTATGGCAGTATTTCAATCCCAGCAGGTTGGATGTTTGTTTTATAATGACCAAAAAACCAACCACAGGTTGGGGAGGTTTCTGTATCGTAAATCCAGATTTTAGCACCACGGTTTTCTTCCATGAAACGCTCAGCAGCTTCACCAGCAATCTCATCGAAGTTAGCCTGGGCTTTTTTCAGTTGTAGACGAATCCAGCTTTCACGGGACTCTTTGCCTAAGAACTCACGAGCTATCTGTCTGTTGGTCCAGCCTTGAGTCTTAAGCTCTACGATTTTTTCTACTGTTAAATCAGCCATTTCATTATCCTTAGTAGAATCGTACAATATCTTGAACCTTGAAGTCCCGATACTCGCCTTTCTCTATATCAAAAGCGTGCATCAGATAACAATCTTCAGGATGCCATTCTGTATGTCCGAACCAGATCTGTGGCTCTGTGACTATCCGATCAGAGTATTTACCTTTGTAGTTACGATAAAGAAATCTTAGTACAACTGACTCACACGGTTTAAACACGGGTTTCTCTCTGATCTCCGACATAGAAGTCTCTCTCCTCTGTGTACTCAATAAATTCTTGCATGTAAGCCTCTATGGCTTCATGTTTGGTTAAGTCTTCAGGTATGTCCAGATTAAGGTCTTTCTTAGCCCTGGCGATGATTGTGGCCTTAGAACATCGCCTTAAGAACTTAGTCATATCATCTCTGTAATTCTTGTGGAACGGGAGATCACCGTAGTCATTTTCAAGATAGTCAGCCATCCGGCGCAGCGCCTCTGATAGACTACAATCTGTGTACTCTGCAACGTATTTCATCCAGTATTTCGTAATATACCCCTCCCAGGTATTCACACACTGTGATAAAACACCTCTACAGTGTCCGTCTGCATGGTCATGGTCAAGTACTGGTTTGTGAAGTGGCTCGCCAAGTACAGGATCCAGCCCACCCTGTTCCTCAGACATTTCTTTCCGTAAAGCTGCAATTTCTTTTGAATCCTTTAACCACCTGCACGTTACAGGGGCTTTCACAGCTTTGCGTCTCGCTTTTACCTTGCGCTTCCTGATATACCCTCCCACCAACAATAACCTATCCACAAAGCATCTGCTACGTCAGCCTTGCCCATAGTTAGGTTCATACCATCAAGAAACCCAGGCCACTTCCTTTCGGCAGCAGCGATCATAAGTTTCTTGTCCATTTTCACTTGTTTCGTAATAGTATGCTCCTTACCGGAACGTTTGTCAACCTTTATTTCTTCATAAAAGGCAAGCTCTGGTGGTAAAAAATTGTGAGCCTGCTTCTTAGCAGCAGTTACGTTCACTGTGTGGATTTTAGATATGTCTCCGAGCGTCTTCAACATGGTAAGCTCAATAGCATAAAACAGACCTGCCAAATCCTTGCCAGCGTTGCCACGGGCAAGGTTGAAAGGTAAGTCCTCCATCACAAAGTGATCTATCTTCCACTCTTCAGCAAGTGCAGCTATTTGTTCACATAACCACTGTATACGCTCAACGGTAAAATGGGCCTGATAGGCCCCTTTCTTCACCTCTTTGGCACAACTATCGGCTGTCTTAAAGACGGCTTTGTGTACCGGAACACCGTCCTGCCATAGACAGCAGGCCGAATGTGTTAGTGATTGGTCAACAGAAAGTAAAATCACTGTTAACTCCTTATACTACAGGATCGAAATCCCGCAGCAAATTGATAATAATTTTCATTTGATCTTCGTAGAATCGTGGGTGTACAGCCCCGTCATCGTATAAATTCTTTCCCAGACCAATCTCAGATTCTTCTGTGAGACAGAATCCTTGTTGTGTAAGCACCATAGCACCTTTATTCACCAGATGCTGAAAAGCCAGCACAATGTTATTGGCAATCTTTGAACGACTCCAACCCATCCGGTGGAGGATTGTCTCCAGAGGAATCAGTTGTGGATCTGGTTCTTTATATAGCTCCTCTTCCCGAAGCAGGATTTGAGGAAGGTTGTAAGCCTGCTGCACTCTGCACAACAGGTTTACCCTCTGCTCTTCATCAAGTTCGAGGATATCAGAAGCCCCTTTCACAAACAGCAAAGCCTCTTCGAGACTTGCCATATCTTGAGGATTCATATCCCGCTCCTGTGTATTATTCAAAATAGTGAGTACGAGGACAAGATCCTGCTTCACCTTGTTTCACCAGTTCGTACACTTCCCCTTGGCTTGTTTCATAGATACAAACTTTTTGCCCGTTGCCACGATATGTGTCCACAAGGTAAGCTGTATCACCTGCCAATGCAGAACCTGAAGCAAACATAACAGCAGAAATAAAGACAGCCCACAGTGTTTTCATAGTGCCCTCCTATTTATCAACAAGCGAAGTATACCAGAAACAAAGCAGGCTGTCAAATAAACTTAATCTGTGACCACACCCCCAGCATCTTTAAACACAGCTATCAGTTTTTCAATCTTCTGTTCATGCTGACTATACCCAGCACCCGGTAAAGAGGCCCAGCGTGATCTGCATTTATACACTGCGCTATGAATACGCCCTGCATAGATATCATCCAGAGCTTTACACTCTTTAATCAACTGGATAGCAATTTTGTCCTGACTATCAGGGCCGAAATCTGGCAATTTAAGCTGCTTCATATAATGTTTAGCAAACTTCTCCAAAATCTGATAACGCCCAGCTGCTGAGGAGGTCAGTCTGCGATTCAATTTGACATACACACCTGGGTGTTTGCTGTAGTCATAGAATAGTTTGCCGCCAACGATCACATCGTATCCATGATTATTTGTCGGCTGCCGACCATTATCTGTTCCTTCTGACCATGCGATCAAGTCCAGGAATGCTCGTAGTTGTGTGTTTTTATCCATAGTACCCCCTTAACAATGTTTATTCCATACCGGAAGTGCGCCTGTCATATTGTAGGCCTCCTCCAGCGTTAATAATCTGCCCCATAGATCCCAGCCGCAATCCATCTGCCTGCCGTAGCACTCCGTCCCTGTACCATGATCGTGCCCGTACAGCTGCCTTGCACCGTAGCGTTTCTTGTTCCACGTAGCAAACTGGTAGTGGCTCATGCAGATCAGATCTTCGAAGTCTCGACATTCGTAGTAGTCAACCACTTCATGACCGAACTCTTTCATAATCCGCACTGTGGTTTCGGTATCATGATTTCCTCGGACAAGAATAATATGACCGTTCATAATATCCAAAAAGTATTGCAGATCGTGTGCAATATCTTTATCCTTAGCGCAACAAATGTCACCCAGAAGGAACACAGTATCATCAGGGGACACTTGATCATTCCACGTAGTGATAATTCCCCTATGCATGGAGTCCAGATTACCTTTGTACAAACCCCTGTGTTTTTGAGATGAATCAAATTTCAGGATGTTTTTATGCAACAAGTGCAAGTCTGCTGTTACGAATTTCATTCTTCGGGAACCTCCTCCCCATCCCACGCCTTATCTTTGAAAAGTACCAGGGAGTATGCTGGACCAGTAGCATCTTCCTGCACACTGGTGAACATACATAATTTTTCACCCTCAATTATCTCACAATCTCTATTCAGAGTCAATGCGAAAACACGATCACTCGCAAAATCGTCTGTGCAAAGAACATAAGCATAATCATTTTCATCGTACAAGCGCCACATCCCTGTGGCTACGATGAACGTCGGCTTGAATTGTGTTACACCAACCTTATGCTCGTCTGCGAACACTGCTGCCATGATTGCTAAATCACCGCCATCGATTTTATTCATTTAATAATCCCCACTCTACGTAAAGTCGAAGATAAAGAAGTTTTGTCATTGAAAACACGTTTCATGTAAACAGCATCGAAAATAACACCCATCCACTGACCAACCGAAATGTCACGCTCAATGCCGTTGAAGTCGGTGTATTTTACCCGCCCAGCAGGGAACCACTCTTTGTACTGCTGGATCGTTGCTTCCCACAGCTCCAGTTCACTCTCGCATACAGACAACAACTGGAATGCAGAAGCATCACCGAAGCGGCCTTTAGCAATCAACCCCTGATAAGGTTTGATGTTATCAGCGGTATCCCCACACAGCATTTGGTAGTGGAAGAACATCTGGCCCCAGCCCCCAACATCTCCATTAGGCTTCATGAAAATGTGGCCTATAGAATCATCGATCAGCATTGGTGTTTCACGAACAAAGTCCCCTTTGTCATTACGCATCGGATCGAACAGCAGACCGGGGGTCTGGCGTTGATCTTTATCGATGCTGATCACCAGTTTGTCGAATTTACCTGTCTGTTGGTAATGCAGCCAACCGGAGTATTGCTGGATTGCCAACCAATCGTCAGCTTCCATACCATCGATCACTTGTGCGTTGAAGTGCTCCCGCAGGTATCTACGTGCATCTGGTAACATCAGTGGTCGCAGCATGTCAGCCCTGTTGGCCTTGTACTGTTCAGGCATGGGGAGATCCAGACGGAAGTTTCCTTCCCCTCCAAGCACACCAACACACCTTTCAACAGGGATACCCAGGTGGTTGAGTACAGCGTTAGCTTTGCATTTCAACGTGTGGAGGCAATTCTCAACAGGCTCTGGTGTCTGTATATCCAGCACATCAAAATCGTCGCGGGTCCAGGGTGTGAACTCCTTACCAGCCTTCTTACAACGTGCTTCACGATTAGCATTCTCAGCTTTTAGCCAGCCACCAACGGCTTTCTTCTGTCTGCCCCAAAACTCTGTTCTGGTTTTAAACTCTTTCTTATGACCTGACGCTTTGTGGGTTACCTCGATGGTTCGTTTCTCACAACTTGCAGCAGCCTGGTAAGCTACCTGATCAAAGTCGTAGTAAACTTTAGCATCAGGTTCAAGAAGATCTTTTAACTCCTCAATAGAGGTAAGTAACGGATAGTCTCTCAAAATATCCTCCTCAAAAATCTTTAAACTCAAGCTGTACAGTGTCAGCCTTTTATTGCCTGCTTCACAATCTTTTTCTGGCGTTTACGTTCTGCAAGGGATTTACCAGCACGACTACCCATCTCCTGAGAGTCCTTTGCCGTGGATGCTGCCAAGCTCATTGCTCCCTGAAAATCACCTTTCTCCAAAAGTTCTTTCTGTTTCTGGATAACATCATCAAACTCTTCAGCAGGTGTTTTCAGTGAATAGCTGCCCGTAGCACGAATGGTTGGTAGTACTTCTTCAAACACCCAATCCTGGAAGCGTTCGGCAGATTCAAGTTTTGAATGCATAATTAAGCGAAAAACGTCTGGTTCATAGATCAGATTAACACCCCTTGTTCTACCTATAAAACCTAATTGTCGCGTTTCACGACAATCAAGGCAAATCAGAGATTTACAATGTCTTCGTACAGCATCTTGCGGTGTCGCGTATCCCAGCGCCCGCGCCACATCCATTGCAACAAAAGCTGGTTTATCTGCATAAATAACGGTTGTAATCTTCTTATCTTCGAAAGAAAATTCTTGTAGTTGGGTATTCATTTTGTATGTCTCCGAGCTACTTCGCTGTAAATTTTATTGAACAGCACATCGTCCCCGCTGCCAAGCATCTCCCCATAAGCATCACCAAACCTGCCAGCAATCGCTTCAAGTGGGTACAGTACTGTTTTATCAAGTTCAACCAAAGCCATACCATAGCGCTCTGCGTAATGTTTTAGTGCACGGTGTAATGAGTCATCATCATATTGAGATTTTTTAACATCACAAACTTTTCTGATGGCCTGCATATCAAAGAAACCTTTCTGATACCATTGTAGCATCAGGTGTCTGCGCTCATCGACAACAGTCTCTACATCATGCAACACCTCATCAAGGGCATAGCCTTCTTTGTGTGTGGAGGATTTACCACACTTAATATAATTACCATCTTTGCGTGGAGAAATTGTTTCGTGTTTCTTTTCCTCCTCTTGTACGGGAGGTTTCAACCATAAATCTGGGTGTTTACGATCCTTGATATCGGAGTGGTTTCTCTGATAACCATGTGTCCATGTAAACGTTTTGCCTGGAATCTCGTATTTTTTGGCAAGTTCTTCACGATCTTTATCGTCTGTCACTTTCATAGTAGTCTCCAACGACCAAAGCCAGGGACTAGCCCTGGCGATTGTTCTTACAGTTCGTCAACATCTACGAAGCTGGAAGGCTTCATGATTTTACCTTTCCCGTCAAGGAAGATGAAGCGTTTTTCACCTCTGTATGAGATTTCTGAACAAGTGAAACCAGTATAACGCCCTTCAAACCTGTTTGTCAACTCTTTTAGCTCCAACCCGACCAGCGACGGAACATCTACCTGCACACAAGGAACACCGTGTGCTGCACGAAGACTCTGTAGTGTGGCAAACTTACTATCGTTTGAACCAAGGACTTTTTTCATCATACCTTCAACATCACCACGGAGCTGGAACAGCAGAGCAGTTGACATACGGCAGAGTTTGGCAACGTCCATTGACTGATGTTCACCAATCATCGCACGGCTCAAGATATGCATAAACGTTCCGATTTCAAATTTGCTATCTGTGTCTCGCCAGAACAAATCTTTCCAGTCCAAAGTTTCACGGAGCAAGTATCCAGCGTAGCTTGTCACAACAAAGAGATCACAAGCCTCTTTCACCAAGTGATCAAGATCACCCTCGTCAATTGCTTCCAACACCTCGTTGAACTCTTCTTCTACAAAACTCAGTTGCAGGTCCAGAGGTGTAAACTTGCCACCCTTAGCCTGTGCAGCAGCAAGGTTCCAGTCTCGTACGTGCTCAGCGGCCCATGCGAAATTATCACTAAGTGAAAGTTCTTCCAGTTTACGGTACAGTTTAATCATTGTTGTGAGCCTCTCTTCGTTCAAGTTTAGCAATCAATACCCCTATCAACACAACCGCAACACATTTAACACCAAATTGCATAACTATAACACCAGGCATGATCTCAAGAAATGCAACCGGACTGAATATTAATGCGTCTACAGCAGCAGTGCAGATATTAACAACCACTATGTTATCTGTAAATCTATAAAGTATGTTGGCAGCGCCGCAGCTTGCTACAACAGCTACAAAGCAGCCTATCGCGGCCTGTGTGGCAACAGGAGATACAGCTGCTGTAACCATACCAGCTATTGCCACCATGCTTATAGACCAGAATGCTCCATACTGGTGGATCACGTTGTCACGCAGAAACATGTTTGCAGCAACACAACAAGAAGTTGTTATCGGGATAACCATCCATCCCCAAACACCAACTGCAATGTTACACAACGTGAAAATCAATATGTACAGCAATGCTTTTTGCAGCATCGGCATCCGATCTATTATAGCCATTCGACTACCCTCCTTACTCTAACGGCTCCCATGTCACAGGGTTGAGTTCACGAGTTGAAATTCCGCAAGGAAATTGTGGGATACCGTCTTCTGTGAGAGCCTGGTATTTAAACGTGATAAATTTACCTTTCAGATTAGCCATCCTCCAGTACAATCGTTCACCATGTGTGCCTTTCATTTTGCACTTAAACACTTTACCATTTTTCAGCTGGCAAATCAAGACACCTTCACCGTTTTTATCCTCTTCTGCACCGATAACTTTGGCCTCATCCGTGTTAAATTTCTTCCATTTCAAAGCGTTACATGAACGTTGACCATATTCATATTCACCACAGAAGTTACGCAACACTGTGCCTTCATAGCCTTCAGCCATGTAGCGGCCCACTGATTCTTCACACTCTTCAACTGTGTGGAATAGTTCCGGCTCAGCAGTAAAGATATGATCAAGATCTTCAATAAACTCTTCGATACCAAGAAGATCTGCACAACGCCCTTGCTCTGTTTCAGGATCCCACCATACTTTGTTACTAGGGATATCAAAGATGTGGTATTGCAGATCGTAGCTTGAGTAGCCCCCATAACGCATGTCATCACGCACAGGTTCGACTTCCACAGGAAACTCTTCTTTATTGAAGTTAAGGTATGTTGATTTTCCTGCCTTAATCGCTGCCTGACGACGTTTTATATCGGCAGCATAGTCTTTGTCAATCTCGGCCTGAATCTCTTCCTGTGTGCGCCAACGCTTCGCCAGAGATACTATTTTTTGCAACGGTAGACCGTGAATATAGATCTCCCCATCAAAGCGGCTGAAGCCAGTGCGGATACGGAGCTGTTTAAGCTGTTTAATGATATCACCTTCGATAGGATACGACTTGTTACCTCGAGAGATAAACACAGGAGTATCGCCTTCAAAGTTTACCAACAGGCGCAGACCATCCAGCTTGTGTGATCCCCAACATGGCAGAATAAGTGATTTGCCGCGTTTCAGATAGTCATGAACCAACATCGGAATCAGATTTTCTTCAACCACAAGATTGCTTTCGTCTTCAACATAGCCCAGGCGAACTTGCTTTTCCCATTTACTGGTTGCTTCCAGAACGGCCTGTTGTTCTGGGGTAGTCTCATTGGCACGACCTATGTTTTTAGCTTTACAGATCGTCTCCTTGTACTGCATTTTACCGTCTTTCTTACCGAACTCAACTATTACTTTTTCACCCTCTGTAAACACTTTCCACTGCTGTACACTTCCATCACGGTTGAGTGCATAGAGGGTTGTTTTTACTTGATTCATGCGTGGTGCTCCTGTTAATACCAAAATTCTGTCACTGTGTAGTACAACGCATCTTCACTTGTTGCACACAAGAAAACTACGTTCCATTTACTTCCTTTCACAAATCTTTTCTGATCAACACCAGCAACCTGGTTCACCTTAACCCCTTCCATATCTCCAAGCTGGAGAACATCGTTCGGCTGAATGTAAACCTCATGCAGGCCTTTCTTGCGCTTCAAAGCTATTACCATAGTGTTCAGGCCATGAGAAATCTCTTTAATGTCATCAGGTTCAAGGTGGTGAACTCTGTACGTGTACATACTGCTCTCCTTATCCTGTGGGATTATCAATTATACACAGAACATCCCTGTTTTGTCAAGCAAAACAGCCCAGAAGATTACTCTTCCAGGCAGCTTGCACCATTCTCTTCTTCGAACTCATATCCGGCTACTACAAGGTCTATCAACCGGATCGCCAGACCACCATTAGGTGGATCCACCATTAAGTCCCAACCTTCAAGGTAAGCGTAGTAAACCCCGCCTGTTGAGAACAAATAGTCACCTATTGCTGGTGTTTTAGTACATTTTACAAACATCTCTGTCCTCTTTAATCTTTGAACGGGCTATTAGAGAACTCACCATTCCATGATTTCTTCATAGGCAGATTGAGTTTCAGGTACTCCCTGTACATCTTCCGTGCACCTGCATTGGTTAACTGTACTTTCGATGTGTACATCTCTTCACCAGTTTTAGGGTTAATGTAAGTTCCATCCTTGTCGTAGACATAGCCACCAGATCTTCCTTGTGAAGATGTTACAAGCAATTTACCGTGTCTACGCACCCAACCTTTGGCAATCGCCCATTCAGACACTCTTTGTGCGTTTACACCATTCAACCTTTTAGCGAACTCAGGTAGTGTCAAACCGTCACGCAACTGGTTTTCCAGGTTGTCAATGTACCGTGCCTGTCTGTCAACGTACTCAAGAGCTTCCTTTTCACGTTGCTGGGCTAATAATTTTTGCTCCACTTCATCTGCCCAGGCACGAGCAGCTGCAACAGGATCTGTGAAATCCGGTAATTTAGGACGCATACTGTAGCAGCCTTCTTCACGGAGAGCAGGAAGCACTTCCCCCACCACCCAGTCCTGAAACCGTTCTGCTGACTCAAGTTTTGAACGCATAACTAATCGGTACACATCTGACTCACGAATGAGTGTGATACCTTGTGGAATCGGTTCAAAACCCAAACACCCCATTTCGGGGTATTTAAGTTTAATCAGTGACTTACAGTGTTTTTTGATAGCATTCTCAGGTTTTACATATCCAAGTGCTCGTGCAACATCCATTGCAACAAAAGCTGGTTTACCTTCATAAATAACTGCTATTATTGAATTATTATCAAAATTAAATACCGATAGTTCATTCATCTTAAGCTCTCCTTATTTTGCAGATTTTCTTGCTACTTTCTTCGTAGCTCTGCGGCGTTTGTGGTAAATATCAAGAGCAGCGTTCTCTTGAGCACATGTCTTAACTGTTTTCAGACCGTAGGCTTGTGCTATTGGAAGATTCAGTTCCCACCAGCCAAGCCAGTACAGCTCACTCTCTGTGAGCTTCTCCTCCTCTGCTTTTCGGTACAGCTTCTGCATACCTGCAATAATATCATCGAGTGGGGTATCAAACACAAAAGCTGTTTTATCAAAAGGTGCTTTCTTTGGTTGTTTTGCCTTAGGCATCCTGCACCCCCTTAAACATCTGGTGCATCTCCTCATCCCCCATCACCAGGAAATCTCCAAAGAAATTCACCAGCCAATCACCACGGTTGAGAACATATCCACCAAAATCATCATCGATAATGGCTTGTGGTCGGATATCTCTTGTCCGTACAGCATGACGAACAAACACACCAGTATCGTGCCAGTGTTGCAGCTCCGATACGCTTGTGCTTGAGCCGTCAAACTGGTGTGCTTCAATCGGTTTGGTCAGGTTAAATTTCATTCTGGCAGGTCCTCAAAAGGGTAAACCAACAAGTGGCAATCATCATAACGCACGTTTCTATGTTGCCAGTTGATAAATCGGATAACCACAAGGTTGATCAAATTGCGATCACCATACATGCCAACACAGACATTACGCCAGTTACTGCCATTCACCACACAACTATCAAAGTACAATTTATCATCAAACTTGTGTTCAATATCCTGAACAATACCTTTCAGTGCAGCAAGCTGCCCACCGAACACGAAGTCTCCTTCAAGGTCTTTCAGTTTCACGGTACACCTCATTTACCAAAATTAAAAACAATGACTGCACAGATCAAAACCCACAGGACAAACAAAACATTTACGGTAGCCATAACAGTTCTCCTTACATCAGAAAGAAACCGTAAGCTGCGTAGCCCACAAACAGGAGAGCCGCAGCAGCTGAGCTCATTACTATGGCAAGTGCCATTCCAGCTTCTAATCGGTTCATATGCACTCCCCACGAAAATTAATAAGCCAGTACCCGCTGCCATTCATCCACGCAGGTAGTTCACCTGTACACTTAGAGACAAGGTGACCATACTCAGCATCATAGTAAAAATACTTGTGCCAGTCAACTATCATTGCGCCCCCCTATTAAAAGATTTGTTTGGTATATCTCTTCAACATAAGACCAATCTGTTTTCCAGTCAGGTATACTGCTTAGACATCTCCACTCATCAAGACACCTTTCCCAGTACTTTTGCACCTGTTGCTCTGTCCAGTTGTTAACCGTAGCCATATGTTTACGCACTTTCAAATATTCAGTCTCTCCATCAACAGAACAAGTCCTGGCAGGATGACAGGCTTTATGGCACATCGGACACAGAGCAATAATCCCAACACATGTAACCAATCCCGGCTCGAAAATATACAGTTCATGTGCCTCTACCGGGTGGTGATGCCCCCTACCCCCACATACCTCACATCTGTACCCTGCGTCTTTATAAACCTGCTTTCGAATCCTATCCCAACCACTTTTCCCAAACGCAGTCCTTGGGTTTTCACCCCAAAGAGGTTTTGGTATAAGCTGTGTGATGATTATTTTCTCTTCACGCATTTTACGACCGTCCTGCATACGGCACCTCTCCTCTTATACACACCTTTACCAGTAGGCGAACCATAACATAATTTTCATTTGCTGTCAATACTAATTTAAACGCTCTCAATCGCTCCGTAACGAGATTATTGGTTTAGTAATGCAACTGTAGCACTTAGGCACTATTAGCTCACTACAAAGGCTACCAGAGGCCTCAAAACCGATTTCTAGCGTGGAGATGTGGTTGAAGCGGCGGCGCAGACCTTCGACGGCTCCTTCCGGCAGCTTAGCTTTTCGCCGTCATCCCACATTAGCACCTCCCTCTCGGTCGGTGATCTTCCCACACAACTCAGAGCACAGCTCTTCATGAAGCATCAGAGATGCGACCCACACAACTCAGGCAGCTCTGTTGCCACAGATCCACCCGTTGATATCAGGCGATGACCAGGCGCGACCCGTCGAGCGCGAGCGAGCGGTAATAAGGAGCGCCCTATTTGTGGGAAAAAGAAAAAAATAAATTTGAACAAGAACGGAGCATGTTACTTAGTGAACACGAGTGGATACGAAGTGTGAACTTAGTAACATCTGATAGAGGGAATGCTATCAGCATGTATACCACTTAGTGAGGAACGAACTTAGTGGTATCAATGGATTGATTAATTGATTTATTGATTAATTTTGTCTTAACGAAATTAATTGATAAATTAATTAAGCAAGACATTGCTTACAGTAGTACTTAGTGAGTACCGAGCTACGGTAGTAAGTGAGAGTACGAACTTAGTACTACTATAGTAACGAGTTAGAGGGAACGCTAACGAAGTTACTATTGTTATTGTTATTGTTAGGGGCACTTAACTCCATGATTCGTAAAGGGAATTCCAGAATTTTTAGGCGATTTCCACCTTTTACTAGTACGAAAACCACCCATTACTGGTATATTTCGAAAAATAAAACCGCACTTTTTTCTTCGGTTTCCGTACTGAAAAAGGGAGGTTTCCGTACAGGTTACTGGTACGGTTTCCGTACTGAAAAAGAGCGGAATTCGTACCAATAATCCTCACTCTGTACCCTCCGTATAGACAGGTTCTCCGTCCTCATCCACAGCGGCTTTATAGAAAGCCTCTACATCTGCCACAAAGTTTAATGTATACCCTCTTTTACCAGGGTTATTCACTAAAGATATTAACCCCGCATCTGAAAGGTCGTTAAGAGTTTTGCAGACTACAGATTTGTCCACCATTGCTTTCTCACATAACTCTGCCCGAACAACCTTTACACCTTGGCTTTTGCGTAACCTAACAGTTTTGAGATACTTTTCAAAACAGCTGCGGAGGTATGAGTAGATCAGGATATGCGCAGATTTTATCCTGATCACTCCACCATCTTTCCTGTTTTTGATGTATTTTATCTCTGTCATCTCATGGTAGATTTTATAGTACGGTCCTAAATTTGCCATAAGCCAATCTCCTGTTTTTAATCGTAACAAGGATACCACAAACGAACATCCGTGTCAATATGATGCTCTGGATAAGGTAACTGGCTGTATCCACACACTCTGTTTTCTTCTACCCATTTCAGGAAATCTATTCTGTCTTCAAACACGTATTTCAGGTCACAACCCTCTGTACGGTACAGCATCAGGTAGTTCACCTGATTGGTATCCGGTAATTCATTCACCATTGCCAGGCGACGTGCTGGTACTCTCGTGCACAGATTTTTACCATCCTGTGGTTGCCTGCTGATCACAAGGCCAATTGACTCCAGGAACTTGATACTTTCTGCTACCTTCCGGTTCCTGTTGTGGTTCTTGTCGTATGGCAACCCTGCTTCCATAGCGATTACATGTGTGGAATCACCGCACCAATTGTTCCTGTGCATGTCTTCGTAGCTTGTCTGCTTGCGAATCTGGTAGCACTTGAACTGGATTCTGTTCTGATCAGCAAGATGACTCAACACTGCCTTATCAATGTTGGTCAGAAACAGGCAGCTTTTTTCTGCCCACACACTACCTGCCTCCGGGATTCTTCTCTTATCGAAATCTTTCCTGTTGGTCACAGCAGCAGGATTTTTCACCCACACAGCAAACAGGTTGTCAACCTTCCGATGACAATCATCATTGCCAAAGCAGATATTTTTGTTGAACCAGTTTTCCAGTACGCTTGATTTGATCTCTTGTTCTGCCATCTCTGTTACCTTCTTCTGTTTTAACAGAGTATAGCAGGCACAAGGCCTGCTGTCAATGTTTACTCATCACGTAATGCTTTAATCATCTGCTCGAAGAATCTTCTTGCATCGTCGTAATGTTTGTTCAGGAGTGCTTCTTTATAGTAGTAACGATAAACAACGTACTCAACGCCACGCATATGCCACCTCACTTGTTATCAGCTTCAATCATCAGAGATAATGCATCTTTGAACCCCATAAAAAGAACGCTACAGCGAATTTGTGGGTACGCCCTCAGGATTGGTAGCATGTACACCTTCTCTTCGTCACAGAACGTTTGAACGCTGTAGAATACGATTCTTCTCATGGTGGTTCCTCCTATGTATGGAAACATACCACACCACGTAGCAGAAGTTAAGAATAAAATCATGTTGACAACGAGATCAGGATGTGTTATCGTTCGCCCACAAGCGGATAAATGGAGGACGCATAACATGATTAGTCAAGAAACAGTACACGATATGGCACTGGCATTCATCCGTGAAGGGTGTGATGTATGTTGCATACCAAACCCTCGCCATCAGAATGATCCTGAAGACCCATCCATCTATCTTTCTGTATCTGGTAGAGGAATGGACCATCTTATCTATCTGGGGCTGAGCAGTAGGAGAAGGGATGAATATATTGAAAAATACCAGCAGGCAATTGACCAGGCAAAAGAAGACGCACATGAAGACCCGATGTGCTTCGACGAAGAGATAGATATGGTTTTCAGAGACGATAAAGATTTGCAACAGGTGTACAATTTTATTGAGTACCTGGTTTAGATGATTGACAAACGCAACCAAACATGCTAAGATTCTTCTTATAGAAAGGAGGTACACCATGAATAATCCTGTTGCTAAAAACTGCAACAAGTTTAACAAGGCTGCAACTCATGCTGATCGGAAGAAAGGTTGGTGTCCAGATTTAGACGAAGGACTTGAAGAGTACTTCGAAGATGAACTGGAAGACCTGGCAGACAATGCTCAAGAGATTGCAATCAGGGAATATGCAGAAAGAGCGAAAGCTGCAAGAATCTGTTGACAATACCAGGTTTGTTTGGTAAGATTAAAGTATGAGGTGAGGTAAACGATTTTAGTTTGAGAGGTCTACAGGAAATGCTATGTTTAAGGTTAAGCTCGTTTTCAGATCCTTAGAAGGAGACTATTTAGAACACGAATCTGAACACAGATTCTTCGATGATGCACTTGAAGTTGCAAATGATGTTGCTTGCGAGAATACAGGTTACGGACTGGAATTCTGGGAAGGAGGTGCACAAATAGATAAAAGCAAAATCTTCTATTTCTACCCGGATCCAGAATGTAGACATGTGAAGTACGTATTGTTCTTTTGCGTATTGCAATAAGGAAAGATATGAAAGATGAATTTGATGGCTTTTAGCTTGACAATGTTAAGTTAAAATGCTATACTCACAGCGTATCCCCTAGAGGGCTTGATAGTGCACCACACTGAAAAATGGTAGGAACGTGAGGGCTACGGACGCGTAGGGTTCCGGCAACCTGTAGCAAGGTCGAGCCAAAGTGCGGTAATGGCTTCCCTTACCCCCATAGAGGGACTTGAAAGTGCTGGGGACGGACCAGCAATCTATTGACAATCTCCAGAATGTATGGTAAACTCCACTTATCATATATTCTGGAGGTTAAGATGGTTGATAAAAAAGAAAAGACGAAAAAACGTCGTCGCAGAGGCAGACCGCTTAAAGAGGAATCAAACGCTATCCAACTTGAGAAAAATGTCATCGAGATGAAAGAAGCGTTCATTGCAATGGTTCCTGAAGCACATAAAGTGCTGCGTGATCTGATGAATAACCCTAAAACGAAAGAAAACATTCGTCAAAGCATTGCAACATATGTGCTGGAAAAAGCCGATGCTATGCAGGCAGAATACGACGAAATGTTTGATGATAATGAAGATACTCTTGTTCCGGTGGAAGAGGACAAACCTACCCCGTTTGCTCCGTTCACCACGGAAATTATCTCCATTGGCGATCAATAATTGATCCTTGAAGAAAAGTGCTTGGGCGGGTAAGCACTGGAAACACCGCTCAGTAACGCCCCGTTAGTTGAATTGGATACAACAGCTGCCTTCTAAGCAGTAGGTTACAGGTTCGAGTCCTGTACGGGGTGCCAAATGGGGAGTTATCCCGTAGAGGTAGCGGTGTAGACTGTAAATCTATTGTCATTGTGACTCGGGTGGTTCGACTCCACCACTCCCCACCAAACCCTTTAATCAAAAAACACTACTTAAACTTAAGGAACTTAGTAATATGTATACATTGAAAATTGTAGAACGTGTAATGCCGGAAGGTGAACCGGAAGATACCAGCATTCCATCAAAACCGTATCTCCGTGAATCTTACTACGACATGAACAAGAATACAGATGTTATCTTCTACGAGCCAAATCAAGAAGGTATTATAGCTGTGGTGATGGACGGCGAACAGAAGGTTTACATTTATGATGATACTTCCGCGTATCTCATGAATGAAAATGCTGTTACTGTGCGTATTATTCATCGCGTCCAGTTCAACTAAGGCGGTTTTTTATTCTCTTTAGCTTTCATAGTGACGTCTCCATATATTGGTTTATCAGTTTTAACCCGCCCCGTCAGTCTTTATGGCTACGGGGTTTTTTTATACCTGGGGGCAAAGTGCCAACTGTACTTGCATTTCTGATAAAATATAAGACCGCGATAAAATGGATTGTCGCAACGATTTTACTCGTGGTAGCCTGTGTTGGAGTGCACAGTTGGTATACCACACAGATACAAAATGCCTATGATCAAGGTGTAGCAGTTACTGAACAAAAGTGGGATAAGGTAATGACCCAGCAGAAACTTCAGGCTAACCAGACTAAATTGGAGAATGCTTATAGGGTGAAAGAGCTGGAGCAGAAACTTGCAAATATGCAGAACAGCATGAATAATCCTACAGCTTTTGGTGGTCAGGCCCAGGCCAATTTCCAGAAGTCTGGAGCTGGGCAGCAGAGCCGGATCCCTGATCAAGTGATCGACATTTACAACGAAAGCATTAATTCGGAGGTGCAGCAATGAGATGGTTACTTGCATTAGCGTTAGCACTGACGTTTTCTATGTCTCTGGTGGGTTGTAGTTCACCGAAAGAGACTGTTGTCACAGTCGCACCCCAGAAAGTAGAGCAGCTCGCGGTAGAGCCTCCGTCAGCAGCTATGATCCCTCCGGCAAAAGCTATACCACTTGTCAAAGGCGCAGCTGATGCAGAGAACTCTGCTACAATGAGGCAAAATAATCTTTCCTGTAGTAATGACAGAGCTAAACTGATCATCCTACAGGAATATGTAAGAACTTTATTCAATAAGGAGAACTGATGGCTAAAATGTATGGCCCATGCTCCCGAAAACAACAGATGATTCTGGAAAACGATGCCGACTTTCTGATCATCGGTGGTGCAGCTGGGTGTTTGTCAAAAGATCATGAAGTGATGACACCTAATGGGTGGATCAGAATTTCAGAATGGGATGGTCAAGATATCCTCCAGTTTGATAAAGAAACTGGCAAGGCCATGTTTATTCAGCCTGAAGAGTTTGTTAAGTTAGAATGCGATAAACTGACCAGGGTTGTGCAGGACGGTGTATGTCAGGAATTATCTGATGAACACACAGTTCTGTACGTCCCAGAAGACGGAACAGATCATGGTACACTTCATTTCTCAGAAGTGGCTGAACAACATGCCAATGGTGAGTTGGCAATGCGGATGCCAACCGCGTTTGTGAACATGGGGGGTACTGGCCTCGACATTTCTGACGAAGAGTTGAAAGAAAAGGCAAGATATTACAAATTCACAAATGAATGGTACAACTGTGATCGCCGTCAGTTGTTGCAGATCTGGTATGAGATTTACCTGAACGGTAATGATCCTCATGTCTACGTTGTTCCAACGAAAGAACAGGCTGATTTCTTGCAATACCTCGGAGCATCTATAGGTTTCAACGCGCGGATCTCCTTTGAACAAGGTTATAAGGTTGTGTTCTCCAACGAACGGGCAGGGACAATTGCTCTTAATAACGATGCAACGTTCGAAGAGTTTGAACCGGAAGATGGTTACAAATATTGTTTTGCTACCACAACAGGTTATTTTATCACCAGACTGGAAAACTGCATTGCAGTGACAGGCAACAGTGGTAAATCCTTTCTTCTGCAACTTCTCCCACTAAAGATGATAGATGACCCCAACACCTCTGTGGTGATGTTCCGTAGGACAACTCCACAACTGGAAGGTGAAGGTGGTCTGTGGCCTAAAGCACTAAGTGTGTATCTGGATCTTCCTGAATATATGAGGCCAAAATTTAGGGAGAAAGACCATAAGTTTACTTTTCCATATTACGATGCAAAGACAGGTAAATGGGACAAGAAAAGAGATGGTGCAGTAATCAAGTATTGCCATATGGAATATGTCCAAGATAAGCTGAATCATCAAGGGTAAACAAACCTGCCCTTCGTGCCTAATTCGGTGAAACTCCTTGACAAAAGGACAATACCGAGCTACGGTTCAAGGATGAGTTGAAACCGAGTGTAACGACTATCCCCGATGAGTGTAGGGGAGTATGATCACAAGCTATTGGTGATCCAAACGGCACGCCAAGGATGGAAGAGATAGTCTGTTCCACATGGTAACATGTGGCGGGTGTCTTAGCACACCGCGTCGGAGTAGCGATCCGGCGGGACAAAAGTGGAATATACTTTAATATGCTTTGACGAGGGGACCCAGTTCGACTGGGAGCAAATCGACTACTTGATCTCGCGTATGAGGTCGAAATCGAAATATTCTTCACGGATGGTGATCAGCTGTAACCCCGATTCTGAACACTATTTAGCCAAACTTGTTCGTTGGTGGCTTGATGATGATGGCTATCCTGATGAAAGTAAGTGTGGCGTTAAGCGCTATTTTATTCGTAGGGATGGGGAATTTATCTTCGGCGACACGCCAGAAGAGTTGATAGAGAAGTACACTTATGTTAACGGTAAGGGTGTTGAGATAGTTCCAAAACCCCTCTCTATCGCTTTTATAGGTGCAACCATTAAAATGTAGTGGCTTCGTGCAGCAATGCACGTCGAATAACTTTGTTAATTGCTGGAAAATCTGATTGACATTCAGACAACCAGCAGCTATAATTATCCTTCCGAAACTATAGTAGGGAGTGTTTGAAATGAAAAATTTAGGCTTTTTAGGTTATCCGCACTATTGCGCAACCTATGATGGTAAGATTTATAGTCTATACTCTAATAAGTTCCTACACCAAAACCTTCAAAAAACAGGTTATGTAATGGTTACTCTCTGTGAGCGGGGTAAGAAGGTAAATGTATTGGTGCACAGACTTATAGCTTACGCTTTTGTAGATAATCCTGACCCTGAAACAAAAACTCAAGTCAACCATAAAGATGGCAACAAGGAGAACAATGCCGCATGGAATCTTGAGTGGACAACTGCGGAAGAGAATACTCACCATGCTCATGCAACAGGTTTGAAAAAACATTTTGTCAACGAGAGTAGATCTCTTGACGATACTACAGCGTTAGAGGTTTGTAGGTTGCTTGAGCAAGGTGCTCGTACTAAAGATATCTGTGAGATGTTTGGTGTAAAACAATCATTGGTCAGCGGCATAAAAAACGGGTCTGTGTATCCAGATATCTCTGCTGAATTTAACTTTAGGAAGATACCATCTTCTAACCGAATAAGTGAGCACAAGGTGATAGGTATATGTGAAGATTTGCAAAAAGGCTTATCTGTCAGTGCAGTAGCGCGTTTATGGGGAGTTGCACACAGCACTGTGAAAAGGATTAAGGAAAGAAAAACCTATACTTACATTTCAAACAACTATGAGTGGTAATTGTAGTTCAACGACTATCCCGAGAGGGAGTAGGGCGCAAGCCTATGGCGCTCGAAAAGCAAAGGGTCCTGTGAAAACAGGATCGTGATATAGTCTGCTCTGCATGGAGACATGCAGCTGCCCAAAAGGCGGGGGTCAGAGTTGCGTCCGGCCCTGAACATCAGGATACGATAACCCTATCTGCTTGCGTGATAACCCAGAGTATCTTGCATTCCTGGAAGGTCTGCCGGATCTAGAAAAAGCACAGCTTCTCGATGGTAACTGGTTCGCTAAACCTGAAGGTGCAAACTATTTCAGTCGCACATTCTTGAAAGATGCGGATCATGTCCCACTTGGAGCAGTTTCTGTGAGAGCATGGGATAAAGCTGGCACAGAACGTACCTCTGGCAACAAATTCCCTGACTTCACGGCAAGTGTTAAGGTTAGCAAAGATAGTGATGGCTTCTATTACATCTCTGGGGATTATTGCCCTGAAAACGTAGATAATGGCAGATATTCCACAGGTTTGCAGGGTAAGTTCTGCAAGAAGGCTGGGGAACGCGATGTTATCGTAAGGAAACAAGCAGAGTATGATGGTGAGGATTGCATAGTCGTCTTCTCTGTGGACCCGGGGCAGGCAGGTAAGAGTGAGTTTTTAACTTCCTCAAGACCCTTGCTTGCAGCCGGATTCAGGGTAGAAGAAGACCCAATGCCGTCCAACAAATCAAAACTGACCCGTTTCTCTCCGTTTGCCAACCTTGCCCAACAAGGTATGGTACGCATCGTTAAGTCAAGTTTCGATCCAGATACATTGGAAGCATTTTTAACTGAGCTGGAGAAATTCAACGGCGAACGGTCAACTTTTAGCCGCAAAGATGATTTTGCTGACGCTGTTGCATCTGCAATTAACTATCTTGAAAAAGAAGAAGTTGCAATGCCGTGCGTGATTCCGAGGATTGTTTCACCTTCTATGTATAAGAGAATGATTTAAATAGTTGCCAATCTCTGTTGAATGTGTTACAATAGTCTATAGAGCACAATATAAGCCCTCTTCGGAGGGCTATTTCTTTTGTCTAACTTGAGGGTAATCTTGTGTCCAAGAAAAGCCGTAGGAAAAACAACGCAGCAGCCAAAGCAAGGGCTGTGAAAAAAGCTGGAAATCAAGATGCCCAGGTGCATAACGTTCGTCTGGGGGAAATTGGTTCCGGTGCTTTGGCTCAGATCCAGTTCGAGTCTCAACAGATGATGGTCGAGGAATTGCGTTGGCCAAACCTGATAGCTACAGTAGAGACAATGAAATGTGACTCCACAGTAGCAACCGCTCTGGATTCTAAATACGTACTGATTACAAAAGCCTTCAACGATTTCAAAATTCTCTACAACGAAGAGAGTGAGGAATCTAAGAAAGCAGCAGATTTTATTGATTACGCATTACGTAATCTTGCTAACCAGCAAACACTTCGTGATATTGCAAGAAGTGCAGCCACCTTCAACGAATACGGCTTCTCAATATTTGAGAAAGTTTACCGTCGTGAACAGGAAGGGGAGTACGCTGGTAAATTAGTTATTGACAAGTTTGCATTCAGGCCTCAAGCGAGCCTGTCCCGCAGTAACCCGTTCCAGTTCGATAAAAACAGTCGCAAACTTGAAGGTATATGGCAGTCACCGAATGCGTTTGTTAATTTCAAACGTAATTCATATGCTGGCCCACTCCTTTCTGCTCCGGCAGATTTCAACGGTGAAGAGGTCTTCATTCCGGCTAAGAAAATTATGGTCATGACACTCTCCGGTACAGAGTCCAATCCGGCTGGTGTTTCCCCTATGATTGGGTGCTACAGATCTTTCCGTGAAAAAGTTCTTATTGAAAACCTGGAGGTTGTTGGTTGCTCTAAAGACCTTGGTGGTGTTCTCGAATTAAAAATTCCTTCCAACATCTTGAACAAAGCAAGTATCGACCCAACCTCTATGGAAGGCCAGATGGTTGCTAACCTGATGGCAGATGCTGCAAACGCTCATTCTGGTGAACAAAGTTTCTTCATTCTCCCATCAGATCGTGATAAATCAGGCAAAGAACAATATTCTATGGACCTGAAAGGGATCAATGGTGCTGGTAAACAATACTCTACCAAAGACCTTGTTGATGCACGCAAGAAAGCTATCCTTGATAGATTCGGTGCTGGTTTTATTAACTTAGGTAACGACAACGTAGGTTCCTATTCGCTGTCTGAAAGTAAGCAGTCTTTACATGGTCACTTTGTTAATCGTGATATCGACATTATTGTTGAGGCCTTTAATAAAGACTTTATCCCACAGATGCTTGCACTGAACGGCATCTACCTCTCTAATGAGGATATGCCTAAGCTGAAACCTGGTCTTACTGAAAAAGTAGACATGGAAGAATTTTCAAAATTCGTACAGCGTATTGGTGCAGTAGGCTATCTGCCTAAAACCCCAGGTGTCATCAATAAAATCCTCGAAGTTGGTGGTTTCGACTATCGTGTTGACGAAGAGATTGATACCGAAGAGTTAATGCAGTTGCTGGGGCAGGATGTAAGTCGTGCAGGTGACGGTATGGCAGCGGGAACTAACGGTAATGGTACGTCCAGAATGTCATCCACACGCGATAATTCTGTATCAAATATGGAAAATTAAAAATTTTTCATAAACAGGGTTGCATTTTAATTTGCAGTGTGGTAGAATAGTTTACATGAGGTAAAAATGTCTACAACTGAAGAGATGATTTCGTACGAGATCATCTACGAACCAAACACTAAAGATGCTCACGGCGAGTGGATGTCTGAAGAAACTCTTCGCAAAGCGAAAGAAAGCTGGGACATGGCATACGCCGCTGGCATCGCCAGAGAAAATCTTTTCCATCTCACCTCCACCAACGCATTCACTATCGAAAAAACCTGGATTCAGGAAGAACTTGATGTGATCGTTGCAGAAACGGGACAGCCTATCAAGGCTGGCTCCTGGGTCGCCAAAGTCAAATACAACAACGAAGCCCTGTGGGAAGCTAAGAAAGCTGGCATTGTCGGCGGTCTAAGCATCCAATGCACAGGGATCGTTAATGAAGAAACAGGTGAGATTACAGATATCAATTTCGGGGCCACAATCGTGGAAAATGAAGAGGGCGATGAATAATGGCAGACACCATCAAAATTCAAGAGAAAGGCATTGCACTGTGCCATGAAGCACAAGGCTTCAGTGCTAACAAACGTCCAATCTCTTTGCTGATGAAAAGTGATCTTGAACCGGAACAGTTGACAGACGATATTGTCAAAGCTCTGCGTCAGGTCACGGTGGATCTCAGTTTTGAAGAATACCTCATGAGATTCTTTGGTTTGTGGTCCTATGATGCTAAAAAATTAGCTGCACTTCTGGGGTTTGAAATCGAAGAGGAAGCCTTCGCAAGAGAACATCCAGACAATGATTGGGCGCAAGCCGACGCGGAAATGGTTCGTGAATGGCTGGAAGAAGCAAACTCCACTGTCACGCTCCACAAAGCTGCTCAAGAAGGTAAAGAATTAAATCTTATTGAACAATATGAACTTCTGAAAGCACAGCAGAAGTTCGAAGCAGTAACCGCTGATCTCTTCGATGCAGAAGGGAACATTATCAAAGCGGTAGAAAACCCAGTGGAACCTGAGGTTAAACCTGAACCACAACCTAAACCTGTTACGGAACCTGTACCTGAAGAAGCTCCCGTAAAAGATTCGGTTGAGACAGAAGTTAAACCGGAGGTTAACACCACTGATAACAACAAACCCGCAGATATCGAGGGGAATACGGTGGAAGATGTAACCAAATCTCAAGAGTATATTGACCTGTTGAAGCAATTTGAAGAATTGCAGGCAAAACAAGCTGAAGCCGATGCAATCATCAAAGCTCAGGTTGAACTCAAAAAAGCTGAAATGCTTGAAAAAGCAAAAGCTCTTAGCTTTGTAACTGAAGAAGATCACGAAATGCTGGTTGAATTCATGTTGGAAAAAGCTAACGAACAGGTTGTAGCACTTCTGGAAAAAGCTCAGGCACGCATTGCCGAACTTGAAACCGAAGTTGAAAAAACCAAAGAAGAATTCGCAACCGCCGAACACGGTAAAGACGGCGAACCTACTGTGGACGATATTCAAAAATCCGCAGAAGAAATCCTTGCTGAGAACGTAGCTAAAGCATTAGCTGCTCAATCTAACAAATAATTTTCAAGGGGAAAATGATGATCACCACTCAATATTCTGATATCGTGCTCGGCAAAGTAGACGCAAGCGATGCTGGCTTCAACTTTAAAGAAATCGAAATCACCACTCTGACTACTGACCATGTAGCAGGTGCTGTAGTTACCGCTACTGGTGCTCTGGCTAACGAAGATGGCTCTGATGCATTCGGTGTTCTGGTGGACCGTGCTTTACTGCCTGATGACTGCGGTCGTGTAAACCTTGCTGAACCACTGCCTGTTGGTAAAAAATATAAACTGGTTGTTGCTGTTCGCGGCGTTACCTTTGCAAAAAAACATCTGGTTATCGCTGGCGGTAAAGCTGCTCCTGAAGCTGTTTTAAAAGCTCTGGAAGCTTGTGGTAACAAAGTTCAAGAATAATTGTTAAATTACTGGAGAAAATAATGATCACTCGTAAAGATGATTTTGGTATTGTTGACCTGGGTGCGACTCTTGAACTGGTTCCACGCCAATTCCGTCTGATCACTGGCATGAACCTTTTTGAAACCCATCTGGGTACTTCTACCATTGCACAAATCGAACGTGTTGACGAAATCGTAGCAGATATTCCTGCTCGTCGTCGTGGTGGCGAAAGAAACTACGTTGGAAGTGAACGTGCTCAGCTGAAAAATCTGAATGTGCCTTTCTTCCCATTAGACAAAGGCATCACTGCTGCCGACGTTCAGAACTTCCGTCGTTACTTCTCCCCGGATGCTCCGAAAACTGTAGAAGATGTTGTAACTCGTGTGGTTCGCCGCATCCGCATCTCCCATGAAGCTCTGCGTGAAAAAGCACTGTTTGCTGCTATCATGGGCCAATCCTATGCTCCAGGTGATGCAACCTGCCAGTATGACTACTACACCCTGTGGAACGTAACTCAGAAAGCAATCAAAATCGACCCGGCTAATGCTGCTCAGGATCCGATGGAAGTTATCGAAGAAGGCCGTCTGCACATTGCTCTGCGAGCTGGTGACAATGCTGGTGCATACCGCATTATCTGCCTGTGCTCTCCGAAATTCTTCAGTGCACTGGTTCATCATCCGCTGGTAGAACTGGCTTACACCTATTACAGCTCCCAACAGGAACCTCTGCGTCGTCGTCTAGGTGCTGGCGGTGAAAACGCAATCTATCGTGTCTTCGAACACAAAGGTATGACCTTTATCGAAGATATCTCCGGCAACATCCTTGAGGGTGAAGCATATTTAGTACCGATGGGTATTGATTCTATGTTCCAGCTGCATTTTGCTCCGGCAGATGACCTGGCAGAAGCAAATACTCCGGCACAAGAGCTGTACATGTGGTACAAACACTCCGCTTATCTGCGTGAAGAAAAAGTTGAGAGTGAAACTTCTATGCTGGCTGTTAACACCCGTCCTGAACTGGTTGTTAAAGTTACTCTATAATCGTCACTTAGGTGACTAACCTCGAAGGGGGGAGGGGGAACCCTCTCCCCTTTCTTGTTTTAGGGCTGTAAAGGAGACTCTTGTGTTCTATCCAGTTGAATATGATCCGAAATTACGGATTTTTAATAACCAGGTGGACTTCTATGAATTTCTGGCAGAGACTAATCCAGAAATCAACGTAGGCCTGTCTGCGTTATTACCACCAACCGAATTTGTTGTTGGTGAAAAACACTTCCCATGCAGAACGATTGTGGATTTCTTCGAACAGATTGCAGAACAGACTGGATTGCCAATCGACACGAAAGCCTCCACCATCCGTATGGGTGTAATTCTTCTATTCTTAACAGAGAATCTTGATGAAAGTATTTTAACACTTCAGAGCGGTGATGCCAATATCACACTCACCCCCTCAGTGTTTAAAGAAGTAGATGCCGCTTTCAAGGTTTCTGTAGCAGAAGGTTATTTGTGGGATCCTGCTGGGATGCCTGAAAATGTGACCATAAACGATGAGCAATGTAACATTGTTTATGCAGAGGGTACTCAAACTTTCACCATCAAGTGGTCTAAGAAACGTTCTCAGGTTGTAAATTTAGGTCTTACCTCTACAGTGGCACCAGAACCGGAACCACCTCGGCCTGATCCTGAACCAGAGCCTGAGCCGGATCCTGAACCAAATCCAGAACCGGAACCACCTCGGCCTGATCCTGAACCAGAGCCTGAGCCGGATCCTGAACCAAATCCAGAACCGGAACCGCCCGTAGAGGGCAATGGTGAAACTACAGCGTCTGTTGCATCACAGAATGCGGAGCCAGCTATAATGACAATGAGTATGGAAGAAGCTGCTCCCGATAACGTCGATGCCATTCTACAGCAGGCTGCTGCTTTAGAAGACGAAGCAGACAAGAGTGGCTCTAAGGTGGCTCTTGAAGCATTCGCCAAACAACACGGTGTGAGCTTAGCTCGAAATAAAACTTTCGCCAACATGATGAAAGATTTCGAAGCAACTCTCAGAGCATAAAATTAAAAATTACACCACTATTAGCCCCACGCCATTTCCGGTCTGGGGCTTTATTTTTATCAGCTTACATGTTATAATAATTAAGTGTTCATAATCCTCAAAGGAGATAGAATGGCGTGGTATGAAGAAGAAGAGGTAGTCCCTACTCCTGGTGGGGGAGAGCCTGAAAATCCAGATCCGGTAGGACCGGGTGTTGATGAAGGTGAAGTACCTGTAGATCCAGTTGACCCAGAAGAGCCTACAAACCCTGTACCAGGGGAACCGGAACTACCAACTGTACCGGATGATGATATTGACCCAGGTTTTGGTCAGGAAGATGCTTTGTCAGCATTTGTTCGTATTCTGCTTGGGAATGTGTCGCCTGAAATACTTCCACCTGAAACACTGGCCCTGTTTGTAGAAATGGCAGTAATGAAATATGATCTGGAAAATCATCCAGAAAGATTGCCGAATGTCAAATATGATGCAATGGTACAAGCTGTTCGCTGGCTGATGATTCAGGAAGTGGCAAGCGGTGAATCCAGTATTAGTTCTCGTCTTGAAAAAATTGGTGATGAAACTATTGAAGTCCGTATAGGCCAGACCACATGGCAAGGCTGGAAAGACTTCCTTGATTGGCTGGTTGCCAACCCAGACTATGTTGACTCTGAACTAGATGCCTGCGGCAGACTGGTTATCATCGGTGGTGTACGTGAAGATGAGTTCCAAAGAGTTAAACGCCATAGAAACAGTGTCTGTGGTTTCGATGTTGCTGGTATCACACCTATGAGCGGTTTACCTGGTCAACCGAAAAGATACCCATCTCGCAGGTAATTTGCTAAATTGGTATTGAAAATCATTGCAGCCTGTGGTATAATTTATCTATTGGGGGGTAAAGTGCTTAGAGTAAAATGCACTTCCAAAACTAATTTTAAACAGCTTAATAGATTTCACAGAGAGCTTCTTAAGCTGGAAAGTAAAACAATCTCCTATGGATTCTACGACGAAGAACATTACTCTGGCCTGAATATGGCAACACTGGCTGCAATTCATAACTTTGGCTGGAATGGTCTTCCGGTTCGTAATTTCATGGAAACAGCTTTCGTATTTTATAATGCGGAACTTCCCAAGCAGATGGAACGACTGCTCCGCGCGATGGCGCGTGGGGCAAGTCCAGATACTGTCCTGAAGCAAATCGGTAAAGGCGGGGCTGAGGCTATTAAGTTCGTTATCGAGGCGGGAATGTTCAGCAATCCAACAGTGAGCGAACAATGGGCGCAAGAGAAAGGCTTTAACGAAGCTATGCGTCATTACGATGTGTTGCTTGAGTCGGCAACCTTCAGGATTGGACAATTAAAAGACTAATGGAGGTTGAATGGCTGTAGGCTACAGATTGATTGGTAAAAATAGATTAATTCCGAGAAAGACTTTTAAGGGTCGTCACAGAACGTTTAAACGTATCGAGAACAGCCCCTTTGCTAACAAAGGTGTTGAGCTTGAGATAGAAGAGTTTGATGTTTTAGAATGCGTTATGCAGCCTTTAACAGGCCGTGCAGCTAAAGACTACTCCTCACAAATTAACCCCGAAGGTGGCAGACAGTACGAAGCGTACACAGTTTACTCCTCTGTGCGTCTACGTAACCCAGACGAAGGGGAATATCAACTTGCGGATCAGATTCAGTTGCCCAACCTGCACGGGGAGTTAACATGGTTTACTGTTCTGAAATGCGATCAATATCATACATCAGGTGTGGAAAGATACCGCTCCTATGTTGTGGAAGAACCCACAAATAACGAAGGAGACACAATCTGATGGAAGAGTTTGAAAAAGTTTTCAACGATCTGGAAGAAATCGTTGCTAAGATGGCAAGAGTTGCTACAGGCAGACGTGTTATCATTGGTGATCAGGAGATCATACCCAAACCAGATGGTGAGTTTATCCTTCTTGAAACGATGGGTATTCAGCCGCACATCTGGGAAGACAATGCATTCCAGACCGAAGAGGGTGTTGCTTACATTACCCACAACTACACAGTTACTTATATGCTAACTGCCTACCGTGGTAAAGCGTATGCAGCATTATCCAGATTATTGCAAGCAATAAACCTTCCGGTGTTTTACGAGAAATTCTTTCCTGATGGCTCTATGTACGCCTATTCTTCGGCCTCTACAATCTCACCTCTGCGAGTCCCGATGAATAAGCAAGCATATGAGGTAAGAGCCACAGTAATGATGACGTTTAACGTCAGGTTTATTGAGACTGACATGGCAGCGTTCGAAGATCTTCAGGGCATTGAAGCTGAGCTTCATGTTCTCCACCCTGCTGATGGCAGTCAAGCGGTTATCGACCCTGGTCAGTAATCGTTCTCCATGTAGCGTAATGATTATGCTACTTGTTAATATCCTGTGCACAAGATATTGAAGAGGAAACAAATGCCTTACAATGATAAAGTTGTCGATGTGCAAGTAAACCTGGGTACGCAGCCGATTGACACTGTAGGCTTCGAAACTCCCTTGTTTATTGCCATCCACAAAAATTTTACTGAACGCGCTCGCGTTTACGCTGAACTCGATCAGTTAGTTGACGACGGTTTCGCACCAGGTAGTGCTGCTCACACCTTCGCTGCTAACGCTTTCGGTGGTGAGTTCCCGCCACAATACATTGTCATTGGTCGTCAGAATGCAACAGAAACTGTTGTTGACTTTGTTGGTGGTGTATTCCCAGCTGAAACCGAAGTTATCGTAAACGTAGCAATTCCAAATTATGATCGTGCCGTGGTCATTGAAGTTGGTGGTGGCACTGCTGCTACTATAATTGCCGAGGCTCTTGCTTCTGCAATTACTGAGGATGAAGTCCTGGCAGGTGCTGGAGTAACTGCTACCGCTGGAGCTGGTAAAGTTACCGTTACTGGTGCTACCGTAGGCTACGGTGCTGGGGATTTCAAAATCGAAAATAAATCCAATGAAACTCCGCAGACGGTTATTGATGAAATCAATGATGTGAACAGCAACTGGTATTTCCTGTGTGCCGAAGATCACAGCACCGCTGCTATTACAGCTCTTGCAAAATGGGCGCAAGCTAACTATAAACTCCATGTTTACTCCACTGCTGATCAAGACGCAATGGGTGTAGAAGCTGGTATTGGCTATGCTCTCAAACTGCTCCAGCTTGATACCTTAGGTATGTGGGATCCTCGTGCTGACATGGACTTCCCAGAAGGTGGTATCATCGGCGCAATGGCATCCAACGACCCGTCCTATGGTGATAGCTTACACCTGAAAAAAATGCCAGGCATTACTCCTCCGAACATAGGTATCGGTCAAAGAATGGCATTATGGGACAACAACCTGAACTTCTACAGAATGATCAACGGTGTTGGTTGCTTCTGGGAAGGTAAATGTGCTTCAGGTCAGTATGCTGACGTAATCAGGTTCTCACACTGGATCAAATTCCGTTCTGAAGAATCTATGTTTGGTTACATGCATCGCAGATCCAATATGGGCATGAGCATGAAAATGTCTGATGATGACCTGCCTGTTATTAAATCTGTTCTGATGAACGACCCGATCAACACGGGTATCACCAACGGTGCTATCCTGACTGGGTATGACGAAGAAAATAGTGTGTTCTACGATCCGATTATCACTGTTCCGAAACGTGCTAACATTCCTGCTAATCAGCTGGCTGCTCGCACTTTGGAAGGCGTTAAAGTAGAACTGGTTTACAACAATGCTCTGCACTTTGTTAAAATCCGCATCAATGTCCTGCTGGACAAAACTGGGGCTACCAGCACAAGTGCTCAGGCAATGACTGAATAACAGGAGAGTAAATGTTCACTGATATTTTAACTCCGTTTGCATATGACCCGAAAAAAGTTCGTCTCTACCTGATGACTCAGAGAGTATTCGGTTTTGCAGCGGATACAAAAATTGTTGTTTCTCGTAACGAGGACAATATTTACCCGCATATGGGCGTGGATGGTGAACTAAGTGCAGCTTTATCCCGTAACCAATCTGGTGTAATGACTGTATCTTTACAGAACACCTCCGCATGGAACGCCTACCTGTCAGACTGGCAGAAACAAGCATCTATTACAGGTCTTGTATTCTTCCCAGTGCTGCTGGAAGGTAGCCAGGGGCCAGGCATTAGCACGATTGGTTGGATTCAGAAACAACCTGATCTGACCTACGGCACTGAAGTTGCCCAACTTGACTGGGAAATCGGCGTACTGGATTGCTGGTTGAACAAAGATAACATTGAATCCGCAATGATGGGACTTGCAGGTTTAACTGGTATTATTTAATACTAAGGCCACCTTCGGGTGGCCTTTGTTGTTTATAGGCCTTGACAATATTCTCCAGATTTGGTATAGTCACATCATAAAATAAAGCAGGAGGAGAAGATAGATGTGTGACTCACGTACTCAGAAGTGGATTGATAAAGTTCTTGCTAAGTATCCACAAAACGCTGATCTTTTCGACTATTCACAAGTTGTCGTTGTGGGTTGTAAAGAGAAAGTAAACATCATCTGTAAACAGTGTGGTAAGGTGTTTCCTCAAACACCGGACGCTCATCTTAACCTTGGCAGGGGCTGCCCTGATTGCCGAAAAGCCCAGGCTAAGAAAAACTCAGGTGCTTCACGTAAAGGTAAAGCAAACCTGAATCGCCGTTCTTCAACAGAAGAGTGGATAGCTAAAGTATTGGCTAAACATCCAGAGTTCGCTGATAAATATGATTATTCTCAGGCAGTTTACACTAAAACAGACGAGCCTGTGACGATCATTTGTAAAACATGTGGTCGTGTATGCACACCGAAGGCACGTAAACATATGGAAGGGCAAGGATGTAAATCTTGTGCTGGACGAAAATCTGCGGAAAAAAGTGTACCAACGTTTCCAGAGATGGTAAAAAGGGCGCAGGAAGTGCACGGGGATGAGTATGAGTATTTTGAAGACAGTTATAATTGTATGTCTAAAGAGATGATGATCCGCCATAAAAAATGCGGCAATGTCTTCCCTCAACGTCCAGAGTTTCACATTGGTAAGAAACAGGGCTGCCCGTTTTGCCAACATGTTGTATCTTCTGGTGAAAAAGATGTTCTTGCTTTCGTGAAAGAACATACACACTGTGAAGTACAGAACAATGTTCGTACTGTGCCTGACTTCTTTGTGGGAAGCAAACGGATCCATAAAGCTGAACTGGACATTTACATTCCAGAGTTGAAGCTGGCAATTGAGTACAACGGTACTCACTTCCACGATATCTCTTTAAAAGGTAAAGGCTACCACATAGGTAAACGTAAAGCGTGTGAGCAGTTAGGCATTCGCCTGATTTCTATCTGGGAATGTGACTGGCAGAATGATCGCAAGCGTCCTATCCTCGAGCGTTATCTTAAAAATGCTTTAGGTGTTCGTGAAGAACGTACTGTGTATGCACGTAACTGTGTGGTGAAAGATGTTCCGCAGGATGTGTACAGAGAGTTCATGGAAGCAAATCACATACAGGGGTATGCAAACGCTAAGGAAGCTAAATGCGGTCTGTATACGAAAGACACAAACGAGTTGGTGGCTTGTATGAGCTTCCGTATCCTGAAAAACAAAGATCAGAAAGATACTCCGTTTGTGATGTGGGATATGGTTCGCTACGCTACAAACTGTAATGTTCCTGGTGGTCGCAGCAAACTGTTTCACCACATGCAACAGCGCTTCCACATGGACCATGTGCAGTCTTTCATTGACCGTGATTATTTCAATGGGGCTTCTTACCTGAAAGAAGGTTGGGAGCTTATGGAAGATGACCAGGTTTCTATCAGCTTCTGGAGCTACAGAGGCGGTAGAATGTCTCGCCAGATGTGGTGGAAGAAAAACATTCCTGCAACTCTTGAGAAATTAGGATTGCCAGCAGATCTTTACGATGAAACTAAAACTCAAGAATGGAATGCGTATAATGCTGGTTGTAAAATTCTTGAGAATAGTGGTAACTCGCGTTTTGAATGGCACAGCGAGGAAGGTAAGAAAGACCCTCTCTATCTTGAGTGGATTGACAAACACGGTAAGTAATGCTAAAATACTTCTATGCGATAACGCATAACACTAACTTTAAGGGTAACAAGAGATGCCAAACTTCAGACCTACTACAGAAATAGATTTAGTCGGACATAACTTCATCATAACCCACTGGTCCCCGATGGTGTGTATGCATAACCTGCCGAAGATTGGTAGGATTATAGCTGTGCCGATGGGAGCTATTGGTGGTGAATTACTTAATGGTGGGAGAAATTTAGCAGAAGTGCTCCCAACAGCCTTAGTCTATCTGTTCGAACAGCTTGATGATCAGTCTATTGACGAACTGTTTAAAATACTCTTCAGTGACGTTACAGTGGACGGTGTGGACAAAGTGGATCCTGATAAGCTCTTTGCTGGCAACCTGTTTGCAATGCTCAAACTGGCTGGTAAAGTGCTGGAGGTTAACTACGGATCTTTTTTCACTCAAGAAGGTTTAGACGGCCTGATGTCGATGTTTCAGGGACTGCAAATGGCGAATCAGATCAACAGTCTGGACCAGGAAACTCAGGAATAAGCAAAGTCGTATTGCAGGCCAGCGAGTGGGCAAGGAAACATAGCTCGCTTAGTTGGTTCGATTTCCTGTGGTGTAAAGTGTTGAAAGGGTTTCGTGGTGAGAACTATGAGTCTCTCAACAGTGCTGACATGGACTACTTTTTGATGTTGTGTGAATATCTTGACATTGAAGAGTTCCTTGATGGTGTTCAGAACAAAGAGTTTGAGAGAGAGCAAGAAGCCAGGATAGCCCAGGCAAAAGCTAAACGCAGACGTTAATGCAAAGGGCTGGTTCCGAAAGGTTCCAGCCCTTTTTTACTAGGAGATAATATGGCTGGTAACAAAGTGGTTGCCACAACCACAAACCGAATTACATTCGAGATTGATAACAATAGCTATAAAAAAGCTATTGAAAGAATTAAAGGATTAGGTAGGGAATTTACAAAGCTGGGCGATTCTTTGGGAAAGGGGAATCCTCTGAAAGCCTGGCAAGCGTCAATGGAGAAGACTGGTCAGATTGTTCAGAGGGTACAGAATAAGCAATTACAACAGCAACGCAAGATGCATCAGGAAGCTGTGTCTCAGGCCAAACGCGAAGCTGCTGTACGCTCAGCGATAGAAAAACGTGAGAATGCCAGAAGGAAACAGGTAGTTGGTCAGATGACTGCCAAAGATCCTGAACTGGTAAGGATGCGTAAATTTTATCAGGAACAATCGAAACTGGCTAAGAAAAGTGGTGGCCTTGGTGGTTCCTACTTCTCCAACAAACCAGTCTCACCTCGTGCTCTATCCAGAGCAAATACCTTCAGATACATCCCAGGTAACCCCAACATGGGTGGTGTAGCTTCCAACCCAGCACTTGTTCGTGCCCAGACTGCCGCTATGAACAGATGGCATAAGCAGAATGGTGGTGCAGGAGGCTCAGGAGCGCCCAGACGCAATAATGTGGGCATGGATAGGCTGACCCACCTTACCAATATGTCAACTCGTCTGACAGCTCGTTATGGGGCTAATTTCAGGGATATGCTCGGGGGATACCGTCAGGTTGAACAGCAATATGCAAAAGGGTTGATAGGTAAGTCAACTTTCAACGCCCAGATTGCTGCAATGCAGAAGGGGTTTGCTAATGCTACTGCTGGAACCATGACTTTGGGTACTGCTTTTAATAAATTAAGAACAACAGTCATGGATTTGACTAAAGCGTACACTGCATTCTCTGCAATCGTTAGTGTTAACAAATCTGGTCACATGATGGAAGGCGCAAGTGCTGCTCTTACTAACGTTATGGGTGATCCTGCGAAAGCTAACGAGGAAGTTGCATTTGTGCAAAGTGAGGCTATGAGATTAGGCTTTGACCTGAAATCGGGTCTGCAAGGCTATTCTCAGATGGCAGTGAACGCCAAAAACCAAATGACAGGACAGGAAGTTCGTGATCTGTTCTCTGCTTATTCACAATATGCTGCGTCGTATGGTGCTGACGAAGTGAAATATCAACGTGGTATTATGGCGATACAACAGATGCTCGGCAAAGGACAGGTAATGTCTGAGGAACTAAAACAACAGTTGACATACTAGCTGTTATAAAACCAACCTAATTGCGGGAAGCTCCTAAAGCCTTCCAAATACCAAATAAATGTGGTAACATATTTATGGCCCGAAGTAACTGCTCGGGGTATGGTAAAAAGTTTGGAGGATGTAACAATGGATAATCCGCAGCGAAGTAACTTAGAAATCAGACCAGTTCCTGGTCACGATGGGTACTTCTGTAGAGAGGACGGTGCAATATTCTCTACAAGAAGAAACACATGGAAGCAGTTGACTGAGCAGACAATACACAATGGTTACAAACGCGTTTACTTTCGGGTAAACGGCAAATGTGTATTGTACCTAGTCCACAGGATAGTTGCTCTTACGTTCATTGGTGAACCTCCGCAACCTGGAATGGAAGTTAACCATAAGGACGGTAATAAAGCAAACAACCACAAAGATAATCTGGAGTATGTTACTCGATCTGGCAATCAGAAACATGCTTTTGCTAACGGCCTGAATGATGCCTCTGGTGAGTCAAATGCTAATCATAAACTCACAGCAGAAGAGGTTATCGAAATTTATAACAGGCGGTTTGAGAATACAACAGATTTGATGGAAGAGTCTGGTGTTTGCAGATCAGCAATTGTTCGAATCAAGACTAAGAAAGCATGGTCTAGACTGCTGAAAGATTTATAAGTTATGTGCTCAACGACTAACCGTGATGAGTGTAGCGGTGTAGGGCCAAGCGGCTGGGGGAACCCACAGTCTTTTAAGACTGCCGAAATGGTTGGCATAATCTTTTCGATTATGAAGATATAGTCTGCTCCACACAGAAATGTGTGGCGGGTGTCTTAGCACACCGGGACAGCGTAGCGAACTGTCTGGACATTGGTAGCTGAAGCAATGCCAGGTGCTTACGAGCCGTTCATTAAAGCAACAAAAGAGGCCTTCAATCTGTCTGAGCTGTCTATGGAACAATTCATGGACATGATGAAGAAAGGTCAGGTCAAAACAGCCAAAATTATGAAGTACGTTGCTAAGTACATGAACGAAGCATCAGCTGCTGGTTATGAACGTATGCAGAAATCCAACGTTCTGGCTGAAAACCGTTTGAAAACTTTCATCGAATTAACTAAACAGAAACTGTTCACCACATGGTCAGATGAACTTACTGAGTTCTATTACACCTTGATCCGCACAGGTGAAACATTCACTCCCATGATTATGCAGGCTGGGGAGTTTGTATCTGGCTTTATCCAAGGTCTGAACGACATTATTGGTGAATTGAACAACACAATTGTTAGTATTCGTATCTGGTGGTTGCAAGTTAAAGACCACTTTGGCCTGTTGAAGAAAGAGGTCAAAGATACAGGGAATACTGTTGATGAAACCTTCAGTGCAGCCAAGTGGGTAGGTTATGCTGCCTCTGTCCTCTTTGTTGTTAGTGCTGTAAACAGATTACTGAAGATCATCAAAGCTGTTGCCACAACTTTGGGTATGATTAAAGCTGCTGGTGGTATAGCAGGTGCTATAGGTGGTGCCGCAGGTGGTGCAGCTGCTGGAGGTGCAGCAACAGCTATGGCTAAGAAAGGATTGCTTGCACGGATACTTGGTGGCCTGTGGAAATACAAAGGACCATTAGCCTTAGGCTACATGGGGTACGAAGGTGCAAACCTGCTGGATGAACATATGCAAAACTACAATCAAGAAACTGACGTGACTAAACATCCGCAGTGGCTTGTTGATGGTGTTAACGGTATTTCATCTTTCTTTGGCTTGGACTACCGTATGGATAATCCAATTACCTACAGAGCTAATCCAACCCCAAGTACACCTTTGGATCCGTTCCAATCTTTCAACGTTCCTCCTATTCCTCTGGAAATTGGCGAGGGTAAAATTACAATTGAGTTTGACGCTGCTCAGTTCGAAAATATGCTGGATGCAAGATTTGAATGGGAAAACTGGAAAGATATTAACCTGTTTGCAAGTCCTAACAACTAACCTTCAAGGGGCCTTCGTGGCCCCCTTTTCTTTTATGTATCTTGTAAAAACAATGAATCTGTGGTATAATTATGAAATGGTGAGCAACTAGCAACTGGAGAGGTTATGGCCTATACACCCGGTGTATCAACGGTGGTTGATGAGAAAGACCTGAATAAACCTCATCTGGTCAGGTCAGAAAAGGCAGAAGAAGCTGAGAAACAGACAGAGGATGTGAAATACACCCTGTTCGTTAGCGGACTTAATTATGGTGGTCGTAACATTGAGATGAAGGGTAAAAACTTCACCAACGATATCGCTATCATATTTGACCAGATTGAGAATTACACTTTTGACAGAAGTATTGATAAATCCCAATTTGCAGTAGAAGATTGTGTCATGATTTCGGATCATGCAGTAATTAAGGATGGGGTATTCTCCTTTACAGGTAGAGTGAATACTTCTCCGCACATCATCTACGAACAAAACTACATTGACAGAAACACTGACCCAGAAAGACCAGCAGACTCCGCAAGACCTGAAGCTGCATTACAGGCAATGGGTGAAGTTATCAAGAGAAGACAACTGGTTACACTTGTGACCGAGGAAGCTATTCTTGAAAACTACATTGTCACCAAATGCAGTGCGAAGAAAAGCACAGGTGAAGGTGCTGCTTTAGTGTTCGATGTTGAGCTGACAGAGTTCAGAACTTTCGTCCTCAATAAAATGGTTAATGCAACTGTCTACACTAATCCTAAAAAGATTGATAAACCAAAACAGAAAGGTGCGGTTAACGATTGCACGAAGAATAGTAACGTTGGTAACTCTACAAAAAATAATGGTCCGTATGCAGATACGACCTACACCAATGCTGCTGAGAAGTGGAACAGCCAGAAAAATATCCAGCTTAAAAACTCTGGTATGACTGTTCAGGAAGCCTACCGTCAGGAATATGGTGGTAACTCCACAATCGTTCCGTCAGAACAAGGTAACTACATGCACGACAACAAATAAGGTGGCGTATGGAAATCAGAGAAATGTGTGTAATCACGTTTACGTGGGACATTGATGGCTATGCAGACCAAACCATGCGTGTTGTGCTTGACAATGAAACCTATGAAATGCGACTGCAATGGAATGAGAGGGATGAATCCTGGTGGTTATCCCTCGGAGCGTTAGGTGATGATCCTTTGGTATGCAGGAAAGTTTGCAATTGCCAGGACATTCTTGATGGCCTCCACTACAGAGATGATTTGCCGAAAGGCAAGCTAATAGTCCTGTGCTTTAAGGACCAGCTCTACTGGGGCCGCTGCGGTCGCTACAATATGGGTGCACGTTCTGAGCTGCAACTAGTGTATGGTACACCTGCAAGCCTCTACGATGAAATCTACATGGAGTAATTTATGGCTGAGTACAGACACAGAACCTGGCGATTACTCTTTGGTAGATGTGTGGTCGCTAAAGGGAAAACGAAAGTGGATATCCCGAAAGCAGTTCAAAAGCGTAATGAATCAGATTCCGGTGTCTATGAGATCAGCTCCGATACCGGATTCGCTAACATTGAGTTTGATTTGCAGAAAGATAATTCTAAAGAGCCAAACAAAGGCTATGTGGTTGTCTACAACTTGTCCGATGATACAGTGAACTATCTCGATGCTCATCAGGCAGATGCTGTAGCTGTTCTGCTTGAGGCTGGTTACGATAACGATAATCAGGTTATCTTCTCTGGCACTGTTGAGTTTGTGGAAGACACATGGGATGGCCCTACCCGTAAGACCAAACTGATCTTCGGTGATGGTACAGAGAACATCATCAAATGCCAGACCACAAGATCGTATGCCAAAGGTACTCCAATGGATACGGTATTGAATGATCTTTTGAACGATATGAACCTACCCCGTGGACGTGTGGTTAAGTTCGGTGATCAGACTTTGCAGTACTCTATGGCATTCTCCGGCAACACTGCTGAAAACCTACGTAAGTTCGCACGGTTAACCAATTCAAATTTTAGTGTTCAGGATGGTGCAGTGTACTGGACTAAAACTGGCAAACGCTTTAAAGATTCGGTGTTCGAGATCAGTGCTGAAACAGGTATGCATGGCTCCCCAACACCTAAGAACCCAGAGCCAGCTAAGAAACGTAAAGCCAAAGCTGCTGCTAAGAAAGGTAAAGAAGATAAAAGCCCGATCACAGATGAACAAGCTGGTGTAACTGGTAAGAAAAAAGGTAAAAAGAAAAATCCGAAAGAGGATGTTGGCCTGACGGTGACTACGGTGCTGAATGGTGCAATTATCCCTGAATCAACAATTTACCTGAAAAGCAGGAAGTACACAGGTTTCTACAAAGTGATCACGGTTCATCATCGTGGCACACTTGAGGGTGGAGACTGGATCACCGAACTGGAGTTAGGTGAATGCTTTGCAGGTGTAGTTGACGACAGTCAGGAGGAATAATGGGGACACTTGCCAGAAAAGACGCAGCGTTTCGTAGCTTCATTGAAGAGATAATGAGGGGTTTTCACACAGCTGTGAGAGCAAGGGTTGTCTCTGTGGACTACTCTATTCCTTCTGCTTCTGTCCAGCCTCTGGCTGAGACAAATTTTGAAGATGATGATGTGGATCGCTTTCCACTGATTTATGATGTGCCACTTCAGATGGCATCTGCTAATGGTGGTAAGGCAAGGCTGACATTACCAATCAAGCCAGGGGATATCGTTGGTTTACAGTTCTCTGAACGTAATGAGAACAACAATGATGATATGCAAACCCATGGCCTGTTTCCGGGGTGGGCTATTACTTCTGTTCATTCGGACGGTAATGCAATGCCTATTGACCCGGAGAACGTTGAGCTGTATAATGACCAAGTGCATTTCACAATGACACCAGACGGGGACTTTACATTACAGACTCCGGCTGGTACTTTAGTTGTGGATCAGTCTGGTGAGTTTAGCTTCAACAACGGGGCAGCAAGCCTGACCGCTAAGACAGATGGTAACATTGTGATGAATGGTGCTAAGGTTACGCCAGAAGGTAGAATGATTACAGCCCAAGGTGTTGACCTTGACGATTTCTACGCTGAATACAAACGTCACATTCATGATTGTCCTCATGGCGGCAGTACTTCCACACCCCATTAACAGGAGAAGAAATGCCAACACTATATTCAGATTTCTTAATAGACCCTACTACGGGGGATCTGGACATACGTTCCGGTCTTCAGGTGATAGAGTCGAACCAAATAAGTCTACGACAAAGACTCTGGATGAGGTTTAACACATGGAAGGGGTCGTGGTATTTTGACGAGACATTCGGTTTTCCCTACCTCGACTACATTGGCAAAAAGGTAATGAAAACTGTTCTTGATAACAAGATTCGTTCCATTGCCCGTGAAGAACCGGATGTTTTGAACATCATTAACTTCGAATCCACAATGGATCGCAGATCCCGTACCTATCAGGCATTCTTTGAGGTAGCTACCAAGGAGAATGAGATTGTCAGGATTGCATTCATAGGCTTCGACCAGTTCGAATACCCACAACCTGAAGCTGGCTCCACATCTTTGTGTGATGACGAAGGCTGGATCAAGTGGGCTAACAAACTTTACTACCTGATCAACTTCCGTCTACCTCGTACTGGTGATGCTACGTGGTGGAGTGAATATGCTGGTCCTGAGATGGAAAACCCGATTCCGGTTGGTTCTCTGCTTGCACAGAATAAAGACCTGCTGCTTACGGATGCTGATCAAACGATTAACAGAAACAACTTCCAGACTGTTGTTCCTGATGAACGTGAATTCTCTGGTGTGATTTCTACCACAAACGGTGAAGGTATTGCTAATCAATCTGACCGTGGTATTGACGTAAACTAATGGAGATCTTATGGCTGTAGCTTATCCTACAATTCCTATCCCAGACCTTGATGATGTGTCTACAGTATTGACAGATGACTTCTTAGTTGTCAACCAGTCAGATGGCACACGCAAGGCTAAAATTAATGATATGCTGAATGATATCGGCATTGCGAAGATTGTCTATTTTAATGAAGGTGGTCATTTAGATAGTAAAAAAGATCTTGCCTATGATGTTGAGACTAACCGCTATTACACCTGGAACGGCGAGTATCCGAAAGTAATCCTGCCGGACTCCACGTTGGAGGGTGCTGGTGGTGTTAGAGCAGGTGCATGGGCAGTCTTTGGCGAACTTCCAGTAACTGCTTCTGGTGGTATAATTGACTACGGTGCCATCGGTGGTACACTAGAACTTGACCTTAAAGTCGCAGATACCTTTGTTGTTCGCCTGACCACTGACACGACATTAATCTTTGACAATGAGACAGAAGGTGTTGAAGGTACAGCACGTTCTGTTACGATTGTGGTTACACAGACTACAGGTGGTAGTAAAATTTACTGGCCTGATAACATTCGTTGGGCGTTTGGTAGAAAACCAATTCTTACCTTTACCCAGGGTGCTACAGACATTTTTAAACTTGAGACGTACGATAACGGATTAACGTGGTACGGCTCGCTAATCATTGCAGGAGCTATGTAATATGCGTATTCAACACGGCATTGATAACGTATACCAGATGATAGAGGGGCACAGGACGTGCCTCGACAAAAACACTGGCCTTACAGTTAGCCCGAATAGTCAGAACTTTCTTGTTGATCCTGAACACTTGATCGCCAACGGTTGGAAGGGTTCCACTATCAACAATGACTGGACGACTCCAGAGGCTCAGGCTGTGTTGATCCTGGGTTACGTAGAGGTATATAGAGCAACAGAGGATGAGTTTTGGTTAGACAGAGCTAAATCTTGCTGGGATGCTTACGACGAGTATTTAAAAGGTAATTTTGCAGTAGAAGGAAAATGCAATCGTGTTTCCCACTACCCGTTAACAGATGATGGAATCCCACAACATGGTGGTTTTAAAGGGGTAAACATCTCTTTTAGCAAAGGTAGAGCCAAGATCCCAGCAGGCTCCCCGAACTGGGGCGAGTATCTTGATATTGCAGTTATGGCTTATGATGGGGCTTTAGGTCGTAACTCTATGAATTCGGATGTGTATGCAGGTACAGATGATGCCCCGAACTGGTATGCATCTGGTACGAAATACCCGGTTGACTGGTACATTGCTTGGGATGGTAATCGTTACTGGGCCAACGGCACCGTTGCTGATACAGGCCATGCTGCCTCTGAATACGGCACTGTTCAGTTAGCCAACACCTCGGTTAATGGCACACACAAATTAAACTATGCAGTACGCCTGCCTGTTGCACAGGGCGGTAAGGAAATTAACCGCTATGATCCGGTGATCACCTATCCTTGTAATGTGACAGCACCTGATCAGCCAGAACCTGTTGATGCATTAGCTATGTGGTGTGATGCTTGCTATGCACTTTATTCGATCACTTATGAAAGCAAGTATTTTGAGGCCTATAAGAAGGCCCACAGCGAGCTATTAGCGTACTGTAACCCAAATGCCTATGACAGGATTTATAGACGCACCACAGAGATTAGAGCGCCTTTCGCAGATGGTAATGTGACAATCACGGGCAATAGACCTACACTTACTCGTGATGCCGAAGGTTACATCAATGTTGGTATGGGTGCACGTAAACCTTGTGAAGTTATTCAACAGGGCCTTACATATAAGGTAAACAGAGATTCTTCCACAGTGATTGAATTTGGTGGTGAGAATGTTTTGTTCCAGCCGTATTTCACTATTGACGACGGCTATGGTAAAAACATAGAGTACCGTGTTGGTGTTCCATTTGGTGGGGCGGGTATGCAGACCAATACCTTCGAGATCCGCGACTTCGTAAGGGTATCTCCAGAGTTTGGCGATCCCTACCTACTGACAAAAGAGGAAAGACTGACAGCCAGCGGTGGCGCTGTTCTGGGTATGGGTTACTCCAGCACTTTGTTGGGTCATAGTGATAACTACGCTTCATTGAATCTCTCAAGCGGCCAGGTTGTTTTTGATTTTAATGGTACGAGAGCATTGCGTTCTATTACTTATCAATGTACAGCAGATATTGTCAGGATTAATTTCCTTGATAAAGATGGCTGGTTATGGTATACTGATCTACATGGCACAGGTGCAAACTGGGTCACTGAAAATTTATCAATTGGTGATTTTCTGCTTGAACCTACGCAACCTAATCACTCCGATGACGAAGTGAAACCGTTCTTTGCCAACCTGAAAGAAGTAACTCAGATTACTCTCAAACTGGCAACGACTAAGATTGGCGATGGCGTTTTCAATCTGTACTGTGTGAACAATCTGCCAGAGTTCTTCAATTTGGTTGGGGATGTTTACATCGTAAGATTTTCAATGCATCTTTCATCCCGTGTGGTAGCAACTGCCAAACTTGGTGATTGCTATGTCGCAAATTACAAATTTGACAGCCTGAACTATGCACCGGGGGCTTGGCCTTCTGGTAAAGTTGCTAATCCAGACAGTTACTTGCTGGAAGAAAGACCTTCCTACCCGATAACTGGTGAACAGTATCCTGCTGTATTCTGCATGGGGGAAGAACCAACAGATCTCGCAGAGCTTACAAACTGCGTTAAATTCTTGTTTGACGCTCAGCAGCAATATGCAGTTGTCTTTAGCACAGAAGGTCCTGTCTACACAGCTTACAACTGGCAGAAAGGTAGCCTGATTGGTGGGTTCATGATGTTGGACAATTCTAAAATGCAAAGCAGAGCATTTCTTGCTGGTTGCAGAGCACTTTATGAATTGAAGAAAAATAAAAAACCTGCGGATGAACGTCTAGAACAGTATTGCCAGAAATGGATTACTTTCCTGAACAGATTCCAGTCAGCGAATAGTGGTAGATTACCCACAGATTTTAATACAACAGGTGGCTATTCCAATCAGGACAGAGGTGACAGACAATGGATCACTGCTGAATGGTTAGCTGGTTGTTGCTATGCGGGTCTTGCAGGTTACACTTGGGCACAAATTGACCCAGTAGTTGAAGCCTGTATGAATAACTTGCAGAGACACTATTTTGTTAATAGCACTAATATCCTTAACGGTTGTTGGGCTAACTCGGATCCTGTAGGTTTCCACTCCGGTGAAATACTGAGAGGTCTGGGCCTTTACGCTCAATATCGCAACTTGTATATTTAATCTGGAGGGCTTCGGCCCTCCTAACAGGAGAAACAATGGCAGATGTGAAACTTGTCAGGATTGAGTCCTTGCCTGTAACCACAGAAGTCAATAAAGAAGAAGACTTTCTGATCGTTCAGCAACCAGATCTCACCCGCAGAACTTCAGTGAAAGATCTGATGGCAGGTGATCCGACTCTATCCCACGTTGTCAACTTCCATGACGGTGGCACCCTGAATGGTCCGATGGACTTCTGCTACTACGAGGAAGAAGATCTGTACTTACGCTGGACTGGTGGATTCCCACATACTGTACCTTCATTATCAAGCCCTTATGAAGATGGCGACATAACTGATGGTGCATGGGCAGTTTATACTGACCCGTCTTTACGTGACGAGTTAGGTTCCACAATCGGTGCTTCCCTGATATTAACTGAAGATGGTAGAACCATCCAGGATACTATGGATGAAGCTATTGATGCTGCTTTCGAAGCTGTACGTGTGCTGAACGGCCTGAGCTTTGAAAGAGTAACTGTTGTATCAAATGCTAACTACCTCGAAGGCTATGCAGGCCACATCGTAATGGATGAAAAAGCGACTGTTCAGTTCCCTGACGTTGCAAGAGGTGAAGGCACCTTAAACGGCTTTGTATCGAAAGTTGTGGAAACCGACACTTCAAACGTGTATGAAGCTATCATGCAGGGTGGCAAAACTGGTGCGATCTACACCATTCGTGTTTCTAAAGAAGATCACAGAGCAGTATGCCACAGACATGCATTAAAATCTGAATTCAGCCGTTATGATCAGACCAACCCGACCCGCACGGTTATTCATTCTGGTGCGGATATTGGCAATGTTCCTTACCTGCAACTGGATACTTCTGGTCGTTGGGGCGTATGGAGTCCTGCTACCCAGAACTGGCAACCTCTGAATATAGAGCAGGGTGGTACTGGTGTTCGTGATACTGCTACGTTCCGTCGTAACTTTGCAGTATTCCACAGATCCTATGCTGCGCTAGAAGCTGATTTCAATATTGACAATCTGAAAGGTCCTGATGCTGGTGTTTACTATCAGCCAATGCCAGCTCTGGCTACTGCTGCTAACGGTTATCCTTGCCAACAGGCAGGTGTACTGATTGTATTGCAGAACAGCGCTAATGGTTTCGATGGTTGTCGTCAGGAATATCATCCGTTCAACAGTGAGGATGTTTACTATTCTCGCTGGTACAATGCAGGTGAAGGTGTATGGCAGGCGTGGGTAACCTGGGCAAGACCTGTTAATACAAATAATTTCCGTGAGTGGATAGGGCTTGGTGCGGGTAACACTCCTACTTTCTATAACCTGCAACTAAGATCTGCAAGTAACAACGTTGGCCCTTCAGGTATACTGAGCGGTACTAAGTATAAAGCAGACGGTACGACAGAAGATCATGGTTTCCGTATTTACTCTGAAGTCCGTAACGATAATAAAACATGGTTAACTTTACACCTGAAAAAAGGTCCAGAAGGTAACCAGAGCCATAAATACCTCGGCTTCAGCGAGGACGGTAACTTCGTAGTTCCGTATACTGTTGATTGTAATACCTTCACTGTACGTGATCTGAATACGACCCGTAATACTCTACAGGTTAACAGATTAGTGCAGGCAGGTTCTGAAACTGCTATCAACAACCCAACAAATACTGCCAAACTGATCATCACAGAGGGTAAACTCTGGGGTGCTTATGATATTGCCAACAAATCTTATATTCCGCTGGCAATAGGTCAGGGCGGTACAGGTGCAAGGGATGCAAATACAGCCTGGGCCAACCTGGGTGGTAAAGCTCTGGGTAAACTTGACAGCATTGCGTTGACAGATGCTAAGATCACTGGTGTGCTGCCTGTGGCTAAAGGTGGTACAGGTGCTACCAGCATCAACGATACTAAACTTAGTCTAGGGGTTAACCGTTTAGTTAACTCTAATTCTACACGTACTATCGTACAATCTACAGACGTACAAGGTGACGGCTGTTACTTCCAGGTTGATGCTAATGGTCAGTGGGGTGTATTCAACCCACAAATCGGGAACTGGCAACCTTTAAGTATCACTCAGGGGGGTACGGGTGCAAGAAGCGTTCCAGATGCTCGTATCAACCTCTCAGTTGATCGTCTGACTCAGACAACTGACGGTGAAACTCAGCTCCGTAACGGAGGTAATACTGCGTATTTATACGTAAATTCTCCAGGCGACGCTTGGGGATGCTATTCCACCAAAGGTACAGGTGCTATTCCACTTGGTACAGGACAGGGCGGTACTGGGGCCAAAGACCCAGCTGCTGCATGGACTAACTTAGGTGGTCGTTCTTTAGGTAAAATGGACTCTATCGATTTAACCGATGGTAAGATCACTGGTGTACTCCCGGTAAGCAAAGGTGGTACTGGTTGTGTATCTGATGGTGAGGTTAAAGCCTGGTTAGAACGCATAGGTATCTCCGGTGGTGGTGAAAGTGGTGGTGGTGGCAGTACGGGTACAGGTAGTTCTGCCTTAAGCACGACACCTATCGTAATCCAAAAACCTGATGGTGCGGAAGAGGATAAATACTACCCTGTTATTATTAACAATCCTGCTCTGAATAGTTCAGTCGGTACAGACCTACTTATTCATACCCGGTCTGCGATGGCTTCTGAACCTATGAACTGTTCCACCTTGAGATGCTGGTATCGTACTGGTGGTTGGACAGACAGAGGTGATTCTGCCTACGGCATGATCAACTTCTATCAGAATGAAGTATCCATTTTGGGTCTGGTTGCTCCAACTCGTGGTCAGACGAACTATGTTGCCATCTATGTCCATGAAAAAGCATTCCCTGTTTCTGTTTATGCGAATGCTGCGGTGACAAGTGCTCGTGTTTATACGGATGACTTTGTAGCCGGTACTCCAGAAAATAACGATGGGGTTATATTTAAAGCAGGTATCACCAGCCTTCAAGAGGCAATTCTAGGTGATAACATAACCAACACTTGTCCACTTTTCGACTTTACAGGCGGTGTAAGTGGGTTCTACTGTAACCAGTGGATGTATCGTGGCACCAAAGACAGATGGTTCTTACAGAATAAAACAGAGATGGGTGAAACCGAACTCTGGTATAATGGTCTGAAATACATCTGCCCTGGTAGTCAGACATCCCGTAAAGCTCTGGAATCTAACGCAGGCTTCCTGACAAGATCTGAGGGTACAGAGGATTTAATCAACGGCACATTCACCTCAAGATGTGGTAACCTCGGTCAGGCTGAATTCCGTGCAACAAATAGTGCTGGTCAGATCATTGTTCGTGATATGACAGGTACTGCACATAGATTCTGGAACTTCAATGCTGACGGTACTTTCTCCTCACCTAATGGTTTTGTTTGCCAGACTGGTGCAGACTGGAACAACCAGTTTGGACCCAACAACCCATCCAAAATAATGGCTGGTAGTGCCAACGGTCCTGAAGGTTCTTTGGTTGTTGGTGGGCTGTCCGTGGCATTCTCTGGGAACTATGCTTTCCAGATGGCTGGTCGCCTTGATCAATTGTACACCAGATCCATTGAAGCGGGTAATCACAGAGCATGGAACAAAGTTATACAGCACCGTGGGCAAGGTCTGGGGACAGACGACCTTAATGCCTATGACGGTAGTCGTGAAGGTATCTATCACCAGCATGCGAATGCCGACGCATTAGTATCTCGTAACTATCCTATTCAGTGTGCTGGCACGCTAATTGTTTACCGGAATGCTGCTAATCTGGGAACAGGTTGTGTGCAGGAGTACATCACCTACCATGGTGACAAGTATACCCGTATTGGTAACACCAATGACGGTACAGCCTTTATTTGGACAGAGTGGAGACATGATGCTGGTAAGGGTATTCAGTTAAGACCGAATGCCGACCTTGATGGAAGAAGCAAACAGTTGGAAATCCATGTGGGTGCCAGCAGCCGGGCTACTGCTACCGAGAATTTTCCTAATGATGATGCTATACTCCATTATTGGGGTAACGGTAATGAGCGTAAGAACGTTCTGGAATTTAAAATCCCCGGTACAGAGAGTGATAATGTTGGGGCTTGGGTATTCCATTGTGGTACTTCAACCGATAACATACATAAATACTTCTCAGTAAACGGTAACATTAACGGTCAAGTTGTTACAGCAAGCAGGTTCATGACTACGGATGGTGTTAACCTTGCTGAAACAGGTGTTCCGGTTGGTGTTCCGCTACCGTGGCCTACTGACACAGCACCTGCGGGTTATGCTATCATGGCTGGTCAGGCATTCGATAAAGCTGCTTATCCTAAACTGGCTGCTGCGTATCCGTCAGGCGTGATCCCTGATATGCGTGGCTGGATGATTAAGGGCAAGCCCGCCAGTGGTCGGGCCGTATTGTCTCAGGAACAGGACGGCATTAAATCGCACACCCACAGCGCCAGCGCATCCAGTACGGATTTGGGGACGAAAACCACATCGTCGTTTGATTACGGCACTAAATCCACGAATAACACTGGTGCGCATACCCATAGTGTTAGCGGTACGGCTGCTTCAGCCGGTGCACATACCCATTCGATGACATTTGTTTCAGGTGGTTCCAGTGGTGCTCCGGGAAGTGGATCACCTGATTATTCTAAATACAGTGTTAACACTTCTTCTGCAGGCGCTCATACGCACTCTGTATCGGGTACTGCTGCAAGCGCAGGTGCACACGCACATACTGTCGGTATTGGTGCTCATACGCACTCCGTTGCGATTGGTTCACATGGACACACCATCACCGTTAACGCTGCTGGTAACGCGGAAAACACCGTCAAAAACATCGCATTTAACTATATTGTGCGTTTAGCGTAACAGAAAGGAGAGGATTGCATGAGAACGTTAATCCTCTCTGCTGTTGCAGAGATTAACAAATGCTTCAATCATGAGGGTTAAATTATGGCTTTTGAAATGTCAGATGAAATGCAAGTTGTTCACGTTTACAATGTGACAAATGACACATTTGCCTTCGTGGACGAAGCAGATGTACAAATTCCTCCACACACTGGGTTGCCTGCGCTGTGCACAATAGTTGCTCCACCCGATGTAATCCCCGAAGGCCAGATGGCAATCTTCGATTTTGAGCTAGAAGAATGGGCTTTGGTGGATTACTTCGATGAAGCAATGGAAGCGGCAATTATGCCTCTGTCTCTAGAGATGGAAGAACCAGAGCTTGTAGAGCCAAGCACGGAACAATTACTGATTGCAGAGCAGGAAGCTAAGCTGATTGAAGCACAGAACAGGATTGCTGAGCTGGAACAACAGGTGGCAAGTTTGCAACGTGTAAACGACCTTGAGAAAAATCTTGAGGAGCTTACACGAATGGTTGAAAAACTGCGTAACAAGGAAGAATAAAATTTTAGTTTCTCCTGATACATTACCCCGCTTCGGCGGGGTTTTTTGTATCTGTAATTGACTATTTCGCTGTTTTTTGGTAAAATAGGTCACAAGGGTTTCTCCCAACTGAGAGGAAATATGGCTAAATATGGTTTAACAGATGCTGGGTTTATATTGCCCACACTCAACGACTTGATCGTTGAAACTAAGCAGAGCTTGATCAGGGCGTTTGGGGATAATTTCAACGTCCAAAGTAACTCGGTTGCTGACAAGCTCACTACAATTTTTAATGAACGTGAATACCAGTTAATCCTCATGATGGCTGCTGTATACGCCTCCCAGACGCTGTATGGGGCAGAAGGCATCTACCTTGATGAATTACTGGGGAGACAAGGTGTTTATCGTAGAGGGCGTACCAAGGCTTCTGGTCAGTGCCAGATGACTATTAACAGTACTGTTCCCTACAACATGATTTACGACACAGAAACTTATAGCATTGACAGTGGTAATTTCAAACTTGCAAGTAATGTACAGGTAGCAGGCAACATAATTGCTCACAAGATAACAGCACCGGATCTTAGAATTGGTAAATACACATTCCAGATGACCAATCAGGTTGATGGCACCATTTTTACCAAAACCATGATTCTTACAGACAAGGCACTGGATTCCACAGACCTTGTTAGCTTTTTCGGTGAAATTAAGCAATTTATTGTTGACAACTCAACCCTTTTAAACGATGATTTGATTCAGGTTGACATGACCACAGGTACATTGTGGATTGGTTATGATGCCACTCTTGAGCGTGTAGGCCTGAACAGTAAAGTTGACTTCCGCATTTCACCAATCGTGGGTGAACGTGCCGTAGTGATGGAAGTGGTTGCTGCTGAGGCAGGTGCTCTGTCCCGTGAAGCAAATACGGTGACCACAATCTCCCCAACACCTGGTGGTTTCATCTCCCTCACTAACAGAGAGATGTTCAACGAAGGTACGAATGTAGAGACTGATGCAGAGTATCGTCTGAGAGCTACAGGTACAAACACTGTAACTGCCAAAGCCACCCGTCCGGCGATCCTGAGTGCGGTTCACAATGTGGCTGGTGTAAGTAAAGTAAGGGTATTCACCAATAACACAGACAAGACCAACAATCTGGGTATCCCACCTTACAAATTTCAGGTGGTTGTGTTTGGTGGTGCTACTGCTGACATTTGTCAGGCTTTATATGATACAATTGCTTGTACGAACAGAACCTACGGCAACCTGTTCTACGATATCAACACCTCTGATGGTCAGGTGGAAAGAATTTACTACTCTAAAGCAAATACTTACCGTCTTGACGTTCGGGTAACGTATTCCGGTGCAGCACTTTCTGCTACCGAAAAAGAATCAATTACAGATGCAATGTTGTCGGTTGTTAACGGCCTTGACATTGCAGATACGCTCTACAACATTCAGCTTGTGGGTGCTGCTTCTGCCGCTGTTAGTATCGGTCGTTTCAACAAACTAAACATTCATGTTAAACCAATTGGTACTTCCGATGAGGCTTATACAGCTAATGACATTACAGCTGCAATGTCAGAGGTGTTTGACCTTGATGAAAACAACATCACATTCCAGCAAATCATTTAAGGTGGAGTTATGGCAGAGAAGAAAATAGATGTTAACCACATTCATACTCTGCCAGATTTCGTTGAGGGAGGTCTTGATTACCTCCCTGGCGATTTTCTGAGAGAGAAAGAAAATCTGACAACATTCCTGTCCATCTACCTTAAAAGATTGCAGACTGTTGATGAGATGTTGGTTGCTCTTGCGGAAGGCCGTCTCCTTAACAATGCCAGTGGTAAATATCTTGATGAAATTGGTAATCAACTTGGCATAAAAAGAAACGGCTTGCAAGATGCTGATTACCGTGCTACACTTATAATTCAGCAGGCATCTTTGTCAAGAGGCGGTACGCGTGAAGATGTAATCTCCACCCTACAACAATTGCTGGGGAGAAACAACTTCGACACTTGGGCTGGTGATAATTTCAGATTTGACATTAACGTCAGAAAAACCTGTTTCGACATTGCTCAGGCAATTGACCAGATCCTCGACATGCTGCCACTGCCAACTCACCTGAGACTGACAGAATCTCAAGGTAGGGCTTTTGGTTTTGCTGGAGATGATACTGCTGCGGGTTTTGGGTCTATCTGGGATGATGCACAGTTCGGGGTTGACGGTATAGCCAGCCTGACCTATGTACCAGATGAACGACCTGATTGGGGTTCCACCACTGTTTGGTGTGAAAGTATTGTTGTTGACGCAACTATTGTTACGGAGGCTTAATGGCAACCGCTGTATTCAGAGCCTACAGAGATTACACCACACTGCAAGCAGAGTTTATGTACAACACACTGGCAGATACCGCTGTGCCTGGGCGTGACTACACCCACGTTGAAGGTAAAGCGATTATTCCGGTGGATTCTGCCTCTGTAGATATCCCTGTTAATATTGTAGATAAAAAACCTAACAGACTGCCTCGTAGCTTCTATATGCAGTTCCATACCCCCTCACAAGGGACGATGATTGGGACCAAACAAGCAAAATGCACGATTACCTCACAAGAAGATCTGAGCAGACTTGAATGGGGAACACAAGAAGAACGAATGTTCCACCCACGCTACTGGGTAACAAATTGTCAGCCGACTGAAAGTACGTCAATTAAGTCAGACAACTCCACCGTGATTGTCACAATGACTGCACGTACAATGGGGGGTATGTCTGGAGCAATCTGGGAAACAGTTGACACATACGATCATTTTGGTGTAGGATATGATGATCATTACGAGATGCGTAACACCAAACTGTGGTTCAGGGTCAAGTTTACCAACGCTCTTGACTTCACAAACCCAGGTCAGGCTACAATTACTGTCACGCTCGTCGATGGTACAGTAGTTTACGTCCGTATGTCGGACTATGCTTTTAACATCTCTGATGATAAAACTACGGCAGATATTCACCTTAACTTTGAGGATTGTTTAGGTGTTGACAAGAATAATTACTTAATGGCAGTTGACCCTCGTCAGGTTCGTAAGATCCTGATCCCGTTAATGCCTAAGGATTATGTGGCTAACAGTACAGACGTTCGTACAACCAATGTTGACTGCGAACTTCGCATTGATATGTTGGAGCCGGACACTGGCTGGAAATACATGCAGCTTAACGATCTGACTGTGGAAGGTCACGATTTGAGAGCTTGTACTGCATACGATGATATGTGGAATGTTTCTCCGGCGCGTGTTCTTTACAACCTCCAGAAACTTGGCTACCGTGGTAGAATCAACCACTATTGCGGCATGAGTCACTATTATAATTACACATGGAGCAACACAACCCATAAATGGGAGATTGACAGAACAGGTGCTTTGAACAAAGCCGCACAAGCATGGCACGATGACTTTGCTTACAATCTGACTCGTTATGGATTCACAGATGCAATGTTCTCTGTCAGCATGGAGCTTTACAGTGATGCCTGTCCTCTGGAATGGACCCAACGCGAATGGGATGGTAGCTACGCTAAGACAGGGTATACACCTTGCAGCTACCTGTTATCACCTTGTATCGAAGAGGGTATGACATTCTTATTGAACGTCTTTAAAAACTTCGCTCAGGTTTTGAAAACTCAAAACCTCCCTGTTATCATGCAGATTGGCGAACCGTGGTGGTGGTACAATACAGACTCCCGCAGGCCTTGTATCTATGACTATACCACAAAAGAGATGTTCTACAACGAAACAGGGGAGTATGCACTTGACATTGGCACCATTGACAACCCATTAACTGGTGGTGTTTATGACAGGTACATCACATTCTGTCGCAATAAATTCGGTCAGAGAATTGCAACACTTTCTACTGGCATTAAGACAGCATTCCCTGGTGCTCAGGTTACAGTCCTTGTTTTCTATCCCACCATCGTTGACACATTGATGGAAGAACTTAACCTGCCAGACCAGTACAAAAAAGAGTCAGGAGTGCTTGACTTCTTCTGTTCAGAATGCTATGATTGGGTTATGAATGGGGAAATAGAACATTCATTTGAGGCTATCGAGCATCCTCGTAAAACCTTGGGTTGGAACAGAAACGAAATCCACTACCTTGCAGGGTTTGTACCAGGTAAAGATTTAGCTCCGGTGTATGGCTATGACCCAGAGAAGAACTATCAGGAATTTTTGTGGAGAGTAATCTGTGGTAACATCTGCACCACTGAATATCATTACCCAGAAGTACAGCAGTACGTATGGGCTTATCCGCAACTTATGAATGATAGTATCACATTCAGTGCGAAAGAGTCAACTGTTGTTCACATGGGGCAGACTGCCCTTAGGAGCTACACAGAAGATGTGACACCACCAGACCTTTCATAATCAGGAGAAATAAATGGCTAAACCTAGTTTTCCTCTGGAAATATGGGCGTACGAGGATCAAATCCTTCCAAACTCCCATAAACAGAACAAGATGCGTCCTATCGACGACCTGTGGAGAAAAGGTTGGGATAAGGGACAAAAACCATCGTGTGAAGAGTTGAACTATCTTCTGAACATGATGGCTACCTGGGCCAAATACATCTCTGAAGATCAGATCCCGTCTATGGAAGGACGGTATCTTGTTAAGGATAACAACTTGAGTGATCTTCTGAATGTAGAGATCGCCCGTAAAAACCTCGGCATTGTTACCCAGGCTGAGACTGATGCTCGCTACGTTAAGATCACTGGTGACACAATGACAGGACCTCTGGGATTGCAACGTATTAATTTTGCGGCAGCAGAAAGTGACGCTGCGTGGATAGAAACTACAATCAGTCCAGATAAGACTTTGTTGGATTTTTGTCTTATGGATAACATCGGCTCATTTGATGATGGTGGTACTTCTCCAGTTGATGCTTTCCGTTGGAGATTCCAGCCTACACAACCAGATCTTGACCCAGAGTTTACACTGATGCACCTGAATGCTATCTCTGTTAACCGTGCACTCCTGAAGGTAATCGGTAACATTGAGGCTCAGGATAACGTGCGTTCTAACACAGTTACCATTACAGGTACAGCTTCTTTTGGTAACGTGAGTGTTTCAAGCCAGCTAACTACAGGCAGTTTCTATGCCAATGGTGGCTCCAACGTTGACAACATGACCGTGCGTAGTCAATACTGTGTTGTTGGTGGTCGTCATGTAGTTCGTTCGGTTAACGGTGTGAACGCGGATGGTAATGGTAACTTGACTATCAGCATCCCAGCGTCAGGTGTGCAGGATATTCGCTGTGGCGGTATGCTAATTGATGGTGTTGCTGATAACCGTGTACGTCCCGGTTACGTCATGAGGGGATGGGCTAACGGTAACAAAAAAGAACTCCGTGGTGCTAGCTATTGGGCAGCTCCGCTACAGAAACTTGTCAACGGACAGTGGATTACCGTTCAGACACTATAATTGAGGGTTAGTTTATGATTAAAATGGCTACAGGTTTTGAGCTGTATGATCCGAAAGAGCCACGTCCAATGATGTTTGCTCTCCGTGGTGAACAGCCACAAACCTTGGAATTAACAGAGCAGGAGATTGAAGATTACGCTCATTATTCTGCTTACTTCCTTCGCAACGAGCACGGAGACTGGTACGCCCAGACCCGAGAATTACAGCAAATTGCCCAGGAATCTGGAGTAGAATACCTGTTTGCAGTTATAGAGGCTGATGGTTTACTGAAAATTGTAACCACAGACCCAGCAGGTATTTTCCCCAGTGATGGTCTTCAAGTCCTGCATGGTAAACGAGAGGAGTTCCCGGAAGACATTGAGAACATGATCAATGCCTATCGTTGGGATGGTGAAAAATTTGTTGTTGATAACAAACCTTACATTGATGCTGCACAGCAGATTATTGAAGAAGAATTGCAATGGGCTACAGCAAGGCTTGGAGCTTTCAGCGACATGCTGGACTTAGATTATATACTCTCTCCTGCGCAGGAGCAGTTTGTTAAGGAACTGAAACTTTACAGAATTCATCTACTGGAGATTGATATAAACAAAGCCCCTAACATACATATTCCTGATCGCCCAGCCCTCTAAGGAGGTAATGTGGAACTGGACTTTGGTACGCTTTTTGAGATAATCATGAGCGCTATTGTCCCTGTAGGTGTCTGGATTTTTGGTCAGTGGCACGTAAAATGGAAATCCGTCTCTAAAAGATTGGATGATTTGGAGAAGGACCTAATATTGGTGAAAAGTAATATGGTTACGAAAGATAGATTAGATGCGGTGCTCAACCAGCGTCTCAAAGATATCCAAGATAACCTTGACGAGATAAGGAAAGAGGTCAAAGGTGACGTTAGTGGATTGCGGAACGATATCCAGCAAATTGTCCAGATTCTTCTCAGTAACAAAGAGAAATAACCGATGGCAAGGAAGCCTCTGGTTGCATTTTGAAGAGTTTAGTGCTAAAATAATGTCAAGCATTTTAGTCAGGAGAAAACATGGCAATACCTACTTATCCGCTTGAGGTGTGGGCATATCAGGATACGATGCTTGACACCACACAAGAGTTAAATAAAGCTCAGCCAACAAAAGAGCAACAAGCTACTGGCTGGGATTTTAGCCAAAGAATCGCTGTTGAGCACATGAATTTTGAGCTTAACATGATTGCTAACTGGCTGAAATATATGCATGATGAGGTTGTTCCTGGTTGGGATGACCGATTCTTGAAAGTTGCGAATAACCTGGCAGAAATACCGGATAAAGCTGCTGCAAGACAGAACCTGGGTTGTCTGACTATTGAAGAAATGGATGACCGTTATGTTCACCTCACAGGAGATACCTTAAAAGGCAACATGACTTTAGGAGTCCCAAGGATTAATTTTAAATCTGCTGATACAGATACTTGTGCGATTTATTGCTCCACAATTGAAGATACTCCTGGTGGGCATAAAGGTGGGGATAAAACTTATTTTGATTTCCGTATGGCAGACAACTACGGTACGGCAGATCTTGAAGCATCTTACTACACAGGTACAGAAGGCTTCCGTTACAGATTCCAACCCACAGGTAGTAGCTTGTTCACATTGATGAAACTGTGTGCTATCTCCCCAAATCGTGGCAGATTGTCAGTAATGGGCGACATTATCGCTGCTGATAACTTACGTGCTGGATCTATGAATGGCAACACTGTTGATATCTGGAGTACAGCTTCTGTATCTAGCCAAACATCTTGCAGCAGTTTACGCACCAATGCGTTCAGTTGCGACAGCCACACAACTCGTAGTAATTATCATGTAGTAGGTGGAAGGCATGTTTGCAGGTCTGTAAACGGTGCCACCGCTGACGGTAACGGTAACTTATCATTCGCCCTGCCTCAACCAGCTATCTCCGATGTTCGTTGTGGGGGTATGCTGATAGATGGTACAAGTGATAACCGTGTAAGGGCTGGCTACGTAATGCGTGGTTGGCAGAATGGTAATAAGAAACAATTACGTGGTGCTGGCTATTGGGCAGCTCCACTCCAGAAACTGGTAAATGGTCAATGGATCACAGTACAGACATTGTAAAGAAGGGGTAATGTTCAAGAAAATTAAAACCTTTTTGTGGATGCTGGTCGCAGCACCGGATGATTCCAACAAGGTATCTCAGGCTAAGTTGTGGTCCAACATCGGTATGCTTTCCATGACTATAGTTTTCCTGCACATGGGGTACACTGGCACTTTGCAGGAATGGTATGCATGGATCTATGCTCCTTCCGTTGCTTGCCCACAATTAATCAGTAAGTTTATAGCTCTTCGCTGGGGTTGGAAGGGTCAGTATTCCGACAGACAGTATTCTGATGATAGGTATTCTGATAACAGGTGGCCGGAGTATTCTGATAGCAGATATTCCGAGCATTCAGGCGACGGGTACTCCGATCCGACTGAATCAGAAAACTGTAGAGATTTTAGGAGATAACGTGGCTCAAGACATGACAAACTTTGAAGAGGCAGTGGATCAGGTCATAATTGACTCTGAGCGCCTCCATCTGGTTGTCAATGGTACTGCTGTGGATGAAGTCGTGGTAGAGGATGGGACAACTATCCCTACCGTCCGCAAGGCATTACTTGACAACCTGTATTTTAAAACTCCACCAATCCCGTGGGTATATGGTTCTTCCACTACAGTATTTAACCAGATTTACGAATACAAAGCAGATGGAAAAATCACATGGTGGTATGCTCCCGGAGCATCTAAATCTACACCAGTACGTTTGCCAGCGGATCCTTCCAAATCAACAGCGTGGAGATTGTATACTGATGCCAACGTGCTTGCTGAATTCTATGCCAAACTAAGTAGCCCGCTCTTCCAGGGTGATCCGCGTGTTCCGACACCGCCAATGGATGATAAATCTTTGTCCATTGCCAACACCACATTCGTTGTTGACTATGTTGACAGCATCTTTGAGGCTATGGCTGGTATGAAGGTCACAATCGGTTCTCTGGTTGTCCGTGGCCTATCAGAGTTGACAAACACCATTATTAACGGTACACTAACAGTCCGTGGCCCTCTGAACGCTTCTGATTTTGCTGGGCGTTTCAAAGAGCTGACTTTGACAGGTAGAGATTCTGTTATTAATTTTAACTGGACAGACAGGAACCATCCTACCTGGACCTCTACAATGTTGGATCCTTACAACATCGAGACTCACCTGTTGACCTCAGATGTGATCCACAATGGTGCTCCGGTAAGCGATAACAACACTGTTCATTTTGATGGTCGTGGTAACAACTTCTTTGACTATGTTTATATTCGTGGTAATTCCCAAAAAGATGTTCAGGAACCCACTCTGACGGTTGACGGTGTAACCCAGGTCAAAGACTTGAAAGTGACTGGTAAAGTTGAAGGTATCGTTCACTCTGTTGATGGCCTCGACATTTACCCGAATTATCTGGAAACAACTAACGATGCCCGTGTCAACGGTGACTTACAGGTCGGTGGATCAGTGGTTATCCAGGGTAACGCTATGGTTCAGGATTTGTCTACCAACACCTTCAAATCCAACCAGCAGGCTACTTTTGAGGGCAATGGGATTGTTGCCAATAAAGCTGCGATCACAACTCTAACTGGTACAACTGCCACCATCGATACTGGTAACTTCACCAATTGCAATGTAAATCACGATTTGCAGGTTAATGGTGATGTAAGCCTGAACGCAGCAGGTACTGGTACGACCTATGTTCATAACATAGATGTTTCTGGTACTCTGACAGGTTGGATGCCGGATTATACTGGTAAAACCCTTAACTGTGGGGGTATTAACACATCAGGTAACGTCAGCATCAACGGTAACCTTAGTGTTGGTGGTAGCACTACAATCGAGAAGATCCATACAACCAAACTGGAATTCGAATCTGAAGATATCGCTGGCGCTACGGGGACATGGACCCCATCAGGTAATGCCAACATGTACGTTGTTGAAGTTACTGGCAACCTGAACGTAGCAACATGGCCTGGCGTTACAGCAGCTTCAGAAGAGGGTAAACCTAATCCGTTCTCAGTAGTAATTTATTTCCGTCAGGATGCCACAGGGCACCAAGTCACATTTAGTGATAAGTATGCAATCCTGTCTGCAACTCCTGTAGTTAACAACAAAGCGAATAGCGTAACCCTTTGTCAGCTGACCTATCCTGGCTTCGGTGACATTGTGGACGTTATCATCGCACAACGTTAATTAATTAGCCTCTCCTGCGGGAGAGGCTTTACTGTTTGGAGAACACAATGCTTCCAATTCCTCTGTTAAAACTTGCTAATTTCCATCTGGACTCGAAGGATGGGATCAAGGAACTTGCTGTTCTGTCCTACCCAATAGATAAAAGTGATGGTACTAGCAGCACAGTATCTTATGTAAACAGTCTTGCAATTCTTTATGCGGATGGTTTGCTTGTTCTGACAGGCGCTAACATGTACGGCGAATGCGGAACAGGTGATCGTAATGAATGCGTTTACCCGAATGAATCGATCCGTAGCATCAAGCATGTCTGGAGAGCTGATCGTGCATTCGTGGTTGAAACTTTTGATAATGAGATTAAATACATTGGCTGCACAGCAGGCCTCATAGGCTCCACAGCGGCTGGTGGTAACGATGTTTGTGTAACCCAGTGGACTGCATTACCTTCACAGATTACTACCACCCTTGGCCTCGATACGCATCCAGAACGTTTGCTTGAAGTCTGCGGCGGGATGAACAACACCTGCTGGGTAATTGGTGCACCTGAAGGTGAAGGTATCTGGGATATCTATGGCTCAGGCAACAACACCTACGGTTCTCTGCATGTGGATAAAAACCAACATGCTAACCCTGTTAAAATTGCTGAAACTTCCCAGGATCCTGCAACAGGTCAGTGGAAAAACCCTGCACTGAATTTGGAAGTCCACGATAACTCTGTGATCTATGGTGGCCCAGATGGCTATTGGGTTGCTGGTTATGATTTCCTGCGCAATAACAGCCAGCTTAATTTAGTCTACCCACCAGAACACGGAACATGGGTAGATTTGACGGGGAATAGTGAAACCTACAAATGGTTTATGTGTGGTCCGAATGGGGCTGTAGTTGCTACAGAGCGTATTCACACAGATGGTTCTGGCTTGCCTGTATATGTGTTTCGTGGACAGGATTCCTGGGGCGATAAAACCTGGCGCCCATTGAACATTACCTATAGCCATGAAGTGATTATTGCACAAGGCCATGCTACTAACGGCATCTTCTTTAATAACGGTACAAAACAGTACAGAGGTTTCTCTCGTAACCTGTGTAATGATATCGGCTGGTCGTCTACTGATGCCCCCCGTGCACAGTTCCAGCACAAACAGGCAATTGCCACAGCTGCATATGTCGAACAACGCACACCTGTCAGCTGGGCTGAAAACGTCTACTTTCAAGGTATCCACCGCGAAGGTTATTTGGGCACACTGACTGTAGTAAACGGTAAACTTTGGTGGTCCGGTATTCCTCGTGGTAACTTCCCAGGTTGCAATAATTTGTTCGGTGGTCAACTTAATTCCCAAGGTTTCACACAGGTAGATCCGAACTGGATTAAGAATGTTCCGGTATCCGGCTTCGAGGTTGAAGAAATTGTAAAAGTCAACGGCTGGGGTTCTGAACGTCCTGTTAGCAACATCTATGTTGGAGATACTGTTCAGCTGAAAGTTAAAGCTCTGCCGAAAGGTGCAACGTGGTTTATAGACAAAGTTGAGATCACTGACGCTGCACAGCAAGTGGTTTCTGATCCTTTGTACACAGCTGTTACCAACTTTTCAGCGTTTGGTGTACAGGATTGTCTTGTTACTCAACAGAACAGAAACGTTAATCGTCGTGGTCTGTACCATGTTAAAATCACCTATCATGATAAAAATGGTACTCATACGCATCTAACCAGAAACATTAACTGGAACACAATCGTACCTGTTATTCCGTCAAACAGCTTATGGTATACTCAAGGTCTGAACCGCTCTTTGTCTTTAGGTAGCACGACATATTTAGGTCTGGATAGTGTACAACCTGCAACTGAAAATGCTGACGCTTTTAAAATTAGATTGCACAGAAAAGATGCAGCCTCTGTAACTTATGATGTGACTCAGGAACTCTACGACCAACGCCGTGAAATGTATGACTTATTGGTTGTCAATCAGGCATTGTGGGAATACAACCCAAACGGTGCTGGTGGCAAAATGTATCAGGCCAACGAACAGAATGGGACTTCTCTGAACGTCCACGAGCACAGTAATCCGTGGCCTACACCTGAAAAACCCTATGCAGGTGCACGCACGCTGAAAGTTGTCAGCTATGATGCAGGTTTCTTCGGTTTGCGTTGGGAATCGACGATTGAATACTATGACGGTACTCACCAGAACATCGGTTTAACCCTAGGTGGGGATTCTGCAAGTACTTCACGTAAGATTGTCCGTACACCACGGGGTGTAGATATCTCTGTTGACCTTGTTAAGAACGGCTACGGAGATATTCAGGCACAGATAACCCCTGCTGAAGCTACAACCAACGTGACTTTCAGTTTTGCAGCGTTTAAAGAAGACCCGCGTGTTGTTGGTGCACACGATGCTGACTGGTATTACACCGTTACCCCAACTGCGGGTACTACCAACTTTATGCTCGGTATGAAACGTGACATGCAGAGTAAACTGGGTGTTACAAACCTGTGCTACGTTTGCATTAAAGATACCCGTGTTAAAGATACGGATCCTGAAGCAAAATGGTTCACCGTCGATCCGAATACCACACGCAGTGACAAATTTGTTAACGAATATATCCTGTGCGCTGGCGGTACTAACCTGAACCTGTTCTGGAGTGAAAACGCTGATAAATATAGTAGTTATGATTACTTACGTGATTATTGCTGTAACCAGTGGTTTAACAACGGCAATGGCTATGTGCCTCGCCAATGTCAAACCTTACCTGCAATCTTCACAGATAATCAGACATTCTTGCTGAAACAGGCTAATGAAGTTCAGGTTGATAAAAACGGGTATGATGGAACCAAATGGTTCTTTAACTGCTATGCTCAATATTATTGGGGGCCTGATGAGCTTCTCAGTGATGCAGGTTGCAATCTGATGGATAAAGAGATAGGTTCATGGACTCATATGAACCAGACCTGTAATTTTATTCCTCAGAACGCAACCCCCGTTGGTTCTAGTGTTCTGGATGCTTACATCCGCATTGAGAAGGTTCACGATCCCCGTGGTGATCTAGCTGCTACCACTATGGCGGTGCCGATGACATCAGGTTTCCAGCAAGTAAAACTGGTTGTTAGCTGTGATCAGATCGGTAAAAATGTACCTACAGGGAATGTTGAAGGTAGCGCACCTTACATTATTGATTGTTATTATAACATTAATAGCGAGGGGTACAGAGAAGTTCGTAAAATCACCAGTACAGATACCTCAAAATGCAGACGCATTATGTTAGGTGCAGGTTGGTGGCTATATGAGTTTGACTTCAGCACAGTTGCTGATTGGGCAACTGACAGTGGGAACACATTGAGTGGTATTCGTTTCGACTTTGGTCAAAATATGCTACCAGAGGCTATTACTGGTGACTACGGTGATCCTGTTGTTCATGTCAAACAGGTAATGCTGGAGAAAACCGATCAGTCAGAAGTTTATGGTAAGCAACTCCAGTTAATCAAAAACTGGTATGAAGCTGAAACTGCTCGTATTCCTAAAACCAGAGGGGTAGTTCTGGATGCAGGTACAGAAGACATGCTGGTTAAGGCTGTGTGGCCTAATCTGGACGGTACTTATCTTGAAAACGCTGCACGTTCTATTAACTGGTTCAACTTCCACAGAGCCATGTGGTCAGTTAATATTTTCCTCTGGAAATTATTCCACGACCAGACAAAAGGGTTCGGCCCTGGTCTGCGTATGGCCCCGATCTGCTGGACCTCTCTGATGCGTTGCTATGACAACCAATGGGAGTTTGGTGGTAGAGAATGGCAGAACATGAGGATGAGGGTTTACTCTCAGTTTGCAGTTAAACCTGTAAACTATTATAACTCTGGTACTTCTCGTATTCTCTTCCAGGAAGGTTCTGAAGCCTATAAGGTAGAAGGTTACAGCGGGTCTATGATTGAATGGGGTACTAAACTTCTTGCTCGTGAAAATCTTGCAAAAGAAATTTGTCAGGCAATAGGCGGTAACCTTGTTCAGAAACCTGTACCTCGTTGGATGACTTTACCGTGCTGGAATAAAACCGCAGCTAACACGTATGCAAATACGAACGCAGATGGCGATTTGTTCCTGTACTTCGATGACATGTCCCAGTACACAAGCTGGACACCTGGTAACATCCATTTACAGGTATGGAACAGTGCAGGCTCTTTGGTTTACACTACAACCAACGCTGCTAATGACAACTGCTGCGTAATTCCGAAAGCAAAACTGGAAGAATGTTTTGGTACAGCACGCCCAGACCCTGTAACACTGTCTATGATGGTCCTTGACCAGCCCTCAGGCGCTTTTGGTCCAAGGGTTGCACATATATACCAGAATATCGAGTATGTGAAACCGATCCAGCACATGGATGTAAGAACAGGATGCACACTGTCTCCGAACAGCAATAAGAAATGGTGGGGTATGCCTAACACCAGTTGGATTGCGGATGAGTACGTACTGATTTATCCGAAAAAAGCTCTGGATAGTGCAACGATCAATGCAAACTCTAATTACAGCAACCTTGCTGAGTTTGTAGTAAGAAAAGATCTTGCTTATGACTACCATACTCCAGGAGATGGTACAATACCTGGTGCAGATCTTACACTTGGTGCATGGTGTGTCCCTGTTGAAGTTCACTGGACAGATGAGACAGGTAAAGAATCTGCTGGTACGGTACTGACAGCCATAGTGGAGGCCTCTGATGAAACTGGTACTCTAAGAGATAACATGGTAGGCCCTTACACCAAAGGTGCCCTGGCAATATCCCCGAGGGTAACGGCGAAAACAGGTGGCGTATCTATCTACGGATTCAGTGACTCTGACAGTTGGGCTTTAATGGATAACAGACACACATGGGCCGCTGGTTCAAGCGTGACCTATGAGTTCTTACTGAAAGGCTTCTATTCACCAACGAATGCCTATCAGGAACGTGGTACTTATCCTTATACCCAGTCAGGCACACAAGCAGGTTTTTACGTTACGGACAACTACGTACCTGGTGGTGCAGCAAGCCTGGATTTCGAGGTCACCTCAAGCGACCCGACAGTCTTTGTTGCTACTAAACTATCTGATCGTAAATTCGCTATCAATGCTGTGAAAAATGGTTCAGCGGTTATCACAATTACAGCTACGGTTTCTTACGGCGAAGGTTCTTATACCTTCAGTAAACTCTATAACTGGAAATGTGGTTCCGGCACTGTGATTACAGGTTTGCGCGATCTACCTAACCCGTTCAACGGAATTGGTATCAAAGGCGGCAGCGGTGTTATGCGTAAACCGACTCTGCAACCTGATGGCGCAGTTGCTGCTTCAGAGTCCTGGTTAACGAATAACTCAGATGCCGTTACGATCACAACCGATACGGGGCAGGTTAAATTCGTTGGTGTAGGTACAGCTGTTATCACATACTCCTGTACTGACATTAACGGCACAGTCTTTACGAAGACGACTACAATTACGGTTAAAGAGATTCACCCGCAGTACAGGGCGTGGGTAGGTAACCCGACCGACGGAGCTTATCCGCAACCTTACGGTACAAGCAACATGGAGTCTTTCTCTGCTCAACCGTGTAGCTACCAGACTCTGGTAAGTTACCCGATGAGAGTTTTTGGTGGTATGTATATCCCAGAACTTAAAGGCGTGCCAGCAGGCCAGCTAACGATTTACGCAGGTGACCCGTCAAGATTAGCTAAATTTGGCTATTCTTCTCCTACGGTTGCATTGAGTCAATCTGGTTGGTGCGGCTATGAACTCAATTGGGACCTTATGGAAAACGGTAAAACTTATATGGAATTTGCTGTAGCTGTGCAGGGAATCTCACAAACAGCTTGCCGTGCAGGATTTAATATCAAGGAAGCATAATAGCATAATAACAGAGGAAACAATTTGGGGGCCTTAATGGCCCCCTTTTTTGTTTGAGAGGAAGGATTAAAAGTGAGGATTATTTCTTGTATGCATCAACAATACCATCGATCACAACCACAACCATCATCCAGAAAACTAACCAGAGTGCTGGAGTATCCAGAAAGATGCCAGGGAGGAAACCTTGTAGAGCCAAGTCTACCATGTAGTACAGGTCCATATTGATCCTTAATGTGTAATGTTGAAAATATCTGCCTGTAGTGTTGCAGCTTTATCTTTTAACAGCTCCAAACATTCGATCTGTTGCTGGATATCCAAATAGTCTGCCACAATTGCTGTAATGAGTACAAACATAACACACAGTGCAACAAGTGCGATGACATAAGGGTTGTCTGAAAGATAACGTTTATTCATTAGTATCTCCTTTCGTTCTCTTGTTGACGTGGTGTATTATACTCAAATTGACGTCCTTGTCAACAAAAATCTTACCTGTTTTATCAATGTAAGAAGTCTCTGTCTCCCAAAACGACTGCTTCGATATACTCATCATGGTGCTGAATAGCAGCCAGATGTAAATAAATATAAGCATCACCGTAACCGAAGAAGCGACGATGAGCTTTAGCCCATGCACGTAATCCCTTCCACATCACGAAGTGGTAGAGTTGTCTGATTTTATTTTTCATGTAAGTACTCCTCTGGTTCAGCTTCAGGCTCTGGGTAGTCCTCTATAACGAGAGGCCAGTTATTCTCTTTAGCTTTACGTTTGTACATTACTTCATCCCTGGCGAACTCCAGTTGGTTCTTAGCTGGGATACCTGCTGGGTTATCATCAATCCAGATATCCGGGAAGATACCCATCGTAGCCATATAAGCCGCTTTCTGTATACCCGAAGTATAGAAGATATCCATACCCAACTTTTCAGCCCACATTTGAATGTCACAACTGTCCTGTTCAGGGAACCGGAATGTGACAAAACAGCAATACCACCCAGCCTTCTGCAATGCGCCCACAAAAGAGGCGAAGATAAAAGGCTCTGCATTGAACGTGTTATCGAAGTCAAATGCAGCAACTTTCGTGCCATTGCGTGTTTCAAACGGCAGGGAAGTGGTTAAGCCGCTATAATCAAAAATGTCCCCACTACCGTCATTATAGCCTGAATCCATAGCCTACTCCTTATTTTTCAAGAATTTGTGTGCAAAAGCGTGTGTGTTTTCCGCAGCTTCAATGATACAACTAATCTTGCGATCCAGTTCTTCATTTTCTTTTATCAGCTGTGGAATCTCCTTGGCATGAACTGTGAATTCAGCAAAATCCATATCCAGGATCTGGTTGATACGGGCATCGTTAGCTTTGGCTTGCATATTCATACGGTATGCAGCAGACAGACCTTCCTGTACCATAGACAGGCCGTATTCAAGGTAGCGTAACTGTTCTTTAGTCATCGTAGTGGTCCTTCGTTCTGTTGATGGAGTATTTATACCACAACGTACGGGTCATGTCAACAGTTTTCTTTCGCTAAATCAGTTGTGTAGGAAACAAGAAGAAAAAATAAACCCCGCCGAAGCGGGGTCTATGAGATTAGAAGTTCATCTGCATGTACCCCATTGGGTGTGCACCTGCCATTCTTTCAGCTACTGCGCCCCAATCCACATCCATAGCGTGAACACCTAAAACTACCAAACCAAGTGCAACCAGTGCTAAAACTTCGATTCTCATTTTCATGGCTCACTCCTTATTTATTTGTTGTACTTGACTTCTCTTTATTTGATGGAAGCATCTTAACACAACTGATCTTCCATGTCAATAAATATTTCTACTATTTTTAGTCAAATTGCAGGATAAGATCGATCAGTTTACTTGGTTCATTGATATACTCACCTTTGCCATATGGCCCAGGTGGCATTGTGTGAATAGGTTGTTCTTCTACGTACGGTCTGATGAACTCTGCCAGCACCAATTCTATAACCCCTGGCCCATAAGGTGATTCCATCATTCTCCGGTGGAGTTTGGCATCTCTCAACGCCAGTAGTGGACCGTAACCATCCATTCTGCCATACAGTAGATACTCCGCAGAGTGGTGGATGAAAGCCTTCTCATAACGTCTGCGTTGGTTTAAGGTCGCTATGATTATCTCCGTATAGGCATCCTGTAGAGCCTTCTTAGCGTGTTGGATGTTGTTATCCCCAGACTCCAGTAAGCCCTCCAGGATTCTCACACGGCTCATGTGGACTTGGTTTTCACCGACATGGGCGATAATATTCCCTGTCTGATCGAAGTTTTCCATCAGCCTCCACACAATGTTGACACTACCTGTCTGAGATAATGACTTGGCGTACCAGCCTTGTTTGTGGAAGTACCAGTCAGCGTCCTCCATCAGGATTTTACCGAAGTCTGCTTTCAGTTGTTCTTTACTATGCGGATCATTCATCATTACCCTCCAGCAATTGAAGTAGAAGATCTATACCGTCGTTTGGGTCTTTATCATAGTATTGCTTGGCAGCCACGTAACTTTCCTCATCCACATACCTTTTGATGTATTTGAACAAACTCAGACGTAGCATATCCTTTCCCATCGGATCTTGTAATAAGCGATCCAACAGTTTTGGTGCACGTTTTTCCATCGCGCAAGGGCCACCATTATTACCACAAGCGTTACGGTTAGTCAGGAGGTCAACTCCGAACTGTAGCAGCTCCTTCTTGTGCGTCTCACGTTTTCTCCAGATTCTGATGTGCGTCTCTCCATCAATATCGTGGACAATGTTGTGAAGATCATTTATACTAAGGTGGTCATTGCTCTCCAAAGCCTTTATCATTACCTTACATTTGGAAGTGTAAGTGTCCTCCCTGTAGTACCGTGGTACTGGGAAGATATACTTCTCGAATATCATTTTGAAGACGTTGAAGCGAGAACTGGCGAAATAATAATGCCAATAGTCATTCCACTCCGCTTCAAGAAAAGTATCCAGATCCCTCTGGAGATTGTTAGTAAAAAATTCTACATTGCTCATAGTTCCACCACTGTGCCTTCCAGATCCTCTTCAGTCAGGTCGTCCAGTTTAACCACTCTGACAAGGCCACGACGGATGTACAGATCCATCATCTCTCTGTAGTTTTGGAACGGATCATCACTGTTGCTGACTACAACAACTTTACGATCTTGACGAGCTTCTTGCCATACCAGACGACAACGCATCAAGTGGCCCAGTACATCTTTATCCATTTCTGGCTTACGAGTAAACATATTAGTCCTCAGTAAAATATTTTTTAAGTTTTTCTGTTAAAAGTTCTTGTAACTGTTGCTCGTCGAGCTTCTCGTCAAAGTCAGCAGCAGCTGCCTCAACACACATATGGTAGATCGCAATTTCAAGGTCGTCAAGTCCCAACATCAATTCGACCATCATATTTTCATCATCTGTTGGGTGGGCCGGATCAGAGATCATGTCCATTGGCACGATGACTTTCCAGTCTTCTTTAGTCCCCACAGGCCCCTGGATCTTACGGCTAATCTCTATCAGATGTTTAGTGTAAAAGGCTTCGTACTGAACAATCTCATAGTTGTTACGATAGTAAACGTAGTCAAGGTAAGTACCCAGCCGAAGCTGGCATACTTCAACCCCAAACCACTCCTTCTTCCACTGTTTTTCGCCTGAAGATTGGCATTGGCGTTTAGTCAGCATGGCCGGGTCTCCTGTTAATGACGGGCGTATCCGCAAAGGATGATTTCTGCATTGACTTCTGTTGCAGATAAATCCCCGTCCATAATTTGTAAAGAGAAGTCTTCCAGGTCTACAGTGTAGATGCCATCTTCTTCGAAATCCTCCATGATTAACACATTACGTGCTTCAGCTGCCACTATGATTTCTACAACCGTGCCTGGTTTAAAAGCCTTGAGAGGTTTGACTACAGGTTCAGGCTCTCTTAAAGATACAGATGTTGCCATGATTGTGTCTCCTATTTAACGTTTTCAATCAGATCAAGAGTTCTGCCGAAAGATGGTGTATACTCTTTGTTACCACCTTCTGTCCTTATCCAAAGTGTATTATACTTATCCCAGTTGTTGTTGTCAACCTCTTTTTCAAAATCCGATTCAAGATACAGGTCAGTGAAGATAATCACATCCTGAACATCAGACAGATGTTTATCCAGATATTCAAACACACAGCCTGCGCGAGTACCGAACGTAGACTTGATCTGGTAGTCTGGCATCTGTGCAATATTCTGGTGAGTGTATACCTGAACATCACCAACCTCTGTTGACCAACAGAACATCGTAACTTTGAACTCTTTATACAGGCTGCACAACCCACCGATTTCTGAAGTGATACGTTTCAGAGTTCGTGGAGAGATAGAGCCTGATACGTCGAATGCAACAACTATATCAATCGTTTTCTCCTGGTTGCGACCAGGGAGAATAACAGATTGGCGGTTGTTGATAGCCCCTTTGCTGCGTAATGTGTGAGTTAAAGCACCCGAGCGACGTGCCGGACGACGATAAGTCATATCAGCTTTCCGGTGAGATAACATGCGCTGACGAATCACATCCAAATAGTTGATAACAGGTTTATTACGAGTTTTAATCCACTCACGTACCTGTGCCGGGCCTTCACCACCTGCCGCCTGCATAGCAGCTTCCATCATGTCCCCAGAGTCCTGCATTGCTGCATCTTTCTCTGCCTGAGTCATCTGTGGTTGGTTACCTTTTTCGTAGCCCATAGCTTCACTGAGGTTGTCAGACTGACCTTGCCCATCCCCCATGTGAGTATCTGTGGCTCGTTGACCACCGCCACTAGCACTCTGGCCTTTACCTTGTTGCTGTTGCTGTTGTTTTTCCAGGTCTGCATAAACTTTTTCAGTTATCCATCCATGATATTTCTTATCGCAATAGCAATATTCAAGGAATGCAAAAGGTTGGCCCTTTTTCAACTGTGTACGAATGCCGTGTGGGAACATTACACATGGCGGTTCGGCTAAATCTTCCAGCAGACCAGTATTGATAACATGGTCAGCAGCCTGATTGAACAGGTTGTGATCGGAGAAGGCTTTACCACGACTGAGATGATCAGCAATGATGTGGCCTATCTCATGGCACAAAAGAAAAGCAACCTCTTTAAGCGTTTTAGGTGCATAGAAAGCATCCAGCTGTTCTTTCATCTTATCATCGCACTTAGGCAGAATGATAGCACGGCGTTCCTGGCAAACACCCATGATGAACTCTGGATTGTAGTAAATCCTTTTATGGTCTGTGGCAATAGTATCACACCATGTGTGGTTCTCAACAAATTGTAAGCCCGACAGGAGCACGCCGTAGAAGCTCAATCTCTCCATGAGCCACATACGGGCACCCTGGAGCATACGTAGAGCTTCTGGTTTCTGTGCTAAAATCAGTTCTGAACTTCTTGCGTCCACTATGATCCTCCAAAGGGGGCCAAAGCCCCCTTGTTGTTATTTTCTGTTAGCTTACACCTTTTTAAATAGGTTTGCAAGCTCTGCCATCGTCATATTAGTCGTTTTCATGAGGTCAGTCATCGCTTTTTCCATCACAGGTGTAACTACCATAAAGTTACCTTTGACAAAACCTTTATCACGATCAGCCACCAGGATCGGCTTACGACCTTCACCTAGACGTTCACCAGTCAGTGCACAACATTTTCTCTGGTACACAGACTTAAACTGGCTGAATGTTAAATCTACTTTCATACCGATATCGTAGAAAACCTGACAGTAGAAAGCATAAGCCTGAGCAATAGCCACGTCTGGTGGCAATGCTTGAGGTAGTTGTTTAGGCTCCTCAGGAGCGTCTACAGCGTCCTCAACAGCTTCGGCTTGTACTTCTTCAACTTCAGCCGTTTCTTCAACCACAGGCTCACCCACAATGTCCTTGATATGTTTTTCAGCACGTTTTTCCATGAACTCACGTAATTCCTGTGCAGGTGTCATAGGTTCTTCCTCCTTAGCTTCAATTTGCTGCATAAGTTCTTCACCACCCAACAGGCCAAGTTCAGCTTTATCTGCTTCCGAGCCATACTGACGCATGAAGTTTTCGAAAGAGTATTCTTCTTTCAAGGCCTCCATACGTTCATCCGACATGTGAAGAATCATATTTTTAACAATCTTACGATCATGACGGTCTTTAACTAGAACTGCGTTACCGCGATCAACCATAGAATCTTTGAGTTCATTACACCGTGTTCCGACTACACAGCAGTTGTGCAGAGCATAAGCCCCTTCACAGTCTATACGTTCCAGAGACGGGTAGAATGGATTCCCCAGTCCATTCTCGTCAGTGTGCATGTCAAATGGGATGAATGTATAATCACAAATCCCATCACCTAGCAGTTTTTTACCAAAAAGTAGATACTCTTCCCACGTCAACGTAAACATGATGCCCCTTTTCTTAGCATTGCCTTGTTTACGTTTATATTTTTTATTCAGCTTCTCCAACTCCCATGGTTGATAGCAGCCCTCCAGGTATTGAACGTTTGTTTTAGCCATAGCAAATGTCCTTGCTTGTGTGTATTTAAGGCGAACATTAACATGAAAATTTATACTTGTCAACTGAAAAATGTTGTTGACTTTTGGTTCATCTTGATCTATTCTTCGCCAATAACAGAACGAGAGAGGAACCTTTTCATGTTTGAGCACCATATTACACCATTTGACCCTATGAGTCAAGCACCGACAGATATAGGGACGATACTCTCTTCTCTGTATGAGAGTATCCTATATCGTCGCAGACTGTTTACAGCTTGCCACCCGTTCTACAACTTCATAGCTAACGCTATCAACACCACAATCAATAGCGCAGGCTTTGATGACTTCCACTGGGTCTTTACTAAAGAAGATAAACCAGACCATACTTTTGTGGGCAGCTTCAGTATGGAGATCAATAAGGCCGTGTCATGGCAGCGTGCAGGGTGTGTTATGTTCCGTTTCCAACAAGGTTTTGCTTCTGTAGCGGAGCATCCTTCTTTTATGAACGGCATTGAAGGTGGAGAGAAAAGTTTCTTCAAAACGCTTGCAAAAGCATTTGACATGCAGCCTTTTATGGTGTATGTTTATTATAGCCTGAACGGCAGGAGTGCATGTTACTCTTCAGATATCTCTATTGATCTGCTTGACTCGCCATACGTTTTCTGCTATGATGGAAAAATAACTAGCAGGATGACTGGTAATCAGAATGTAGCAGACTTCGCCCCGTTGCAGATTAAGTCACGGGAATACACAGCTCTGGGTGGAGAACCTGTTATGCTGATTAACAAATATCGCACAACAGGGGAATTCCTGATGTTCCAGTACCGGAAACGGGATAGCCGGATGGAGTATGCCCGTGTCAGCTCTGACACTCTGGAGTCATTTAAGGGGGATGATGGTAAGTTCTCACCTGAATCTCTTGAAGTCATGGAAGCGATGGGAATAAAAGATCAATTGTGGGTTGACAACCTGCTTGGGGATGAGTTAGAATTACTACGTCCGATGTTGAAGTGGGACGAAGAAACTAAAGCTAAATACGAAGGAGACTTCTAATGAAAAAACCTCAGATTTTCCACGTAGGTGAAGACGTACAAGCGGATGCTGTATGGTTTGCAATGCACCACACAACAGCTGATGAAATAGCTATGGGCCATGCATTCGTTAACCCTGGTGATAAACTGCCGTACCCTGGTGATTATGTTGTGGCAGCAATGGACGGCTACACTGTGTGCTTGCGGGTAACTAAAATCTTCCTGGACCCACGCCACAATCATCATCTGGTTCTGGCATTTGAAGAAGCTCCTGCGTATGCTCTGGGGGTGGGAGAATGAAAGTAGTCGTCCTGCGTAACCTGGAACCTGTAGTTCTGGATGAAATAATTCTTATGACAGCTGGAGAGTGTCTGGCTGTGTGTATCCCAGAGAAGGATTTAGCTTTCCTGATGGGGTGTTTACCTGAAGATCTGGATAAGAAGATTGCTCATCTACAGAAAAAAGGTGTAGACGATTTATTGAGATTCGGCTATGGTCAACCTATCTGCGAGGCAGAAGATTTTCTCAACCCGGCTGAATGTGTAGCAGAATTTGAAGTGGAGATCGAAGAATGAAACAAATCGTAAACGTTTATCTGAATGCAGAAGCTGTTAAAGTTGAAGGTGAACTTTTTGAAGCTGGTGACCTGATGATTATCCACTTCGTGAAAGAAGATAAGGGATACATCTCACTGAACCTGTTAGAGTATATCCCTGAAGGGATGATGCCTACTGTGTGTCAGACTTTGTATGCAGGTGGTGATTCTAAACCTCTTGCAGAGCTGGATATTGGGCCTAAAGATCTGGTCATTTCTACAACGGTAGATGTGGGGGAATGATTATGGCACGATGGAACAAGACACTAGATTTATCTGACTGGTGGGAAGGACTCCCGCTTGATGATGGCACACTTCAGGTGTGGACTGGCAACAATGTACACAAATTCGCCAAACGAATAGCCCGAAAGATAGCTGAACTCTACCCACGGCAACTGAACACAGATTGCCCAGAGTATGACTGGAACCTCGACGATGTAGTTGATCACTTCCTGGCAATTCTCCCACCGGAAGAGTTCAATAAGCAGGTTCACGCCTACATCAATGAAGAACTTGATTTTCTGGTCACACCGATGGAAGATTTCGACTATGCCATGTCTGAGCTTTACGACTGGGCAGACAGACACGGGTTATGGGTGAAAACAGTTTTCTGATAAGGAGGTTGATCTATGTCAAACCAGTGCAGAGAATTAGACTTTGACAGGGATTACGAAAAGTATTATCATAGCGGCATGAGGGGAGGATCACGTAGGTGCACCCCTGTATACTTCTACGCTAGTCGGGGGATTGACCCACAAGAAGTTGTGGCTGGTAGAATGGCTTATAATTTCGATATAGCCTACGGCATCCCTGTCTTTGATGTAATGACAGAACTTGAAAACTTTGAGCACACCTATGAAGTAAGAGAGGAGCTTTACTAATGTCAAGAAACATTTTCGAGAGTGGGCAGATTACAGTACGTGAGTTGCCTGCCATGATCGGATTTGCCAAGCGGCACGGTAAGTCCCTGTTTATACTTGGTTCTCCAGGTGTTGGTAAGAGCCAGGTCATTAAGCAAACTGCTGATAAGTTGTTCGGAGAACGGGAAGACAACCTGATCGATGTTCGTTTGTCGGATAAAGATCCAACAGACCTGTCTGGCCTGCCTGTTCCGGTAACAGAGGAAGATGGCACAACTCGTACTGTGTTTGCCACACCTAGCTTCTGGCCTACTGATCCAGATTGGGAAGGCATTATCTTGCTGGACGAAATGAACCACGCAGATAACTTTCTCCAGAAAGTTGCCATGCAGATCATGTTGGACCACAAATGTGGTTGCTATAAGTTCCCGAAAGGTGCAGTGTTTGTAGGTGCAGGTAACCGCTCTGGCGATGGTGCAGTACTGTCTGTATTGGAAGCACCTCTGGCAAACCGTTTAACGATTGTAGAAGTCATTCCAGATGCCAATGTTTTCCTGGAAGATTATGCATTCTCGCACGGTGTGCACTCTTCTGTGATCGGCTACCTGAAACGCCAGCCGTCGTCAATTGAGAACTATGAAGCAATGGCAGACTGTAACTGTCCTGCATTCGCCACACCTCGTTCATGGGTAACTGCTTCGGATATTGTGTGGGACCTTGATCGCCATCTGGTTTCAGAAGCTGAAGCCCGTGTCCTGTTACAAGGGACGATTGGTCATACAATGATGTTGGAAATCATGACTTACCACACGAAGAAACGCAATCTGCCAGAGATTGGGGATATCTTTGCTGGGGCTGTCAAAGAATTCAAAGGTCAGAAATCTCCAGACCTCATCTGGATTCTTGGTTCAGAAGGTTGTATTGGCTTACGTAATATGATGGCTAATATCGAAGTTGATGATGACGAAGTGGTTAGCAGTGCTGCAAACTTCCTGGACTACCTATGGAATAACTTCCAGAATGACAACAGAGATTTTGTATTCTCTGTATTTAAAGCGATGATTAGCCCGAATGCACTTGGCAATGCCATTCTGGTGAACAAAGAACATGGTCGTGAGAAAATCATGGCTAAACTGATTAAAGCGTACCCTAACCTGATGGCTATCGTCAAACAGTTTGGGGAAGAGTTCCGTGACTTGTTAGCTAAGGCTTAAGGAGTGCACAATGGCTGCATTAGGTAAGAAACGCCGTGGTAATTTCCTGGTGGTCTTGACAGATCACCCAGAGGAAGAGTATCATTGCAGATCAACACGGGTTATCACGGTTCAGGATCGTGAAGGTGATGAAATCTGGGATGAGTTGATGTTGACTTGCTCTGACAGTGAGTATTTCTTCATCTACGTTAAGGATAAAGCAGGTTTCTTTGAAAACGACGATCTGTTACGTTATGACATTGCAGAGATGGTAAGAGCTTGCCACAAAGATAGTGCTGAACTCTTCGGTCTGCAACTTTGGGATAAGACATTCTTCTACCAGGATGAATGTGTGGAGATTTACAGGGAAGTGGAAGATGAATTACTCCACGATAACTGATACTAATCCACAACACTTTGCCCCTCTTATAGAGGGGTTAACTGCTATGGAGCTGACCAATGATTATTAAAAGTGACCATAAAGAAGCAACCATTCTCGGTAAGAGTGAAGTTACCACAGGAACAATTGCGCTGAATGCTGAGACGTTTGGCCTGATTATCAAAGGTATTTACAAAGATCCTTTACTTGCTTCCTGCCGTGAGCCTATCTTCAATGCTGTGGATGCTCATGTTGAAGCAGGTCGTAAAGATGTGCCTATTAAGATCCATACACCGACCGACCTTGAGCCTTACTTCTCTGTGCAGGACGAAGGCCTCGGCATGTCTGAAGAAACTGTACGCACGATTTTTATGACATTGGGCGATTCTACTAAGCGCCAAAGCAATGAACTGGTGGGTGCTAAAGGTATTGGCTCAAAAGCACCTCTGAGTAAAGTAGAAGCCTTTAACGTTATAAGCGTCTATAACGGCACAAGAAGCGAATATCTTGTCTTTATGGATAAAGGTATACCCAAAGTCACTAAGACGCGTAGTGAGCCTTCCACGCAGCATAACGGCATCACAATCATGTTCCCTGTGAACAAGAGAGATGTGTCTGCGTACCGCCATGCAATAGCTTCATGCCTGAACTATGCCAAGTTCCCGTTTGAGGTGTCGGATCCGATCACCACACGGATGCTGGAGCAATTTAGAAGTAATATTGACTACACATATAAAAAAGATGGGTGGACTCTATACATCTACCACGGTAATACTTGCTCTGCGGAAAGTCGTGTTGTGATGGGGCACCAACCTTATCGTTCAGAATATCTCGAATCTCTGGATACTTACCCACGCTTGGTGGTGGAGATTCCGATTGGTGATTGTGATATCAACCCTGGCCGTGAATGGACGATTGAAGGCGATGATGATGGAGGTTTCCTTGAACAACTGAAAGCCTTTGTAGATGAAGGTATCAGCAAACGTGGCGAAGAGATTGAAGTTCTGCTGAATAAGGCCACTTCTGGGGTTGAAGCTCGTCGTATTATTAAAGAGTCTGGTGGCTTCTTCTCACGTCTGGTAGGCTGGAAGTTCATGACTGCTAAATGGAAAGCCATTATGAATGGGCGCACTGTTCCGGTCATTAATGAGTTGCCTGTGTTTGTAGGTGGTACTCGTATTGGTGCTAACTCCCTGAAACGGGATATGTACGGACCTTCAGAGTTTTCAGCAGGTCGGAAGCTGGTCCTGAATGACGCAAATGGTAAGTTCAACCGTATTAAATGCAGCTATCTGGCTAATGAGACTGGTCGCAACGTCTACTATGTAGAAGATTTAGACCTGTCGAAAGAGTTGGCTAAGTATGTAGATGACCCGTTCTACAGTGATGTGTTGTTCCTACTGTCTGAGCTGCCTAAGCCACCAAAAGACCAGTGTAGAGTGAGCAGTGCATATCAACCAGGCTATTATGTCAAAAAGTTGGATGAACATGGTTGGTTCTGCCGTGAACGCATTAGTAAACAGGATTTTAAAGATATCAAATATTGCATCCCGTACGATGGGGATATACAACGAGGCCGTAGTTGGTTGGGTGAGAACAATAATATCTTCCAACAGGATCCGGTAGTCTTCCGTGAAGCCTTTGGTATCCCACAAGATGAAGATGTTTACATGGTTGCCGAAAGTCGCTTGGCATGGGTGGCAGAAGATTGTATGATTATTACGGAGGTTGATGCAAAACCTGTTCTGGAACAGGATGCCTGGAACTGGCTCTTGATGAAAGCTGCAAATACAACAGGTTACACAGAATATAAGATGCAACTGGGAAAACTGGGTGTGAAAATGTGCATCGATCCCAAAATAAAGGAAAACCAGTACAAGGTACGTATGTGGATGGGGCGTTGTTCGTGGAAGTACGGAGATCTGGCTGCTAGAGCAGATCATCTTGTGAACCTTCATGTGAAATGTGCTCGCCGCTACATGGATGGTGTGTATCAACGCTACCCGTTATTGAAACGTATCCAAGGGGATTACTGGGATAAACCTGAAGTTATTGAATACATCGAATTAATGAAAGCTAAGAAGGAGACTGGATAATGTCAGAGTGTTCAACTGTATCTGTGTACGTGCGTACTTACAAAACCCGTAACGATGCTCGTGCAGCTAAAGCGAAATATGAAAGCCGTGGTTTTCCTGTGGGTAAACCGTACCTGCTTGATGGTGAATGGTGGATAGACGTACACACCCCGGTAAGTTGTGACATTGATAATGAAGTTTTGGAAGTGGAATACCACTATGCAGAGTTCGCTTCTCGCGGGGAGGCCCGTAAGTTCAAAGAGAACTGTATGGAAGGTTCCACACTTATTGACCGTGGCCCTTATGCAACTGTACCTCGTTGGGTGGTCAAATACCCAGGCGATGTAGTGGGTGTGCTGCACTGGGAAAATGCAAGTCCTAAAAACCTTGTCTACACTCCGGCAGAAGATGTGGTGACTTACGATGTTGATACCTTGGTGCCAAACGATGATCCTATGGTGGTTATCTTTGGCAGTATGATCCAGATTATCACTCGTGAAGACACTTATACTATCGAATCCGATGACAACGAAGCACTCTACAAAGAAGTGTTTGCAAGAGTTGGTGCTAACGACTTCGATGGTGCCATTCAACTCATTAAGGACGCTGAGAAAGAGAGTAGTGAAGGTTATGAAGTGCTGGATGAAGAGAATCATCTTGTAATGTTTGACGGTGAACTCTTCTATTACGGTGTACATCTGACTTCCACTATCGCCAAACGTATTGAAAAAGATGCAGCAGAAGGTACTCTGGATGACCGTTACATCAAGTTCCTGGTTCGTCTGCTCCGTAACCCGTCTGCTAAGTCTGTAGAAATGCTCTACGATTTTATGCAGGCAAACGATATTGACATTCTGCCAGATGGTCGTATAAAATGTTTCCGTGGTGTCACTCAGTTACCTGACGGCAGTTGCGTAGACTACCACTCTGGTAAAGTCCCACAATACGAAGGTTGCTTTATCTCAATGCCTCGTAACTTTGTAGAGGATAACCCAGAGGTAGCTTGCTCTCACGGTCTGCATTGTGCAAGTGCTGAATATGCCAAAGGTTACGGTGTGTTAACTGAAGTGGCTGTTGACCCGGCAGATGTGGTTAGCGTGCCGTATGACTACGATTTTGCTAAATGTCGTTGCTGCCGATTCGAAATACTCATGGCCCCTGTTAAACGCACAGAAGGTATCCCGAATGAGTATGTCGTTGATCGCGATGGCAACGTAATAGAAGAGATCTTCTTCTAAGGAGGAAGAGTGGGAGAACATACTTATGAGATCGGCACGGATGCCGCCCTCGCTGCTGTGTTATGCGGTGAAAACGTCTACATATCGGGGCCTGGGGGCTGCGTTGACAAAGATACGGAATTTTTATCACCACGGGGTTGGAAAAAAATTTCTGAATGGAAGGAGGGGGATAAAGTTCTTATAGTGGATAAAGAATGGAATGCCCAGTTCTGTAATCCTATCCGCTACATAAAAGAACCTTGCAACAGAATGTATATGTTTAAGAATAAACGCTTAAACATGATGATTAGTTCAGATCATAGAGTTATCTACACTTGGAAAGGGGTAGGGGTATGCAAAGAAGACAGTGTACATGAAATGTCTGGAGAGCAGTTATATTCTCGCTTCAAAAGCAATGCAACAGGCATTCGTGCGAGGCTCCCTTCCGCGTTCCATTACGAGGGGCCGGGCATTGATATGACTGAAGGAGAGCTTCGGCTCCAAGTTGCTGTCATGGCTGATGGGCGCATTGTTAAAGAAGGAAAAGATAACTATACACAAATGCGTTTTGTTAAGGAAAGGAAGTACAAACGTTTACTGTGGTTATGTGAAACATTCGGGCTACGATACAAAGATAACGGGGCTAGGCCTTGTTCCAAATATGCTAGTGGTGTAGAGTATGAGGTCATAGTGTGGCCCAAAACTGAGGAGAAAACATATACAAGTCGCTACTATAATTGCTCGCAAGAGCAGCTACAGATTATACTGGAAGAATCCTATTTCTGGGATGGTTGTGTGAACGAAAAATGTGTTGTCACTACAACAAAAAAAGAAACCGCAGATTTTATCCAGTTTGCAATTCATGCTACAGGACAACTATCTGGATGGAAAAATGACTTGAGGCATGAGAACACCTGCTATTCAGTGAGGTCCTACAAAAGAACCACTGTAGGATTGGAAATGGATCCTCGTTGTGAAAAAACAACTATAGCAGAGGAGGTGCCAACACAAGATGGGTATAAGTATTGTTTTACAGTGCCTACAGGTATGTGGGTGATGAGAAGAGATAATAAAATACTTATAACAGGTAATTGTGGTAAGACTCATCTTTTACAAGATATACAGTCTTTACTTGGTGAATCATGTATGGTTGTTGCCCCAACAGGGGTAGCTGCGCTTAACGCGGGTGGTGTTACCGCACACAGAGCTTTTGACCTGTCAGCAGGTGTGACTGTTCCAGAAGACTTCACAGAGATTCGTTCTAAAACAGCTAAACCTCTCAAGAGTAAAGCACTACGAACTTTAGTCATTGACGAAGTGTCTATGGTTCGTGCGGATAAGTTTGTGGAGATGGATAAGAAACTCCAACACCTTCGTAAATCTAGTGAACCTTTCGGAGGTTTGCAGGTGATTATGTTTGGGGATTTCTACCAGGCACAACCTGTCATCTCTACGCAAGAAAGGGAGGACTACTACAAATATTGGGATACTGACCTTTGTTTCTATACCCAATCGTGGAAAGATCTTAATCTAAAATGTGTTGCCCTTGTAGAGCAATTCAGGCAAGAGTCAATCCGGTTTGCCACAATGCTGAACTGCGTTCGTGAAGGTCGGAGAACAGGCGATGTGGTTAAAGAATTAAACTCTCGTTGCTACCACGGTGGACAGGCCTCCGATGCTATCATCCTTTGCTCAACCAACAAAAGAGTGGAGGAGATAAACAGAGAGTTCTATGACCGTATCAATGGTGAGGAGAGAATGTATAAAGGGACGCTGAAAGGTAAATTCCCTCCCAATCAGCTACCTGTGGAAGATTTGATGTGCCTTAAAGTAGGCATGAAAGTCATGATTGTTGCCAACGACCTTAATCCTAACCACAAAGTTCCTTGTTATGTTAACGGTTCTCGTGGCACAATATTAAAATTCTATGATGATAAGGTTGACATTGAGCTGGATAATGGTACACTTGTGACTGTACCTAAAAAGTTATGGGAAAGCTACGAATACAAACCGTCCCTGAAAATGGATTGGAAGACTCGTAAACAGAAAAGAGTGATTGAGAGAATAACCACAGGGTCATTTGAACAGTTGCCTTTGAAGTCTGGATACGCGTACACAATTCACAAAAGCCAGGGTCTTACGCTAGATGCCTACAACCTAGATCTAGGTAAGAGAGGTGCATTTGCAGCGGGAATGACTTATGTTGCTCTTAGCCGTGCTAAGAAAATTCAGAGCATTACCCTCTTGCGTCCTGTCAGAGAAAGTGATATTATAGTAGACCCAAGAGTGATACAGTTTTACGCTGATACATTCCCTGGGTTGGATGAAAAAGTAAGAAACGACCTTGAAGCTAAAGTTAAAAAGGGGGCCGAGAATGAGTCTACTGGAGAATGTGGTTAATTACGTCGCTGATATTGATACATCTGAACCACAAGATGTAACAGTGCACGATTTCACACAACGCCATAAAAATCATGATCTTCTGCTGGTGGCAGACAGTGAGGATTATGATGTTTACCATGCTTTTGTATTCTCTGATACTGTTTTCGAAGTAGGTCAATTCCTGACTGTTGACTTCGGAGAGGATACAGGTGTGGAAGATATTGTAACTTTTATTATTGAAGATCTTGACTGCGCTGACGCAGAAGGTACTGCGTTTGAGCTGATCCTCCGTATTGTTGAGGAACTTGACATCTAGGTCAGATTCTGATAAAGTTAGAAGCATGAAGGGGAGTGAATGCTCCCCCTAACTAAGGAGACAGTTATGGCTAACAAACTACACAGTTTCTATCTGGACTTCACATATGAAGAGTATGTATGCGAATGTCTGTGCAGAGTCCAGTTACCGGATTATGATGAACGGGCATCTGATATTGATTACTACGGCTTCCGTGAAATCGTAGAAATTGAAGTCTACAAAGATGGTAACAAATTACCATTCTTCGTTTTGCCTAAAGGCGTACGTAATAAAATCAACTTTGCAGCACACAAAGCCCTGAAAGAACACTTACACTCTGCGGATGTGCTTTCTTCGTTCGCTGATGAAACAGGGGGCTTCTGATGGCTGATGTGAAGATTATCGGTGTTCCGTGCATTGATAGTTGTCTGAATTCTATGGAAGGCGAGTTAAGTAAATACGTTGACGAAGGTTATGTTATCACAGGCCAATGCATAACACCTCAGAGCAATATTATTTATACATTGGTTAAAAACACAGAAGAAAATAAAATTGTTCCTGTGCCAGCGCCTACGCTTGAAGAGTTTGATATCGACTTTGCTCTGGAAACGCTGGAAGCTGACTGGATCAAGAATCAAATTAAGGTAGCTAAAGTATGATTTACGAAAGTGACTATATCTGGAAGATTGGCCCTGCTTCACAAGATTTGATTGAAGTACCACGGGAAACGCTACAAAAAGCTGCTCTCAAGTTCCGTGATCTGGCAGTAATTGGTAACAGGATCTTAAAGTACCTCAAAAACAAACGTTATGTTGAAGAGAAGTTCTTCGGGCTGATCAAAAAAGAAACGACAGTATGGGAGCATTACCTGGAAGAGTCTCAGAGCTTCTATGCTGGGCTAGGTGTAGCCCAGATGGTGATGCATGACGGTTACATCAACCCGACTGAAATGCGCTGCCCACGCTACGCTATAAGTGATTACCCTGGGTTCCTGACGTATCATTTAACTGGCACAGCCTCTGAAAAAATTTATCTGACAGAGGAACATTTCGAACAACTGAATAAAATTTTAAACATGGACTTGACATTAGTCTCAACAGAGTATACAATTGGAATTCGCGTCGAGTAATATAACAGCCCTGCCCGAAAGGGCGGGGTTTTTGTGTTTGGAGGGCTAAACAGTATGAAGCAAGGCGTAGTATGGGCTTTATTCAATGGCTCTGACATTGCTGTCAAACCCTGGGCTGATGCGGGGTATTTGTGCTTCTGCTTCAATGCGGAAGGGGCAGATCACGGGAGCTATGCAGAGGTGGTAGAGGAACACCCCAACATTCAGTATATAGACTACTGGATTGACCCGTGGTTTCCACAAGAAACCTTGGGGATGTATCCTGCACCAGATTTCATCCTGTCGTTTCCACCATGTACCCACTTAGCGGTATCTGGAGCAGCACATTTCAAGAAAAAATTACAAAAAGACCCGTTGATTCAGGTCAATGCTGTAAAAGATGCACGTATTGCAGAAACACTGGGCAACATGTATAATTGTCCGTGGCATGTGGAGAATCCTGTTGGGGTTATGTCCAACATGTGGCGTAAACCAGACTATAAGTTCCATCCGTCCGAATATGGTGGCTATCTGTCAGAAGACGACCAGAATCCGTGGTTTCCAGAGTATATCTCACCAAGGGATGCTTATCCTAAGCTAACATGTGGCTGGTGTGGTAACGGTTTTGTTATCCCCGACAAGCGCCCTGTGCCACAGTTATGTGATTTAAACGGGTATTCTTTCCAGCATACTAAGTTGGGAGGCAAATCCCCACGTACTAAAATGATCAGAAGCCTGACACCTCGTGGTTGGGCATTAGCCGTGTTTGAAGCCAACGAACCCGTTGTAAGGAGCAAACTCAATGGGTAATTTCTTTAGTTCAGCTTATGCCAAGTTTGGTCAACCTAACCCACAAGCAACCAAATGGAGAAGTGGAGGGAGTGTGAGAAAAGACTACAGAGATGAAAAAGAACAAGAGACAGTAGAAAGCGTTCAGGCTTCCACAAAGATACTGAAAGTCCCACAGCAAAATATAGGCTTAGATGCTGCTAAATACTTTGGGATCCGCTCCGCAGTATCAGAAGAGAACGGGGTGGATATTGTTGCTACATACTTTCCGTATTACGACAAGTATGGCAATCTGACGGGTTACAAGAAACGTGACTGGACTATCCCAAAAGAACAGAAAGGCCACTTTAGCGTAGTTTCCGTCGTTAAGGCCAACAGCCAGTTCTTCGGTCAAAAGATGGTTGGGGAAGGCTCAGACCATCGTAAGATCATTGTCTGCGAAGGGGAAGGCGATGTTATTGCTGCGTGGCAGACGGAATGGATGATGGTTAAAAAAATAGCTACAGACCCATCATCAAATAAAAAAGCTAAAGCGTGGGCGCAAAGTGTTCTTGATGGTATTAAGTCTGTGCAGGACGGCGGTTCGGCTAAAGGTTTTCCCACAATCAATGTGGTAGGGCTTAACTGTGGTTGCGCGAATGCCGTAGATGCTTTTGCCAACAATGAGAAGTTTATTCGCGGCTTCGATGAGATTGTCCTGGCATTTGATAATGACGCTGCAAATGATGTTGAGAAGCTAAAACATGTCACCAAAGGTGTTGAAGCTACTCATAATGTTGCAGCTTTCCTGATGGCTGACAATGTTTACCATGTGCAATATCCAAGTGAGGTCAATGACCCAGAGGGTTACAAAGATATCCGCGATTTGTTCCAGGCTAAAAAGTTTGAGCAAATTCACGATATGTTTAAAAACCCGATCAAATATGTGCCAGATGCTGTAGCAGGTCTGAGTGATTTCTCAATTGAAGATTTACGTAAGAAATCCACCAACGGTGTTGACATTGGGGCAGAGTTCCCTAAACTTCAGAAAATGCTGAAGGGTTTACATAAAGGCACCCTGGTTATGTTAACTGGTCCTTCTGGTGGTGGTAAAACTACAGTGGCTAAGAAAATTGAGCACCAGATAGCTAAATACCTGATGGATCCTACGGTAGCTAAAGCTGATGACTACGACCCAGAAGACAGGTTGTGCATGATTCATCTGGAAGAGGACCCAGAAGAGGCCATCAACTCGTTGTATGCTAACCAGCTGGGGTACGATATCAAGAATTTCATGGAGGATCCGAGCAAGTATCTGACTGAGCAGGAGCATTTTGATATCCACAAAGCCTGGGTCGATGCTGACAAAATCAGGGTATTCCGGCACTTCGGTTCAATACCTGTAAACGACCTGATCACTAAATTGAAACAGATGGTGTGCTTGTATCATTGTCGTTACATCGTACTGGATCACCTGTCAATGGTTATTTCTGGTCTGAATGTAAAAGATGAACGCAAAGAGTTGGACCTTGCAATGACACAGCTTGCAGCATTCTGTAAGCAATTCAATGTGTTCATCCTGGTGATTGCACATTTGCGTCGTACAGAGATTATCCCACCGAAGGATAAGGAAGGCAGAGCTTTACCGTTCTGGTATCCTGTCCGTAAAGAAAACCTTCGTGGTAGTGGGTCGATGGAACAACTCAGTTGGGTTGTCATAGGGGTAGAGGCTGAAGAGATGCCTGACAGGTCCCGTGGGCGTGTCCGTTTGGTTAGCCTGAAAAATAGGCCAGCTAAAACCTTAGGCATAGCGGATGTGTTGATTATGGACCCAGAGACTGGTAAATTCTCAGATGCCAGTGATTGGGTGTGGGATAAAGAAACAGGGTTCTTCCTGAACAAAGACGGGGATATTGTCTGGAGGCCGCAAGATATGTTCGACAACGAAGAACATGTTGTTGTGGAAACTCCAGAAGGTAAGGTTACCGCAGATGTGAAACCTCAACCGAAACCTGTTGACACAGAAGGGGAAGAAGAGGACAATGGAGGGGACGATCAAAGCGTAGTCCAACAGGAGTTCCCTGAGGACGAAGATTGTCCGTTCTGATGCTTAACTGAGAGTGGGGAGGGCAGTACAGCCAGCTCCCCCTTACATGTAAGGTATTAATAATATGGCACTTTTCCTTTACGATTTCGAGTCATCTGGCTTGCTTGATGAGCCTGATCTGTACTATCACTGTGGTCTGTTTAAACAGCACCACAAAAACAACTTCATGTTATTCCTGCCGCTCAACGACAGGACCCATTACACAGAGGAAGATGTAGAAACAGCGAAACAGTTTGCTCTTAATAAACAAACAATTTACAAAAACTGTCAGGTGCGGGTTGCCGACTTTAAGTATCTGGAAGAGTGGTTGACAGGGCATTCAGATTGGTCACCGACAGCTCTGGCCTGCCACAACTGCTTCGACTATGACCAGATCTTGATGGAAAAATTATCTGGCATCCACTTCGACTTGTTCGAAGATAAAGATTGTATGGGGACCATCAACGGTCACAGGGTTAACCTGTTTGATACTCTGCCGATGAGTCGTATATTGTGGCCTGATCGCCCGTTACCGAAAGGTTGTCCCGAATCCGTATTCAATCCGGTAACAAAGAAAAGCCAAACTGTAGGTCCACACGGATTGATGGCCTGGGGCTATGCACTTGGCAACCAGAAAGTTAAAATTGATGACTGGCGCAATCTTCCTCTCTGGAAGTATGTAGACCGTGTGTGGGAAGACGTTATCATTCAAGAGTTACTCTGGGACGAACTGATCGCTGAGTCTAAAGGGATATTTTACGGTAAGTCTGACATGCAAAACTTTATGTATGATCCAGACAAAGAGAAACCTCAAGGATTCAAACAGATCACTTGGAAGTATGCTCTGCGTCGTGGGATGCTCCAGCACTTCCTGATGGGCTTACAGGCAAGACAGGGCGTTTATTTTGACATTGATGCAGCGATAGCTCTACGTCAGAAATGTGATGACATGATGAAAGAGATCGCTGATCGTGTGGAACCACTGCTGCCACTGAAAGAAATTTCAGAGGCTCAGAAGCCTAAGTTCCCACAGAAACCGTTTAATACGGATGGCAGTATCTCTTCGCACGGCTACAGCTGGTTGAAGAACAAACTGGGATATCCGGTTAATGAAGCAGCTTTTGACTTCAAACCTGCACCTAAACGCGCCTTCAACAAAGATGGCAGTGTGAGTGCCACAGGTATTAAATGGTGTGAAGAAAGAGGTTGTACTGATCCTGAAAAACAGGCAGACTTCCTGAGGGCAGCACGGTCAGAGGAAGCACCTAAACCTCTGCCTGATGACTTAATGCAGCAGGCAATTAAGGATTTGCAGGATAAGAAAATGCCGGATTGCATGGTGCCCATGAGAATGAGTAACCAGATGGATATCAAGCGTTACCTGATCTCTGTAGGCTGGCAACCAACAATGTGGAGAACGAAAGACTTAACCCGTGACTACCACAAAAAACAGTTGTCGGATGCTGAAATTGATGCTAAAGTAAGGGAGTACATGGATGAACTGGAAACATCCGAGTATCGTACTCTGATCATCCGTGAACTAAACAAGGATGCACGATTCAAAATTTCAGAAGCGAAGTTCTTGAGTCGTAAGAACTCTCCGAGGGTTGAGCAGGAGGTGTTTGCTAAGTTCCGGCGTAAAGCGAGAGGGCTACCAACGTCCCCGCAGCTGAAAGATAACTTCGGTCATCTTTGCCCTAATCTTGCCAAACTGCAAGGAGAGATGGCAAAAGACATTATATTCTGGCTGTCGTTGCGTAACCGTAGGTCAGTAATTGATCCAATCAAGGAAGATAAAGTTGATACAGGTTTACTTAATCATCCGAGATTGAAAGTTGACCACCGTTTACCAGCAGAAAGCTCTGGTTTGACTAACACATCCAGACAGAAACATCGTGTGATTAATTGCTAGTTTCACGTTAAAAACCTGTTGAATTGCTGGAAAACCCTTAGAGCCTGAATACCACTGCGAGCCGCGAGGCAAAGCGACGGTTTGAAAAGTTTCAGGATTGGGCAATCAGCAGCTAAGTCTCTCAAGTAGAGAAAAGTTCAACGACTATCCCGCAAGGGAGTAGATTGTAAGCTATTGGCAATCGAAGCGGCAGGGTGTAGAATAACTTATACAGGAAGACATGGCCGTTGTCTTCTTGTGTTTGCTACATAAGATATAGTCTAAACTGCGGGGAAACTCGTAGAAGGAGTCTTACATGTTCATCGTTTACTTACTTACAAACTTAGATAAAGATACTTCTTTAGATGTGTAAGACGACACTTGAAGAGTAGCGATCTTCGAGTAATATAATTGTGCAAACTTCCCTAAACCTTCACCTAAAGTTGTGCTGGGGAAAGAGATGCGTGGTCTGTGTGGAGTACCTCCGGGCAAATATCAATTAGGTGTTGACGGATCCAACCTTGAGCAACTCATAGCGGCGTGGGGTGCTTGGGAATTCGATAACGGGGCATATTACAAGATTGTCTCATTTGGAGATTCCCATGAAGAAAATGCCAAAGCCTACTCTAAAGCCATAGGGCGCGAGGTTTCAAGGGGGGATGGTAAACCTATCAGTTATGGAATTTTATACGGGGCCCAGAAGGATAAGATTGCGGATATGCTAGATATTTCCCCAGATTTAGGACAAAATATTATAGATGCGTTCTGGGACAGTAACTTTGGTCTGAAAGGTCGTAAAGAGGCGCTTGAGAAATTTTGGGAGGCAACAGGTAAGAAATTTATCTACGCTTTCGACGGTCATGCTGTCTGGACACGCTCTAAACACTCCTTGTTGAATGCGTATCAGCAGAACGGGGGTGCTTCATTGTGTGATCTGGTAGGTTTACTGGTTCATCGCAATCTAACGACCTTGAAAATAGATGGTAAAACTTGGTATGATTTAGGCGTTCGTCGTATTATTTACTACCATAAACAACATTGTGGCTTCATGCAGTAATGCATGTCGAATAACCTCTTTAATTGACGGGAAAGCTAAGTTGACTTTTGCATCCGAATGGGGTAAGATTTCAATATGCCAACCCGCAGCGAAGACTAAAGAGGTGTAGTTAAAATGACTAGATCAACTGATTATCATGGATATACTGTGTTTGATGATGGAACAATACCTCTATCAAAACGTGATCATACTCCGATGTTTTGTTTTGATAATGGTAGGGGTTATCTCTGTGTAATCATGTTTATAGATGGGAAGCAATGCACGAAAGGTGTTCACCGCTTGGTTGCTGAATGCTTTGTACCGAATCCTGATCCTGAAAAATTTACCTATGTGAACCATAAAGACGGGAATAAGTACAACAATGCATACTGGAATCTGGAGTGGACAACTCAAGGCAAAAATATCAAACACGCTTATGATAATGACCTCAGAGTAAGGCCAGTTGGTGAGTATAACGCCAACGCTGTGCTAACAGAGGCTGAGGTGATAGAGATTTGTGAGCTGTTACAAAGTGGTTTAAGACAATGTGAAATAAGAGATCTTGGTTATCCTTATGAAACAGTCAGGGCCATTAAACAGAGAAGACAGTGGAAACATATCTCTAAAAACTACACCTGGTAGTCGCGTTCAGAGACTATCGAAAGCACAATGCCGATGTGGTGTTGGAAGTGAGTAGAGTAGGCCAGCAAGTGCGGTCCAAATGGGAGGGTTCCTGTGATAAATTATTGCAGGAATGTGAGATAGTCCGACCCACAGGGGAAACCTTGTGGCTTTGCACGTAAAGGTGCGGGGGAGCGTAACGAACTCCTTGAACATGTGGATGAATACCAGTATGAAATTCCAGATAACGGTATGTTTAAGACAGTTTATGAGTTTGATACTCTGGAAGAATTGGAAAAATTCAAAGCAGAGGAGGAAGCCAAAGGTCGTATCTTTACTGGCAACAAGTATAAAAAAGCCCGTAAAGATGAAAATGGTGAAGAAGTAGTTGACAGCGACGGTAAAACCGTGTATGACCCAATCATAAACGAAAACGGCAAATGCCAATTGATTCATTGCAAGGTTGGTGAAATGGTTATTAAGTGCTTCCATCAAGCATCCCGTATCATGAAAGTGCCTTTCCAAATCACAGGTGAAGGTTTGGTTGGACGAAATTGGTCGGAGTGCCATTGATAAATCAATAACTTACGTAACACGGGAGGGGGTATCCCCCTCCCTGATCAGGAGAGTTAGCCATGCCAGAACGTAAAACAATTTCGGTAGTATGCGTGTTTGCAGCAGGTGAAGAAGACGGTTATCCGCACCTGGAAGGTTTGTTTAAAGAAGGCAAGGAATACACACTTGTCTATCAGAAAGAGGAAGAAGTATTCCTCGTTAAAGATGATAAAGTTCCACTTGAATGGTGTGCTGAATACAACGGCGGTGGTCAGTGGACTGTCGAAGGTTTGGAACTGATTGCAGAATTTAAAGAACTCTAAAAGGGGCCACTAAAATGGAAGAATGTATCGTAGTAAAAGCTAAATTCGTCAATCCTAAGGCATTTTGGTTTACAGAAGGTGGTACTTACGTACTCCAGAAACCTCCTCATCTGTGCTATTTGATGGTCATAGATGATGATGGTGAATCATGGTACACAACTCCACAGCCTGACGGTACGTGGGAAGTGGTAGGCACTTACACTCACGCTGTATTCGAGAAGGTGGAAGAATGAAAGTCAAAGGTACAGAGCACATAGAACGGGCTGTAGAGGTCGAACTGGATGCCCGTGAAGTGGGTGAACTTATCGACCACACAGCAGAAGAAGTGCTCCTACATTCGATTCAGTGTCGTGCAATGCAACGTTTCTATGAACGGGTTGCAGGTTTTGAAGGATCTTTTTGTGTACGGCAACGGTATGAAGAAGATGGTGCACCTGTGTACCAATTGTGGGAAATTGATGCTGACTGGGACTACCACAACGATGTTGGCATCGATGAAAAAATAAAAGACTTGACAACAGAGGAGGTTGTAGAGTATACTTATCTCCGTGGTTGGGTAGAGAACGCAATATTCCAGTTAAGAATTCCAGTTGGAGAAGCCAAATGAAAATTACTATCAAAACAGACAAACTGAACGCTGATATCGCTTTTAAAGATTGCACAGCAGGTGCAATCTATGAAGCAGAAATGTGTGAAAATCCGATGGTTGCACTCTGCGAACAGATGGGTATCAAACTTACTAAAGAAGACCTTAATTATATCGAAGAAGCACCACAATGCTTCCGCTTCCGCGACGATAAAGGTGAGTTTGTATACTGCACTTTCGAAGAATTTGTTTTTGTAAAACCTGAACATTATTAACTATTGACAAGTGTAGCGGGGTTATGTATAATAACCCCGTTAACAAAAAAGGAGAGCTAAGATGAAAGCACAACGTATCAAAGCTAAAGTAAAACGTTTCTGCCTTGAAGAAGACTGTGCATTTTGTGATTGTGAACCAGGTGTCATCTATGATGCTATTATCAATCTGGATGACGATGATGATCCTCAACTGGGCAAAGAGTGTGTCCTGATCGATGGTCATGGTGACGATGTTTACTGCACAACAACAGAACTGGAAATCGTAGAAGAAGGCGAGGTCTACGAAACTACTTACACAGAACTCTCCGTAGCTTTTCAAGGTGCCACAAGATGAAAAAACTTTGGGATTTAGACATTTTCGAACTGACTGGGTTCGATGATTCATTTGGTGTTATTACGGTCCGTGATGGTGCGGCTGTGCTTAATCTTAACGGTCAGCAATTCCTGCTCGAAGATATGGCTCTGGTACGTTCAGATGACAATCCAAAAGCTGATCTGTTTGACCGTTTACAACCATTTAAATTCTGTAAAGGTTCAGAAGCAGACCTTGATTGTAAAGTCAACATGATGGTCACTCAACAAGGTCCGTACCTGGTAATCTGCACAGTCAAGAAAATGTGCAGCCTTAACGATCACGACCCACGGGCTAAAAACGATGTTATCATCCTCAAAGTGGGTGATGCAATGGAAGATTTAATGAATGCAACTGGAGGTACTGATGCGGATTGATTATGAAAATCTGAATCCTGAAGACTTCCTGAAGATCTTACGTCGCGTAATGAACTCGCAAAACGAGATCACACTGGAAGATGAATTACTCGCCTCTTACCTTGAAGAGGCGGGAGATGAGCTTCCAATCTATGCTGGTCCGGGGGGCATGTATACTTTGTGGCGCAAGGTAGATATTCTTGAAACAGGTAAAGACATGATTGTCTGGCACCTGATCAACAATGTTGGGGTCCCAGCATTTGATAAAGCAATTGCAGAATTTTATCAACTTGATGAAGGCTACCCAGTATGAAAAACTTAGCAGACCACGTATTTTGTAAAGGTGACAAAATCGTATTCGACGAATTAGGCCCTGGTGCTGGAGCATGTAACAACCTGACAGTGAATAAAGAGTACGAAGTTGTAACTCCAACTTATAAACACGCTCAGCTGTTTGGTATTGATGCCGAAATCTTACTGCCAGGTATGTTTGAAATTAAAGACGATGCAGGCGATCTTATCGTAGGTGTTCTGGGTGACGGCCTGTGGGGTTATGCTCGCCCAGTATGATACTGTACAAATAATCAGTATTGTTATTCCTGTGGGGAAGTGCTATAATGGTACTTCCCTTTAATACGTTGTTCAACTAATCGGAGATTTCCTATAATGGAACAAATGAACGATCAAGAAACGGTGGCAATGAACGTGCCAGACGAAGAACAACCTCAAGAAGCTGTATTCTTAGGGTTATCACGAGATCAGGTGGCATTACTGGCTGTTCTCTCTTCCTTCTTTTCCAACCTTACTGAAGTAATTAAGCAGCCAGATGCTGATCAACTATTTCAGGCGCTGGTGGAAGAAGAAAACTACAGACGCTTGGATTATGCTCTAGGGTGGGTAGCTCGTAACCGTGACGATATCCTCGCTCTGGTGGGCACAGCAAACTTCGCTTTAGGCCTGCTGGCTAAAGTGCAGGACACGCTTATCAAGGTTGGCTTCCAGGCTGGTGATCAGCAACAAGAAGCTACGGAGCAACCACAACAAACCGAAGGAGACAAACAATGAGCGTTGTACAAGAATTCAAAAACCCGATGAATCCCCGTGAAACTGTACTTATGGCCCACGGTATTATTAAACGGGTGAGTATTAAACCTATCAAAGGGGCTGATCCTGAAACAGGTATCAAAACCACTGTGTGGCAAGGTAAGAAAATAGAATCCTCGCATACTATTTCTCTTCTGGTCGCTGAAGTGGATGAGAACGACAAACTGCTTCAGGGCGGTGAAGAGATGTGGGTTAGCATGGGTGATAAACTTCTGAAACCAGGCCATCAAGATTCTGTTAGTATTAAGATTAATGACAAATGGGAAACTGTAGTACCTGGCTGGATTGTTAACATCCCGCTTAAATCCAACGAGTACAACGGTAAAACCTATTACAAAGGATCTCTGGCTAAAATTGTTGTGTTAGGGGCCGGTGAAGTACCTGCAAGTGCTCCTAAAGCGCAGCAGAAAGGCCAACAACAGCCTAAACAGGGTCAGGGGAAGCAACCACAAGGCAACCAGCAAAAACCTGCTCAGAAAAGGGCTAGTGACGTTTTACGCATCTATGGCACTATCACAGCTATTGATGGTAAATCGGTAACCGTTGATGATCAGAAGATCGGTGTTGGTGTGATGGTAGTCAACAACCCAAATCAGTTGAAAGAACTGGTTGTGGGTGGTCGTGTTGCAGCCGTATGTGATACAGCAGGTAATGTCCTAAGCGGGTTTAAAGCATATCCACCGCTGGAAAATAAAACACCTCGTAAATCAACCTATGACCCTATTGGTGTGAGCACTGGTCACGCTCTTAATGCAATGCAAATCCTTCTGGATCGTGGACTAAACCCAGGGAGTACGACAGATTTAGGTATCGCAATGCAACTCCACACCTTGACAATTGAACTCAAAATGGAGTATGCTAAGGCAACAGGCAATGAGGAGGATGCCGTTGGGGCAACTGTAGGTAATGCGGTACTTAACGCATGTCGTCGTGTTAACATCAACAACCTACAGAATCTTGATTGTCTGTTCAAAGATATCAAAGCTGAAGCCAATAACGTTCTGGTAAATCTGGCTGAACCTTTGTATAAGTGGATCAAAACTGGTAGCACAACCGCTGTTCCTAACCAGGAAGCCAAACCAGAGCCTGTACCGGAACAGAAGCCAGAACCACAGCCGGAGCCTCAGCAGAATACTGTAGATGCTCCACCAGTGGAAGAGGATGAACCTAACCCAGCAGAATGGGATTTTGAAGACGTACCATTCTGATATTACACCTTGACAATAAGATTTAGCTTTGGTATATATACTACAGGCACATTAAAAGTTAAGGAGTTTTAGCCATGTTCAACGAAGAAAACTGGGATGTGTAACGATAAGGCCACCTTCGGGTGGCCTTTTTTATTGACAAGAGAAAAGTTTTAGGCTATAATTTGCCCACTAAGGGAGAAGAGGGCAACCACTATGATTAAACAAGACATTATCAAAGCGCGTGAAGAATTGGCAGCGAAGGAAGCTCTTGATCGGGGTTATCGCTTTGCACAGACTTATAAAACTATTCGCTCAGCACTGGCTGTTATGGTCAACGGACAACCGGAAGTGATGAAAAACAATATCAACATTAAAATTACTGAGTACACAATTTGCAGGTTAGAAAGTTTAGGCATCACTGTTCGTGATTATGCTTTCAAAATCTTGTTCCGTCTGGAACGCTTGGGGGGTTACTGATGAAAAAGTTCGTTGGCAAGGTGGTGGCTATAGATGTGGACCTCACGTTTGTTGATTCTGGTCGTGCATGGTTAGACTGGTGTCAGAAAAGGACTGGTCTGCCTATTAACGTCTTTCTGCCACCACAGAATCCACAGATGCGTTTTTATTACGATCTGACTAAATACTTCCCAGCTTGCTTTAAAAGCGATCTGAGACTCTTCTGGAAGTTAGGTAATATCTATGACAACCTTGAGCCATTACCTGATGCTGTGGACACTATCAAGTGGTTGCATAATGAAGGAGCTATCATCTGGTTTTTAACTGGATCTTTGAGTCATGAACAACATGTCAATAAATTCGATTTCCTCAACAAATGGTGTCCTTTCCTAGAGCTAAAATGGGGAGGCCAGGGCAACAGGTACGAAAACGAGCTGATCCGTGTAAACGACATGCACGAGAAAGTTAATTTTGCGTGGGACGTGCTCATAGATGACCGTATAGATGCGTTTCCTCCTCGGGAAGACTCTCACACTGGAAGTACAATCCTGATGGACACCCCTTATGATCAGGCCTGTACAGATTGGACGCGTGTTGACACTGTTGTCAACGGTTGGGGTGATAAAATGAAAGATCACCTTGAATGGGTTTTAGCCTGATACTTTCCTACAAAGCAGAGGTACACAGCATGTGCAAATGCAAATCTTACAATACGAAAGTGAAGGGTGCTAAGCACCCTAATGTTATTCTGGAAGTTCCTAAACATCTTCGTACAAAACGAGTAGATGATGGGACTGAACAGCGTACTATTGCTGTTGATAAATGCATGGCTAAACGCCTGGTTAGTCTGTGGGCAGCAGGTTTGCAAACTATGAACTGTTGCTGTGGTCACAACAAGTTTATGCCTACGATAATTATCCCAGATGATGCTTGTCTGGAAGATTATTTTAAAATTCTTGATCGTTATGAGCAAACTTGTGTTGCACAGTGGCGTAAGTTCAAAGGTGAGTTTAGTTTGTTCTACTATATTAAGGTAGATTCAGCTATATTTTGTATCTCTGATTGTTACCGCATCAATCATTTCACCTCTATAGAGTTTTTGAAAGATCTTGAAAACGAATTGAAAATTGTGTTAGACTACCTGTATAAACACGAAGAAGAGTACAGGGATCGCTAAAAAGGGTTGACACCGGAAAATTATGGTGTATAATGCAAGCACATAACCAACAGAGAGTGACTAAGGAACAGAGAATGAGTATTCAAGAACATGCAGCACATATGTGTCATATGATCACAACGCATTACCCTCAACAAATGGCATCGGACTTGCGTCTGATCGAAATCCATTCTCGCTTTGCACAGATTGTGGAAGAACCTGTCTACTATTCTGGCGTATACGGTGAACGTGCATTCGATGCTGCTTGTAACGATTTTGTAGACTGGGAAGATGCACTTTGCTACCAAAGTTAAAATGGTCTATAGGGGTTCATAAAAAATGATTTACCCAGTACCTAAACTAATCCCTGTGAATGACAATGATTCTCGCTTTCAGGTAATGATTGCAGGTATCCTTGTCACTGGCAAAATCGATAGCTACGTGTTCAACGGTGAACGTTTTAAAGAACACTCTATCGAATGGAACGGTTATGACTATAACGTCTACTTCAATGAAAACGGGGAGATGTACTTCGACGAAGCAGAAATGCTGTTAGGTATTGCAGGTGTCATCAAACCTAAAGATGTAGAATTCGCTGAGGGAGAATGCGATGATTGCGGCGACTATTGCGTCTGCGATATCCACTTACCTTCAGGGGAAACTATCTATTTTGAAACACATTTCGGTAATACGAACTTCCCTAACGATTGGGAAGAATTCTTCGAGATTGTGGAAAGAGAAAGAGAAGTGTTAAGAAGCCGTCGCTAACTTAGTGCAGTAATTTTCATTTATTGCTATTGACAACTGTGCGGGAGAGTGTTATACTTTCCCTAAGAAGAAGGAGAGAGAGCTATGACAACTGTAAACCTTATGGCTATCAAATGTCACCACACACTGTATGGGCGTGTCTTCGAAACTGTACTTGGTAACCTGTATATTCAAAACGGGTCTTGCTACAGCCAACTTAACATACCACACATCGAAGCCCACAGTATAGCAGAGCCAGATTTAGGTTGCTGGTTTATTCCTGTAGAGTGCAATTTGTGAGGTGTCTCTTATGGCTACTGCAATGTGTGTATCAACACAGCATGACAAATGGGAACTCTTTGAAGAGTACGAGGTCATTGGTGAGCCAAATGAGTTCACTACACTAGTAAAGGCCCGTGATGGTGAAACATGGTGGTTCCATGAGAGCTGTGATTACCCTGGTTACCACTTCGCACGTACTTCGACTGGCAAATATATTTACCTGTTGTTGGAGGGCTGATATGGAAAACCGTACACATCCGCTCTATCTTCGAGAACGTAATAGTATTGCTATGGTACTATGTGATATCTTCGGTGTTTCAGATCCGTATGATACTCACAATATGTGGGAAACAGCACGACTTCTGTTCCCAACACCAGTGATTGTAGCTATCTCAAAGAACGGGCTGGTAAAAAGAGCATGGGATAAGTTTGGACAGTCTTATGTCTGGGCTGACCAGTTGGGTTGCTGGTTCGAAGAAAGAAACCCTGTCAGCCTGAACAATGAACGTATGCGGGGCATTGATATCATCACTGGTAAGAACATTCGCCTGAAGGGTGAGATTGTTTTCTGGCTTCCGCAGTAACCTAGTGGAATAAGGAGTGTACTATGTTCGAGCTTAAATCTTGCACAATCGTAGCACCAGGGGATCGTATCCGTATCCCAGGCCGTCACGAAATCCTACAGGTTAAAAGCATCGAGTCTGTAGGTAACCGTGTTCTTCTGTTCACTTTTGAAAACGGATATCAGTTGTACATGAGAATGAAAAGTAAAGTGTACATTGACAGGAGTGCTAAAGAATGAATGAAGTATGGGAAATCTGTGTAGACGTGGCAGGAATCACGCTTATAGGTGCTCTGGTTATTGCTCTGGCGCTGGTAGGATATAAGATGACACTTCTGCCTTTCCTGGAAGCATTCAGTCTGTGTCATTGCTGGCGTAAAGCATATGGCCCACAACCTGTAAGAGATTGGTTCACTCTGTATCGTATTGCACTATCTTACACGTTTGATCATTCACGCTTAAGCTGCATTGAAAACTACCATGCTGATGGTTGGTGGTGGGCAGGATTATTCAGATGGGAGGTGACAAAGGTAACTCCAAAACGAATGATTAAAAAAGATTGATATTTTAGAATCCTAAAACTTCCAGGAGACGGTAATCATACCCTCCTGGATTTTTATATGATATTTGTAAGTCCTTGATATTTGTAGAAAATTAGAAACTTAGGAAATTAGGAGCGTACGAAAATGGATTTTTTAAAAGCATAAGCAATCCTTTAGCAAATTAGCCAAATAGATTTTAGCCTATTACTATTATGTATGCATGTATTTGCATATGCATTGCACATATATCCCCACATCTTTTCTAACATTTCCACACGGTTCTCGACTGACCTGCCAATCTCCCCCACAACTTCCCCCAGCAATTTCCTTAAGTACTCGATCTGTTTTTCAAAATCGAAATCAGATTCTGAAAATCTCGACAGTCTTTCTCCTCGGTTCTCGATAGGTTTTTTATTTTCGATTTCGGATTCTGGATCTCAATTGGGTTCTCGCCAGGCCTGCGCAAGCTGGGATCAGTTTAAGAGCTACGAGCAGCGCGGTGAGCTGTTT